CCAACAAAACAAGTAGTACAGTCAACAATGTTGTTGATAGCTCTGCAATACCCTGATGATCCACCATCTACACCAGTACCACAGTTGATAATAGTATTGTTGTATAAGTAGTAATAGTCGTTTCCACGAATGGCATATTGAGGTATGTCATAAAAAAGATTATTGACCAAATAAATTTGTACAGCAGAATTATCACAACCAATTCCAGTATTTACTGTTCCACCAGCATTCTCTCTACAGAGGATACATTTTTCGACCCGCAGATAACGGCTTGTGTAATATGTATGTATCAACAACTGAGACCCTGTCGATCTCGTTCCTTTCATCTGTAAGCCAATAAGTCTCACATACTCTTCTTGTATGTCAAAAATAGTTCCTTCGGAGAGCACAAGCCTGTACTTTGTGTCATCCCATTTCCCTGGATGCCTGTACCCCTGGTCTGGATCAGTCCAAATCTTAATGTAGTGATCCGAGTCTACAGAAGTCCACCCATCAATAGTTACTGAATCAGTATCAGCATCCCCTGTCGAGCACCTACAATCCGCAACTGCAATCAAATCTGCTCCTACAAGATCGCCGTCTCCAGACATAGAGGGATAATTCACTTGGGTACAACTCCCGAAGTCTGCTTCCCAAGACGCCAAGGAAGTGTAATCAGCGTCATTGTTGTTGGGGTCGACTGTTTTTACAACTTCAGTTGCCATTTTACTTAGCTAGCTCCGCTAATGTTACTGATACTTTTTGAGGTTTGTCTGTTACGCTAAGTTTGTCACTGGTTACTTCAGCAACTACCTCGTTCCGCAGGATGTCCTCGATATCTTCAATGTTGACCCTATGCCTGCGCCTAACCACAACGTGTTTGATAGGTTCTGTTCTTGTTACGATTTGGTAACTGGGAGATAGGCCGTAATCTTGCAATCTCTTCAGAACAGCGTTGGCTAGGGCCTGGCAAGCCTTGGATGCTGTATCTGCATCAGGACCTTCTGCCATCACTCCTAGTTCAGGAGACTCAGCGATGTACCGATTTCCCAGCACAATTTCATCTTCTTTTGTCAAAAACTCTAGTTCATCGACTTCTTTGTCAGGCACACGCAAAATGTAGAACTTGTTCTTGTTCAACTCCTCCTTGCCCCACTTCCATCCGTCTGGCTTACGAACAACAACATCGCCCTTTTTGTAGCAACCTCGAAGGTCTTTGACTGGGTCGGGATTTGTTGTATCACTGGATTTAATGAGCAATTCTGCCATTCTCCACCTCCCTATTCCTCATAAGGTGCCCACTGTACTTTATGCCTTCCTCCTATCCACGACAGCCTTCCCTAAGGCCCTGCAAGTCAGGTCTTACTTTAACATATAAACATATCTTCCATGTTCTCTTTTCCACATTTGAAACCGATCAATTGGGCGGGTATCCACATGAAAACCGACAGGTAAAGGCTTACCGTTCCAATGCCAATCAAAATAAAAACCTATTCCTCCAAAAGCGAACAACGAAACATAATATGCCTGCTCTCTAGGAGAAGCATCAGTAATAAAATGGAAATCCACTGCTTTACATCCCATATCTTTTCGATGATAACTATGAGGAGCATGGCCCCAGCTACCATCTACGTCTACCGCACCACCAACCTTGCTATGGATCACTACAGGCCAATTAGTATGAAGCCTTAAAGCTACTAATTGGTGAATTAAATGAGGGTCTATTAAATCTCCAGACCCAGGATAATGCGGATCATCAAATTCTTCTCTTATAAAAACTTTATTAGGGATAACATTCCAATTAACCATTGGCCGCCTCCGCCTAAACCTCATTCTTATTAAAGGGAAGAAGATGTTTCTCCTTCCCTTTACAATTTTTGGTTATTTCTTTTTTCTATGCCTAGCTGCTGTCTGTCTGCCTTTTTTCAAAGGACCTTTAAACGCAAATACAGCAGCTTTTTTGGCTTCAGGGCCATACTTCCCAGCCAAAGCAGCTCTGACTTTAGACTGTGGAATTTTTTCTCCCTGGGGTACTCCCAACAAACGATGCAGTTTGCCTTTAGTAAAAGTTAAAGGTTTTTTGCCTGGGGCCTTGATTGTAACCTTCTCTCCAACTTTAGGAGTTCTTCCAGGTCTTTTACGAGCCAAACTAGAACTACGCCTACTTGTTTTTCTTCTTGCCATTTCCTTTTCTCCTTCTTCTTTTAGATTTAGGAGGCTTTCCTGTTTTTAAAGAAAGCCCAGTAGCAGCTTGACAAATTCTGGCTGCACTAGCCTTGCTCATTCTTTTCTTACGAAGTTTAGTATAACATCTTTCTACCTTTGTCCCCTTAGGCATCTATTTTCTCCTTAAGCAAATGCTCTTCCACTCTTCCCATAAACTTCATTACAGCCTTAAGTTCCCTAGTGTGTTCCGCATGATTATTGAGCATTTCTGCTCGTAAATCAGAAACAATGTTTTTTATTTCATTTATTTGAAGTGCTAAAAACGACTCCCATCTGTTTCTTTGCTCCATACATTCTGACCTCGACATATAAACAGTTGTACCATTAGATTTATAAAGACTCCCTTTTATTTCTCTTATAGTCTTATCGTGTTCTTCTAAACTTTGCCGAACTTTACCCCAAAAATAGGACAATCCTGCTAAACTTCCTAATAAACTAAAAACAGGTCCTGCCCACACAGCTACTTCCATATAAAAACCTCAAAAGTGAAAACGTTTTCACTCGTCTTATTTAAAGTTTTTGGTGTTATGTACAGCAGCTTCCAACTTGGTTTCCAAATACTTTTCAACATCATTAGTCACCAACGTCAAAGCTTTTATAACTTGCGGACCTAATGTTTCTTTTATCCTAGACAAGGCTTTTACCTTAATCAACTGTCGCTCCTGGTCATCCAGCTTACCATCCGAAAGCATAGGCCTAACAGTCTGTTCCATGTGTTGAACCACATCATAAACTGCACTTTCTGCTATATCTATAGCTTTCTCTGCTTTCTCTGACTGAATTCTGTTCTTTAACCACGTTACCGCCAAAGTTAAAAACAAACTAACTACAGTTACAATAAAAGTAATGAAATAAGGAGCCAATTCTGCTACAAGCTGTCTACCAAAATTTTCCATAGCACACCTCCATTTAATTAGATTTTGACTTTAGTGTTCTCTTCTTTTATTTCCATCATATCATTTAAGGTTCTTAAATAAGCACTTCCAATCCCTCTTAAAAAATGAAGACGGTTGTTTTCCTCACAAGCCAACATCTTTATAAATGTGTTTTCCAGCTCCCTTCTAAAATATTCATTCAAAGCTTTAAACAAATTTGGATTAGATGCTCTTAATCTTTTAAATACCTCTTTCATAATGCAGCTCTCCCGTTCTCGTTCACATAGTTAGACGTATTCATTCCCAACTGAACAGCTTTGTTCTGCGGACTATTTAAAGGACTTTGTTGTTGTGCAAACTGTCTTTGAGTTTCCTCAATAAGAGGCCGAAGCATCTGCGGCAAATCAGCTTCATAACCAAATATTCTATCAGGATCAAAACCAGTAGCTTTTGCAGCAGAAGTAAGAAGATAACGTCGTCCTTCAGGAGGCACCATCGCTTGGTCGAGAGGATTACTAACCACTCGAAGAAATTCCAAAGCTCTAGTTGCTTCCATTTCTCTTTCAGACAAAGAGACCGCACCTTTTGTTCTAATTTTAAGATCAGGAATATCAGTCACATTAGCCTCTTTGATCAACGCATAATATTGGCGTTTAACAATCGGTTCAATTATTCCCTTATCTATATTTCTTAAGACTGCCTTAATACCACGAGTAGCATTACTTGTAAGCATTGACAGTCCTGTTGCAGTATTATGTGTTGGAATAAGATTAGCACACAAAAACAAATGATCAGGACTGGAAACTTTTATACAAGTAGTAGTGCCTTCGCTCAGCAATTGTATTCCTCTAATATAAACAAACCGTGTAGAGCGTTTCCCATTCTTTACTGCTTTCTTCTTCCGAGGCAAAGTGAAAACGTTTTCACTCAGAGAAAAATAGAACCTATAATTCTTCTTTCTATGAATTGGACGGCCTTTAACTTCTTCGTCTTTTTCGGGGTATTCAATTATATCGCCTGCCCAACCACCAAGAGAAATAACGAGAAATTTTACCTGTTCTATTAGTTTTCTAGATGAAGAAGACAAGAACACTCTTCCTTCGTTAACATAACCTTCCGTATCCATCAATCCACGCAACAAAGCCAATCGAGCATCTACGGTATTAAACAGATAATCTTCTGGAATGAATTTATCAGTTACGGTTGTGCCTCCCAGACCATAGAACTTTAACCACTTCCTTACACCTTTAACTGTATAAGAAACAGCAGTCTTAGCGGAGTTATAACTGGGCTTCCCTACGTTATAGGCCAACTGACTAACTATATGCTCGCTGTCTTCTGTATTTAGATGAATCCTGCCTCGATTGTCTCCGTCTCCCAAGATTACGCCCAAAGTATAAGGGTCTATCTTTACTTCACGCTCAGGAAACTGTACTGGTTTTATCTTAGGCACAGCCCACTTCGGTCTTAAGCCCTTACTCTTACGATTACTATCATGTCTAAATATTCCTTCATTCAATAATTCAGTCAAAGTCAGAGTCTGCCAGCTATTCTTTCTAGAAGGTTTACTGGAGACAGTCCACAAATGTTCTGCATCGCAATCAACTGTAAACCCATTGCTAAAATGCACACGATAGATTAAACGCTCTCCTTTCTGTGGATAAACACCTAACACTTCATAAAACTTGCCATCGGTACCCGCTACCTTATCTCCTACTTTGATAGAGGAAATAGGTTTAGCCCCAGTCTCAGTTAAGACCAATTCGTAATCTGCCAAAGCTCGACCTGCTCCACCAACTGTAATATCACCATGAGCATAGCTTGGTATACCGCACGTCTCGTCTGCCATCTTTAAATAAAAAGCCATAGTGTTAGCTATACGATCAGCAACTAATTGAGGTTGAAAAAACCTATAAGCAGGAGCAGAATTAAGAGCAGAATCATGGGCGTCATACATGTGCCAGGGAATGACCATCTTAGGCTGGCTAGGGTCAACCCTGTCAATGTTGCGTTCTATCATAGGTCCAGAAGACAATATAGAATTAACTACTATAGCTCTAGCAAAAGCATTAACAGAGTCTTGGATAGGAGCTAGTACTTCTGGAAGAGCTTGACCCCAAAAAGAATCAGGAATGTCTATAAAAGAAGCTTTAGCGTAGGGTTTTAGACCTAACGGATTTTCGTTTAATACGGCTTTGACTACATAGTTTTCTACTACCCAAACAGTAGCTTCGTAGTACTCGTTATCACTAGGAACGCTAACACCAAATTCTCTTAACATGGAACCTTTAACAGGTCCCCAAAATTCCAACATATCGATATACTCATAATCAGATGAAGAAGCAAAATCTTTACTTTCCAACTCATCTCGTTCTAAACCATAATTAGAATGATGGAATCTGTACCCATTTTCGTATCTATCTAAAACATCAATCAAAACTTCTGCATTGTAACCAGGCATACCTATTAATTTATAAAGGTCTTCAGGAAGAAGAGGAATAATTTCTATAAAATAATTCTCAAAGCCACTGGCATAAGGAGCAGGATAGGCGTTGAAAGGAGAAACTCTATTAAAAGTATAAATAACCTTGTTCTTAGGCTCCAAACCGTACTTGGTCCTTACATATCCTTTTTCTTTTCTCAGAATTCCGCCTTTAATTATAGCTGTAGGAAAAATCGCAATGTCCACACACATTGCGGATAAAGCCTCTGGCAGTCCTCCTTCAATAAAAACATCGTCTAGCTTTTTCTTAAATCCTTCCGCCAGTTTTTTAGACCATTTATCTACTTCTATTTTAATTTCTTTCTCTGCCAAACTTTTGGCATCCAAAGCCATAGACTGAAGCTCTGTAAAAGGAAGTAAATCCATCATAGGAAGGATTGTCTCGTAAATCCTACGTGCTAAAAGATTTTGAACTTCTATAGGCAATTCTGGGATGGGAGTAGGAGTTATATCATAAGGAAGGTCAGGAGTCTGAAAAAGAACATCCACCAACCATGCAGTTAAAGCTCTTACTTTTATCGAAGTCAAAGGAATATAAATTGGAGGCGCATCAATAGCTTCTATTTCTCTTAATTTCTCTGGAGAGTATTTACTTTGAAATCTTCGCAAACAATCTATTAATCTTTTTTCTACCTTAACTTTAGCCCTTTTTGCTTCTTCAAACTTACTTAAAACATAATGAGCTAAATTAGACAGAACAAACTCATCTTGAGGTTTAAGCTCCACCATTTCGGTAATAGTGTCCTTAGGCAGAGCTTTTGTAGGATTTTGGTTAACAGGAACAAACGAAACCATAGCACAGCTCCTTAATAATAACCTACACTTACTAACTTAGTCCTTGAAGTATCTCGAACAGGTAAATCTGACAAAGTATTTACGCTATTAGGTATATGCCCTAAAGCTGCATATTGAAGAGCATCCACCACGTGGGAGTATTTGTCTTTAACAGGGACGCTGGTATACCGCTCCCCACCTATGCTTATTTTCTTTAATCTATACTTAGATTTCAAGGCTTTTCTTAAAACAGTACAAGTAGGCGATAACAAAAAAGCAGGCTTAAGCTCGTCCCCAGAAGTAGGGTCTATTTTAGACAAATACTGATTTACCGCATTAAGTCTTAGTTGAAGAGAATTAGAATAAGCAGGATAAGCCCTAATCCCAAACTGATTTAAAATCTGAAAACAGGTCCTTCCATCGTTCTGAGACCTGGTATTTCCAGCAGGATCACCTATTATAATATAATGCTTAAACTTATATTTCTCAGAAGACAAAAAAGGTATCAAAAACATTCGAGTGAATTCCCCAACATCAATTGGTTCAAAAGACACTACCTCGTCTAAAACCAATAACCGCCCTGGCGGTTGTTGTGTAATAGCAGCAGCAGGAGTTAACCCAAAATCCATACCTATTATTAAATAATTCAATCCTGGAACAGGAGCTAAAGGTTCTTTGGCACAATGTATCTTATCGTTGTACATTGTAAATACAGGCATTCCTTCTCGCAAAGAACCATATTTGCCATGAATATAAACATCAATCCACTCAGAGTCTTTTCCTTCCATTAAGTCTTCATAATAGTTGGAAGGCAAATTATTCAAATTTTCTGCATTAGGAGACAAACCAGAGGGTTGGTGAAATATTTCTGCTTTCTTTGGGCGGTCTTCCTCGAAATATTTGTAAAACCAATGATCCGTATCTGGAGGGTTTGTATCTAAAAGAATGCCTGTCCAAGTAGGCCCATAAATGACGTTTCCTTTACTATCCCTAACAGTAGGAGGATACCTAAGGCGAGATTCTAAATTATCAAATATTTCTTTTGGAATTTCTCTTGCTTCATTTATCCAGCCTGCTGTTACCTCCAAGGATAGAAGATTGGCCACGTGTTCGGGTCTATCCAAAGCTCGAAGTAACCATTCAGAATGAACAATTGTACCATCCTGTTGACGAACGTGGATAATATACTTATGTTCTGATTCTTTCCATTCTGCAAAAGACAACCATTCATCTATAGTTTTCTTAGTAGTGTCCTTCAGTTGGCGGTAGGTGTTTCTTATTATAACAAACCGAGTATAACGGACTCCTTCTGGGTCAGGTTGTTGTTCAGTCGCTATTTTTAGTAAAGTAATAACACAGCCACTTGACTTACCAGAACCATAAGGCCCTACAATTGCCCTAATTTTCTTATTAGAAAGATAAAACTTTCTAATAGTAGGAACATCATCAAAGTTGTAAACTCTATGCAGCGCCATTTTCCAAATAAGCCAGTTCGTTTGCCCTTCGTTGATACAATTCGGGGTCCGTTACTCCGTTTATCTTAGACCAGGACATAAAAGCCTTTTTCACGGCTTCAAAATCTCCAGATTCTAAAGCCTTTCTCAGTTTGGATTTCTTAAAGGTAATTATCCCAATTTGATGAATAAGAGAAATTAAGCCTGGATTAACAGGAAGGCCTTCTTGTTTGAGAAGCTCAGAAATAAACTGAATATCTTCTTTAAGCAAAAGAAAAGCCTTTCTTTCAGAAAGGCACAAAGGATGGTCATACCCTATCCTCAAAAATCCGAACTTATTTCGGCTCGGAAATTTTCGATAAGTTTCAAATTTTCTTATTAAAGAGATAGACTGCTCTATCATAATCCAGGCACCGCCTTTATGCCTGGATTATAACAAATATATACAAAAAGTCTACTCTTCTTTGATATATTCAACAGTAACAAATCTGTTTTTGCAATCACGACATACCTTAATTCGTTTAAAACCATAACTATGAGCTTTGGAATATATCGTTCTAGCTTTTGTGCTTCCGCACTTAGGACAAGGAGGTCCTGCTATATATTTAGAAAGCATAGCACCTTTTGCAGGCAAATTATAACTCTTCAAACACCTTTGAAAAGTAGGTCTACTAATCCCTAACATATCGCTTATTTCTTGGTCACCCAAATTTTGATTATAATATAACTCAATAATAAGCTGCTTAGGGTCCTTAAACCCTCGTGATTTGGCTAGCTCTTCCCAATCCACAGTTTTTCTCATAATTCCCTCCTAAAAGTGAAAACGTTTTCACTCCAAAATTACGGATAATATACTTCATCAAGATCATCTTCAAACATATTTTTGTTTTCTTTCGCTCTCAGTGCCAAAATTATAAGACTATAAACAGCGTTATCTAGAAGAGTTTCATCAAGGCTTTCATCAACATAAGTTTTTTCGTCCTTTCTTTTCACAATAGACTTAATACGTCCCCATTTATCAGTTAGTCTTACTAAAGCTCCTTTCCAAGCTGGGACCCCTGTAATTTCTTCAGAAAATTTGAAATTACCGAGAGGGTTTCCGTCACCATAGTCAAGGTTTTTCAAAGCATGAAGGAGGGCTATTTTCCCTAAATTTTTGTAAACCAACAAGTGCCCTGGAAGGTCAGGCGAAACATCCACGTCATAAGTTTTTTCTTCCAAATCTATTTTAATCTCAATCTTACATTTCATACCTATCAACCTCTCTTTCTACTAATTTTACATTTTTAATATATGTACCGTCATCAGTTTCAATCTCAACCTCAAACATAGGTGGTCTGTACCCTAAAGGAGTTTTGTCTAACAAAGGACTCACAAAATAAACGAATACTTTCTCAACAGCTAAATTAGTACTAACTTGAATTGGAACTATGTTTAACTTATGAAACACCTCTCCTACTATATGTGAGTTTTCCATATAAAAATTAAAATCTATATAGAGAACTCCTCTCCTTTCACGTAACCCAGGTAAAACCTGTAACCGAGACTCCAACGGACCTGTTGATAGAACTTTCATAAATTACTCACCTCCTTTTGTTCACCGCAGCCATACAGTGCCTTACCTTTGCCAAAATATGCGATACTGTTCCAAGGCTTTGCGATACCTTACCTGTGCCTGAAGATACAGTACTATTCCCAAACTTTACTTCGCACGCTACATTGCCAGAACGTTACTGAGCAATACCTCAACTAAACTCGACTATACCTTGACTAAAATTTACTTTGCCTTGCCTCAACTGAACTTCACTGAACCGAAACTTCGGTCTACTGAACCACACCCACACCTAACATAACGCCACTATCACGTTATCTCTACTATTTCAAATCTTCCATAACCTCCTGAACCTCGCCATTGACCAAGACCAACATACTGGCCATAGTCAAGCATTTGTTCTATCGCAACTTGGTCAATCCCTGCCTTATTCTTCAGAATCCGAACCATAAAATTTATTTCAGTACCTTCTTTTATATAATCACTTCTGCAAACACTAACTCTTGGGCCTTTAGGCGTTAAAGTCCGCAAAGGTCTTTCAAGACACCCATCAGGTTCGTATTTGCCGAAATAAATCCGTCGAGGGTCGATAAAAACAACTAAGTCAATCCATTTTTTATATGCTGAAATCTTATCTAATGCTCCTGCACTCATACACACTTCACAAGCGGCTTTAAGAAAGCCTTTAATCATGTAATTATAGATAAATAATCCTTTCTCGTCCTTATGGAATCCAGTCCAGCCTTTCTCTTCTACTGACACCACAGTCTCAGTCTCTTCTTCTCCTCCTTCAGGGTCAGGAGCCTTGCTTGCTATAAACCTTTTATATACTTCTTGGTCTTTAGGAACCGTGCCTAGTAAAGGCTCCAACAACCTAATTTTTACATTAAATCTTTCCTCTAACTCTACCAATTTTTTCATAAAAACCTCCTCTCACTTTTCATTTCTTTCCATCTTTCTTATTTTATCCATCTCCTTACCTAATCTACGTCCAATTTCCATCCACACAGCGTGGATAGAAGCTACTTGGTCACTAGCTTTCCACTTTTCTGATTGAGCCACTCCCAATATATCTTTTACAATATATTCAAGAAAATCAATCTTGAAGTCGCTCATAAAACCTCCCGATATACCCAGAAATACTCAAACACTTATTCAACTCATCTACAGGAAATTTACCTCTTATAAGCTTGATACTCTCCAATTCATCCTGCCAAAACTTTACTTCCTCTTCAAAAGTAGAAAATTTAATAAATTGATTAGCCACTAACCGAAACCTACGAAGGATTTCACGATACCATTTCTCTACCAACTCAGGATCACCATGTTTATACAAAACAGCTTCATTGGGATGGTAAGAAAAAGCTACAGCTACTTCTTTGCCTCTCCATGTCTCTACCCCATCTTCACAAAGAACATAATAAGGTTTCTCGTATTTATATAGATACATATTTCCCTCCTAATTAGTCAAAGGTTTCTTCTCTAACAGTGTCTCTGCTATTTTTGCAGCAAGGACAGCTCCTCCAAACAAATCCACAGGCTCCACCTGTTTAGACAAAATTAACTTAACTAAATAGCTGACTATCGAATAAAAAGAAGGATCAGCAATACACCTATTTTCCACTTTTTCTAAATCAATATGAAATATTTCCATCTTTATTCTCCTTCAAATAAGCTTCTATTTTTGGTTTCAGGGCAGAAAAATAACCTTTACATAAATGTCCTTCTGGATAATGATCGTCACACATCCTCAAAACTTCATTAGCGTTATCAGGGCGTCTCAAATAAAAGCACTCAAATATTTCTACTAGATAACGAGGGAGGTATTTGATTACTCTTTTATAATAATCAGAAGACAAAGTACCGCCAGGCGTTCTAGATACATTAACAGCCCACTCAATAGGATGATCCAAACCGCATTCCAATCCAAGCGTAACTGTGAAATGAAAAAATTTATAATAATCATTCATCGCTCAAAAACCTCACTACAGTTTCAAACTTTTCCAATAAATCTTGTTTAGTAACCTCGAAAGTAGGGAGGTCTATTCTTACGTGCCTTCTCAAACTTTCATGGTTACAAGTAGGACACACAGCATATTCTCCTATTATCAAGCTATGTCCATATTCTTCTTTTTCTACGAAGACTTTGAACTGCACTTCCATGTTTCTACCTCCATTTCTAATTCAATCCCATTGGTTTCGAAGGCAACGGCATACCTATTATATATAGCACATGATTTACACGCCCCAATCGGTATCAAACCTTTGTCCCTCCTCTTTGGACAGCGCACATAGATTCTTTCGCCTTCAAATATCCTTCTTTCCTGCTTATACATCTGTTATAGCTTAAATGGACAATTTTCGTATGTGCATTCCTGAGTACCACTGAGCTTACCGCAATACCATTTTTTGCTATAATACTGGGGTCTTAAAATGCGGTACCTAAAATCACACTCATTCGAGTCTTTCTTTAGAAGAACAGCCACCCTCCAAACTTTAGGCGACTCATCTTCTCCAACCCTCTCATAAGTTTTCATAAAAATATCAGGTTTACAAGGATAAGGTTCATTATTAACACCAAAGATGATATAGTCTCCTTTAGCTGCTCGCATAGTACCTTCCAAAGTCGAAATTAATAAGTCTCCATTGCTAGCTTTGGCAAACCGACGATCGCTTGCTTTCAATGCTTCCAAAAGCTCAGGCGTAAACTCCCCTGCCCATTTCTCTGCTTTTACTATTACTGGCTTCTTTTTGTATTTTTTCATCTTTACCTCCTTAAAACTATATAAAGTTACATTCATTTTCGTCTCAAATTTACATAAGCAGGCTCCAGACCAAGCAGGTGAATAATTTCAAGCGCAGTTCCTTCAATCACGCCATCTAAACCGTACGTATAAGCATAGTAGTCTGCTTGAACTTCCCTAGCTTGTTTCAATGACATTGCCATCTGAATTGCTGTTTCTATCCTTTCCTTAAGCCAGGCTTCTTGATCTGGAGTAACCTTTACCTTTTCTAACTCTTTCGTTGCATCCATTGGCACACTCCCTTCATAATTAATTACCTAAGAATATTTCTATATTCATCCCACATCCTTTTACCGAACTCTATTTCATCCTTTATTAGACTATCAATGACTCGTCTAAGTAACCGATTTTCGCATTTCAAACATAAATCTACATTCATAAAAACATCGTCTGCGCTTCCTGCGGCATCCGTCTCTCGATCAATCGTCCAAGAACACCTTTTCACACTTTGCTTACTACCACAAAGGTCGCATACCAAAATCGTTGCCATAACACTCCCTCCTTTCAATACATTTCACATCTACTTTTTGGACAGTAATATAACACAACCTTATATTACTGTCAAGAAAAAATTTGACTAAAACTTTTTTATTTCAAAGTGAAAATATTTTCACTTTTGTGGATAACCACACTCTCAAAAACTAAAAACATCTTCAACAGTGAAAATATTTTCACTTAATAAATTCCTGGAACAACCTCACCTTCTAATTTATTTTTTATGAGTGAAAACGTTTTCACTCGCAACCTAAAATATTCTCACTTTATTTTTTCTGGAAACACTCCCACTGAGCGAGTGAAAACGTTTTCATTTTTATTTTGTGCGTGAAAATATTTTCACTTTCATTTTTTACATTTTGTATGTGAAAACATTTTCACTTTTACTTTTTACATTTCGTATGGGAGGGTTGATAAAAATCGCCCACGCCCTTAAAAAAACACTCCCTAGGTGTCCGATACCCTAGGGAGTCAAGGCAGGCTATAGAAGGCTGTTTGATTTTTTGGTCTGTTTCTTTTTCCGCTTGTATTCTAGCATGTTACCCGAAAAGGTAACATTCCCATCATTGCTAAATACCTGCACCCAGAGGTAATGAATTGATTTTTCCTTTTCTATCCCTTCTAGTTCTATCTTCTTTTTTCCGTATATTAACGTTTTGTTTTCTAAATCCACTACAAGCTTACCTTCGTCCAATTCGCTTTTCCTATCTCCGTTCTTAACCAGAGTCCTTACACCTTTAATCACCAATTCCATACCTAGCTCCTTCCTTTACTATTCATCGGCCCTCGCAAGGCAAGGTTATTGCCGATGTTTTGGTTGTACTTTAACACAGGCGAAAAACTATTGCAAACCTACGGGAGAACCTAGGCCTTTGAGCTACTAGGCCCTCCCTAGTGACATGGAGTTACCGCTTTAGCAGACCTTGGTTGCAAACCTACACTAGCCTTCCTCTATTCTAGCTAACAGTTTCTTGGGCCTGGGGTAATTGCTCCCCCCAGTTTCCCATACTGAAAAAATTATCTGCTTTGTAGTGTCGTTGTATTGGGCCTCCACAAGGACGCCCTTATCCCATGTATTTAGTTGAACCGTCCCCCACTTGTTCGCTAGTCGGCTAGTCCTCTTTGCCCTATCAGTTTCAACTATTCCCTGAAATCGTGCCATATCTAATTCCTCCCAGTCTAGTGAAAACGTTTTCATTTTACCCTTACTACAGGTAAATTCAAATAAGCCACGTTGTTTTTAATCCCATAAATTCTTTCGCTTTCGGGATCGTAGAATATCAGTGGGTAGTCCCAAGGATTGACTCCCAACGCCCTTATATCTTGACTATTGTACACCAGAACATAGTGTTTTGGTATATCGCTGACATACCGTGGGAATTCGCTTGTTAACGCAAATAGGAATGCGTCCTCCAAATAATCTCTTAACATATGCTTCCTGGCTAAATATTGGCTCCTGCGTCCACGGAATTGAAGCTTAAACTCCAACGGGTTAGCTTTTGGTACTATCAAGACAAAATCGGCCCACCCCTCGTAAAACCCGTTTTCGTCCATACAGTGATACCCGTTGTAGCACCTAAAAGATTTACGGGTTTCCTCAATGTACCAGTCTAGGTCAATGCCGCTGCCATGCGGCAAGGACTGGTATAACCTGCTTTTTGTAGGTCTGTCGTCCATGTTTACATCCCCCTTTCGTGGTTTTTTGCCTGCATTTTATCAGGCCATTTTTGCGCTTGCAAACCTACGCTAGCCTGATAAAGGGTAATAAAAAAGGGGAGGCCAAGCCTCCCCTATCTTGGAATTAGCGTTTAACGGGTATTTCAAGTAATTTTACTATATACCCGCAGATAGGACATTTATACCCGTCCCTGTAAATATGGAGATACCCTTTTCTACAACTAGGACATATTATTAACATTGATAACCTCCTTTACTTTCCTTACTTCGGGTTTATCTTTACTTTGTACAAAGACAAGATAGTCACCAAAAAAGATCGCCCACTTGTCCGTGGTGTTCAGGCCAGGACCTGCTTTCACAAGGTCTTTGTCTTTGACTTTTTCTTTCTCTTTTGGTGGTTCTTCTTCGCCATACTCAGCGTATTGGTCAGGTAGATTGAGAATAAACTTGCCGTCTACATATAGACCGTCCCCGATAATCTCAGCAGGGTAATATCGAGCTTCCGTATTCGCTAAACTGGGAAGCTCGGCCTGCAGGCCCTCAGTAGCCTCCAAAAAGCGTTCATTCTCCTCCTCATTCATTTCTAGGTTGAAAGCATAACCATAGCTTCTATTCATGGGAGAGCTAAGATCGTCCTTGTCAGTTTTGACTTGTACGTGCAGAAAGTACTCGTCTGTCTGTCTTACTTGTGCTTTTACCATTTTTCTCCTCCTTTACGTTTACGTTAAGAGTTAATGTGTCCCCGCAAAGCGGGCATTTGTATGTCAAGTTTTTTACTCTGAACATCAATAAATTGCATCTAATACATCTCGTTTATATCACCTCCCCATATGTATGTATTACGCCCAGCCTTCGCTCTCACCTCCTTTCCTGTCATACGTTCAACATAGGAAATTTGAACGTATGTTTCTACCGCACAAGGACAATATCTTTTGCGGATGAAAGTTACAGGGTCATCCGCAAGGTCAAATAACCCTGCAAAAACACTCAACATCGTCCCTGTGCGGCCATGCCCGCCGAAACAACAGCAGGCAATTTTAAATTTTTCTTGCTTAATTTTTTTGAGGCCATCTACTAGCCCTTGCCAAAAGTCTACCCCTAAGGCAGGAACGCTGCCGTCCGTCCAATCTATCTCAATAATAGCTGTATCAGTTAAACTAGCCTTTAAAGCACTAGGAAAAAGATTCTTTGCCAATTCATTTGCTTCCACAATGTTAGCAATAGACCGTCCACTAGCGTTAATAATTAAATCATATCTATCATACAAAGCATCACCTATTGAACCACCATAGAAGATCAAGTTCTCTATACGGAATGCTCTAGTAAGACCATAAACGTTGCATTTACAATTTGATTTTTTATAACTTTTTAACATAGTTGCCTCCTTTCTCTTCTAGCAAAACTATTTTTTGTACTAAATCAAAAGCTAAATTGACTGCCTGGATATAGTTTATAAAATTGCATTTCGGCTCAGCTATTGCGTCGAAATAGTGCCGAAGTGTAACTTTATCTAAAAACCAGCCGCCGTTATGAACGGCATTGATCAACTTGTTCAAATAGCTCTTAAACTGTGCGTTCGTTCTGCTTGCTAGACATCGTTTGGCAAGTCTAGCAATTTTACCCCAGGCCCTGCCTCCGTAACCCTTTTCCCATCTGTTTAGCACAAAAAGTTGCTCTAATTCGGAGGCTAGTTTTATTTGATCAATATCGCTACTTCTTGGTAAGTAATGATAATACAAAGACTTTCTCCCTTCTAGGCTTTCAGGAAATAATAAGCCATTGGCAGGGTTTACTATCAGCTCGTCTAGTATCGGTGTATCTACGTTATTTGAATATATATGATTTTGATGCCTCGCTTCTCCGACACATAGCATTATAGCTATGCGAGGGAGAATATCAGAGGCCAGCCCTGCTATGAAAGCACCTTTCTTACTGTGTGGCCAGCCACTTAAGTAAGACATTAAAAATAATACCGATGTAACTGTCCATCTGCCGATCAATTCTAAGTCAATGGGCAGGTCATACACCATTCCAAATTCCCTACCTAGTTTAAAATAGGTAGGAAATGCGTAACTTCTGTGCTTCCTTTCTTTATAAGGTTTGGTATCTACCATTACCCCGTTACTGTATAGTTTTACTTTTTTCTTAATCAAGTCTAGGGCTTCTTCTTCACTCTCTACAATAAGATAAGGAAATCCTTTTTCTCTTGCCCACGCTGCGGCGTGGGAATTAAGGCTTCCTTCTACATGTATTAGAACTGTTTTTGTTTCCAGACACTCTATTTCAGCAAGGTCATCTAAGTCTTCGATTATTTTATACTTTTCAATCCGTTCACCGTTGAAATTAAAGCCCTGCCACTTCCCCTTAGCCTCTCCCTGCGGAGAGATAGGAGAAGGGGTTCTGCGTATTTGAACACAAGTAATATCGCCTTTCTTAACTATTGCCTCAATCTCTACCTGATCGAGGCATTCCGCACACAGCTTAATGCAAGTAGTAATGGGGTAGAAAATTCCTCCAGGGAAAGTATAACTTTCCCCTTTGTTTGTGACTCCATCTGTCCCTCTTCCAATTGATAGAGTAAACTTGTTAAATACTACGTTGTCCCCTTCTAGTTTGGGTTGGACCACCGCCTCATAATCAGGCGGTAAAAATTTCTTTATCCCTTTCTCTCTCAGCTTTTCTTTAGGGATAAAGATGTTATCTAGTATTCCGTGCCTCGGTTTTTCAGGACATATTCGGATGAGGACATCATGATAAGTTCCCATCCATTTAGCTTTTATATCTGGGACCTCACTGATGAGCAAATTGTCTGTTTTATATACCTCATACAGTTTTCTGTTTTTGGGAGACCAATACCAAGTAAAATCAGGGCTTAGATAACTATGCCCTAAATCAGCGGCAACCAAATCAAGGGACAGGATGCCACTAAGTTTTTGAGACTTCACTTCCATATACTCCAAGGTGTTCCTGAATTTCTTTTGGTCTCCAGGACTCGCTGAAATGAAGTAAAAACCTGTGTCGTATGACATTTCAATTCCTCCTTTCTCCAAAATTTTTGGCCTGATTTTACAAGCCTCGAAAAATTTTTGCAAACCTACTCTAGTCTTCGCTCTCTACCTTTAAGCCCTGGAAGTTAAAAAGAAGAACAGGAGGCTGTTGGGCGGCTTTGTCTTGGAGTAAGCCTTCGATCCTGGCAAGCAAATTCAAAGCTTGGAGTCGGTCGCTCGTTTTTGCTCCTTTTTCTGCTATTTCTTTTAATTTGAGAACAACATATTCTCTGTCTATTCGAGCTAGCTCTTTCATTCTTTCTTGTTCATATTCCATATAACGCTTTACTTTTTCATTCTGGAGCAGGCGTTTCGCCATTTTTTTGGGGTCTTTAAATCCAGCAATTTTCGCTGCTCGAATAGGCCGTCGATGTTTTAAATATTCGATAGCAAATGTTTTCCAAGACTGAGGAAGGAGATCAAATCCATCCAATTCATCATCAGAAAATTGTTTGGGCTCAGTCGATGGCAAAAGTGAAAACGTTTTCATTTTTTTCCTCCATCATTTCAATTATTTAGATTCTATCCAAAAAATTTCCACTTGACAAATGAAAACTGAGAATTTAAATTTTTGAGCAACCAAATCCAAAAAATTCAATGATGAAAGGAGGTTATGTAATGGCTAAAAACAATAACATTAAACAAAAGATAGGAGAGTATTGTGCGCTTGACACGAAAATAAAAGAATTACAAAGTAGACAAAAACAGCTAAGAACGGAATTAGAAGAAATGCCCCTCACTACTGGTACTTATTACGGAGAATACAAGGGACAAAAATATGAGCTAGTAGTTACAGAAAATGAGAGAGTAGAATACGACCCTGTAAAGGTTGCGATGAGGATGCCTAAAAAAGAATTGGTCAAAGTCATCAGAATTACCTCAGCAATAAAGAAATTCTTTTTGCCTACAGAATTGAATAAATTGATCAAGAAAGTGACGACTTACTATCAATACAGAGTAAAATAAGAAAGGAGGAAAGGAAATGATAAGAAAAGGAGAAGTTGTGACAGTAGAAGTCAACTATCCTAAAAACAAAAAGCTTTGTGGTGTTTGGTCTGGAAGAGTCATTGAGACTGGTTGTTTTAGAAGCGGTTTTGCCTTCTTTAAATTAGAAGGAGCAAAGTATGCGTTTCCTAACAGCAGTAAATACACAAAAATCTTACATAAGAGGAGGTAGTAAAATGGCAAAGAAAAAAAGCGTAAAAATGGAAAAAAAAGCCAAGGTCAGCATTAGAGAGGAAATCAAAACTCTCGCCAGGAATATCGACGAAAGCAGGTATGACTTATATCTCAAGCTCTATGAAGTCAAAGAAAAAGAGCAATACGCATCCTGGGGCTATGAGAGTTATAAAGATTACGTAGAAGGAGAATTGAGTCTGGAGTACAGGATTGCTCTTTGGTATGCCCAAATGGGAGAAACTATTTCTAAATACAATATTCCAAAGGAGGTGATTTTAAATGTTTCCTGGACCAAATTCAAAGAAATAAGCCTGTTAGATAACAAAGAAGAAATAGAAAAACTACTTAAGAAAGCTCCAAATATGACATTCCAAGAAGTAAAAGATACTGTAAAACAACTTAGAAAAAACATTGCACCTAAAAAGGAAATTAATATCACTAAAATAACATTCAATTTAATTGAAGACCAATACGATGTTGTCAACCAAGCAATCGAGAAAGCTAAACAAATGGTTGGAACAGACAGCAACGGAGCCGCCCTCGAATATATCTGTCAAGAATTCTTGATGTCAGATGAACCTATAGAGGAAGAAGAATGGGGAGAAGTAGAGTTTGACGATGATGAGGAGGAATAATGGAATTACAATTCAGCAGAGGGACATTATCTACCTCTGCCAGGTCATCCATTCGGCTGAGTGTGGGCTTTCTTTACCACACCAGCCTTAAAGAAATAAAGCAGAAAGGAGTGAAGTGGGTCTATCGTCATGTTAGTTATTTATTTCCTCACGAATGGATGGTATACAAAAAAGATTGCTCCTCCTACCCGTATATTGTACGGGTAGTTTGTAAATTAGACATTCCAGACTCAGTATTGATAGTATTAAACACAAAAATCATGGAGTGGGGGAGGCCCACTCACTCCCATTTTGGCTTCATAGAATTAGATAATGTCCCAGAAATTTTAGTGAGAGTAAAAGATGCTCCAAGTCTGTGGATAAAAACATCTGGAAAATTTCTTCAAGGAAAGAATGAAATGTTAGAAAAAATAACAAAAACTAAACAAACTATTTGGTGGTAAGGAGAATGAAAATGAGCAGAATAGTTGAAGTAGAATTAAAAGTAGAACCTGATTTGTTCAGGGAAATCGCAATAAAAAAAGGTTATAAAGAAACAAGTGAAAACGTTTTCACTAACACAGAGCTATTTAGACCGATAAAAATTCAAGATAAAAAGTTAAAGTATGACGTTATGGATGTTAGCAAAGTTACTGATTTAATTGTAGATTATTTAGTAGAAAAAACTGGTGGAATAAAAGAGGAGGTAGGAAATGAAATCATTATCCGCATCTAAAACGATATGGAAAGAGGAGAATAAAATGTACAAAATGAATCAATCTGTAAAATTGGAAGAGCCAAAACAAGAGGATTTTTTATTGAAAGTGGAGAATTTGATTAGACATAATAAGGAAAAATATAATGCCAACCCAGCCGAAATACTACTTACTTTATCAGCAAGAAAGTTATTTAATGGTGTCCCAGTAAAGGAATTGTTTGGTATTCCTGTGAAATATTTCAAATCGACTTCTTACCCACAAGATAGAATTATTGTGTATGTAATTGCAGTTTCAAATGGAAGCCTATTTATCAACAGCGCAGTTTTTCTTCTATAGGAGGTAAAAGTATGCCGCAAATAAGAATAAAGATTAACAAGAATGGAACCGTGACTATCAAAGGAGAAGGATTTTGGGGAGACGAATGCAAGGAACCAATCGAAGAAGTGGCGAACAAACTAGGAGAGATTCTAGAAGAGAAGCCGTTAATCCAAGAGACAACAATAAAAATATCATCATAGTTGTAAGAGGGGCACAGCTCCAAATTTGGCTTGACGAATGTGAGCAGTGCCCCATAAAAAATTGCAAAAATTGTAAGAAAGGATGGTGCGGATGATGTTAAAAACAATGATAAAAAGTCGGTATAAAATCATTTTAATTAATTCAATCGAAACAGAACGAATTACAGAAATAGTAAAAAATACAGTAAAAGAATTGAACGAGGAACTCAAAAAATCAAAAGTAGTTCCTCCCGATTTAGCAGAAAAGGGGTATTCCTTAAAGATTTGGAACTCCATAGACGGAGTAAACGGAGAATGCTCTAACCATATGGATATTTTAAGGCATATTGCGGCCGATAACGAACCACACATATATTTGCTAACCAATTTTCATTGGTACTTAACTGAAAGATTTAATTTACCGCTAATTACTACATATCTCAGGAAGATAGCCAGCTCAGACTCTTTCACTATTTGCATAATGCAAGGCAATTTCAATCTGCCAGAAGAAATTTCTCAATATTGTGGAATGATAGACATTCCTTTTCCTACTCAAGAAGAGCTATTAAAAATTGTAGAAGACATCGTAAAGAACAACAAAGTAAAAATCAGTAAAGCCAAGTGCAAGCAGGCAGCGGAATATTTAACAGGCCTTACTATGCACGAAGCTAACCTGGCTTTTAAAACAGCATTAGTGCAAGGCAAAGGCAAATTAGACTTAAACTTACTTCAAAAATTGAAGGCTGAAAAAGTAAGGAAAAATGGAATGATAGAATACTTAAGTCCTGAAGACACAATAGATGATTTAGGAGGCCTCCACGCTTTTAGGCATTGGGCAGTAATGGCAGCAAAAGTATTTAACAATCGAGCTAAGGCAATAGCAGAAAAAGTCCCAGTCCCTAAAGGAATGTTGTTAGCTGGTGTTCCTGGTACAGGCAAAACATTGAGCTGTAAGATACTGGCAAATCTTTTTAATGTTCCCTTGCTTAGAGTAGATGTGGGAAGTCTGTTTGGTCCAAGACTTGGTGAAACTGAAGAGAATACAAGGAGAGTATTGAAGGAAATAGAAGCACAAGCTCCTGTAGTGGTGATGATAGACGAAGCAGAAAAAGCTTTTAGTGGAATGGGTTCTTCAGATTTTACAGACGCTGGAACTACAGCACGAGTAATTGGTTCGTTCCTTTATTTTATGCAGGAAACTACAGCTCCGATTTTCTTTGCTTTTACAGTAAATAATGTCCATGCTCTTCCTCCAGAGCTAGAACGAAAAGGTAGAATCGATGAGCTGTGGTTTGTTGATTTACCAAAGAAAATAGAAAGAGAAGAAATAATTAAAATACACATGAAAAAACTCAGACTGGAAGTGAAAACGTTTTCACTCGACAAGATTGTAAAAGTAACAGAAGGATTTACAGGAGCTGAAATAGAGAACGTGTTGAAGCAATCAAAAGTTAAAGCTTTTTATGAAGAAAGAGACGTAACTACCCAAGATATTTTGGAAATTTGCGACGTTACTGTTCCTCTATCAATTAGCAGAAAAGAAGAAATTGAAGAACTGAGAAAGTGGGGAACTACCAGAGCAAGGATTGCTAACCAAGTTCCGAAAGTAAGCAAATCCACAAAAGTATTATTAACATGAAAGAATTAATACCTGGTTTTCCAATAAGAAATGACAAGTGGATAAAGTATTGTGAAGTAGGAGAAAGACTGTGCATATTCTACAGGACTCCCTGGAGGATATGCACATTTAATTTTGAACCAAAATACATAGCAGATTTGGACGAGTGTCCCGACAAAAATTTCTACGGGTATGGAGAAGCTAGGTGGTATCTCCTACTAGATGGAAAGGAGAGCTAGGCTAAATTGTAACTAATCCAAAGTATTAGAAGATTATAAAATACAATTTATTGTAGTTTATAATATTATAATAGTTTGGCCGATTATCGAAGATAATAGGATATAAAATAAAGAAAATTGAAAATTTTCTAAATATAAATCGAAGATTTATATATTTTCCCATTTATTTTATTTATAAATTAAAAATTTATAAATATAAATGGGAGTCCGTTAAGTGCTAGCAGGCCCGCTTAAGTCCGAGGGGGGTCCAAAATCCCAAAATAAAAAGGCCTCATTTGAGGCCTTTGAAAGAAACTGTTCTGCGACCCAATAGAGCCGCTAATGAAAGGAGGAACTGGAGAAATCATCTAAATAATAATCATCACTAACAAAAATGTCAATCGAAATTTTCTGCTTGACAAATTTTATTTGACGAATTATATTTTCGCATATCAAATGATGAAAGGAGAGAAAAAATGTTGGATTTGGTTGAAGCATTAGAGGAGCTTGAAGAGAAATACGAAAGACAAGGATGGTCAGAAGCAGATTTCCAGAAGTATTGGTATCTTGCTCACAAAATGCAGAATGTTGCTCCTAAGTTTACGCCTAATACTTACAAGACCAAAGCAATATTAAAGAAATTCCTCAGTTACTCTGACAAAGATTTGCCTTCAGTTATTACATTTGCTGCTACCAACTTTGAGACATTGAGAAAATTTGTGCCACGGTACGACTGTGGCATCATTTCATTTTGTTTCAATTATTCAGACATAAAACACCTCGCACTATCTAAGGCAACCCTTTCAACTGAAAGAGGAGTCTACTAATGCAAGTCGAGATTCTTAAGCTAATAAAACTCCGAAGAATTCCTTTGGGGAACCCATTGGCCTATAATTTTGACCTGGATATGCTTAAAAAAGCCAGGAACGCAAAGCAGGTAGTAATAATAGGGCAATACAATGAGAAAAAGAGAGCTTTGATTTCTACAATTATTGCCTTAAAGATACGTAGACAAGGGAGGACAGACGCAGCAGTTTTATCCGTGTACCCAGACTGCAAAGGAAAGATAGTTTTCATAGACACGGCACTTACGAATGTATTCAACCCAAAAGAAGTGATGGTGATGGTTTACGAAGACAAGGAAATAGTCGTAAACGCTTATGACGAGCTGGTACTTAAACAAACACTGGGCGTTGCCTATGCAGATATGTTACTGTCAAACGCTTACTTGATAGTCGAGGGTAAGTAATGTCAGTTGGTTTAAAACTGCTCACAGCGATAGTAGAGAAAGACAACATAAAGCTGTTCAAAAAGCTGAGTGAAAACGTTTTCATTGAAGACGAGAGAGAAGCTTACCATATAATCAAAAAATATGTAGACAAATACAACGAATTACCTCGACTTTCAACTTTAGCAGAACTGCTCGATGAGGAAGCTCTTCTTATACCAGATACACCAATTGACTTGCTACTTGAAAGGTGTATCGAAAGGAAATTTAAGGAGGATTTAGTAGAAGCCTCAAAACAAATTGAAGGAGCGTTGGTCAAACACGACCTGGATAGTGCTTTACGAATAATGAAAGAAATTACAGACCGATACAGGTCTATGAAAAAGACGGATGATGGCGTCTATATGTTCGACGAATTAGTCGATGTGTTTTTGGGGTACGTAAGAGAAAGAAGGGCTAAGATTGGCCTACCATTTGGAATTCCGACTGGATGGAAAAGCCTCGATGAGGCTATAGAAGGCTATCAGCCTGGAGACTTAAATTTAATTTTAGCGAGGCCCAAGAAGGGCAAAAGCATGTCAATGGTCTACTCGGCCTATCAAGCTAGCAAAGCTGGTTATAAAGCTATGTTAATCTCAATGGAAATGGGATTAATGCAACAAGCAAAAAGAATTATTGCTATGGCGCACAAGCTCAAATTTGAGGCTGTAAAGAAAGGTGAGATTTCAACCTTTGCTGAAAAAGCTATTGAGGAATCAAAGACCAATGCGCCTCCTCTAATCTATGTTGACGGAAAATTCCGTCACACGATTGATGACATATTTGTGTTAATAGATGAACACGAACCTAATTTAGTGTTTATAGATGGAGGGTATTTGATAAAAATTAACAGCAAATATAAAGCAAAGTGGGAGGTTGCCAGTGAAATCGCACAAGAATTAAAACTAATGGCACTCAATTTTAACATACCTTTGGTAGTTTCGTTCCAATTCAACAGAGAAGCTCCAAAGGAGAAAAAGTCTGGTGGACTTGAACACATACATTTAACTGACGCTTTGTCACAGCTTTGCTCCGTAGCCATGAGCATATATGGCGAAGAAGGAGCAAATGTAAAAACAGTCGAAACTATAGCAAACAGAGAAGGCGTAAATTGTATCTTCCAAATCCACTGGGATTGGGAACGAATGGATTTTTCAGAAGTTGAAGCGGAGTCACCGTTAGAATGAAAATAAAGAAAACCTTAAGAGTCAAACTAAACAAAAAACAGCGTAGAATGCTGAAAGCTTTTCTTCTTGTTTTAGGCGATAGGGTTATGGACGTTAGTCCGTACATCCTAGAAACGCTTATTGTATTTGCATTAGTAGGTGAGCCAGACAAGTTTTTTACCGAAGAAGATTGGAAGAGGTACATGGACTATTGTCGAGAATGGTACATAGAGCCAACAAGAAAGGAGATTGCAAACTATGGGAAATGTGCCAGCAAACGTGAACTTATTCCTGGAAGTCTTGAAGTATCTGGGTTGCACGAAGATTAAATACGATACATCCAAACCCTCTGTTTGGATAAGAGCTTCCTGCCCTTTTGCTAGGTGGACACATGAACACGGAGTGGATGAGCATCCTTCTTTTGGAATAAACACTAACAACGGCGTGTTCAATTGCTTTGCCTGTGGTACTAAAGGGCACATCCGTGATTTACCCAGAATTTGGAAGAAGATAACTGGTGTAAAAGACCCAACGTTAAAAGCAATGCTGTCGTCTTATGAATTTATTCCAAGACTATTTTGTGGTATTTCGCCTCGCCAGCCAAAGTATATCAACGTCATTCCTTTTCCCTTATACAAAGGAAATATGTTCTCCATGAGGACAATTCACGTGTTTTCACTACGCTATGATGCCAGCGAGAGAAGACTTGTAATACCGATTCGGTACTATAACAACAGAGTAGTAGCCTTAAAAGGACGATACTTGGGCAAAGATAAATACATTGAAGAAAATATGAAGTACAGATTTTATAAAGAGCTGGGAGGCACGATGCCCCACAGTCTCGGAGTGTGGTTTGGTTACCATCGTTCTATTGACCCTTCCAAGCCCTTAATCTTAGTAGAAGGAGAGAGAAATTTGCTTGCTCTATTTGACTACGGAATAGCAAATGTGTGGGCTAGCGGTGGGGCAGAAATAAGCAATGCTCAACTAAAAACGCTTCGAAAGTGTGAAGCCAAAACAATGATTTTATTCTTTGACAACGACAAAGGAGGTGAGAAAGCAAAGGAAAGGGTTTATACAAAACTAAAAGATTATATAAAGTTCTACGAGGTTACTAATTACAAAGGCTGCAATGACCCAGCAGAAGCAGTCGAAAAAAAGCTAATTAAAAAAGTTTTATCAACTATCAAGGAGGTTTAGAAATGGCTAAAAAGAGAACAAGCAAGTCAGGAAAAAATTCTTCATGGTTCAAAAAAGGCAGAGAAGGCTTTGAGGAAAAAAGGAAATTAGATGCGATAGCAGAAAAGAGGAAAGAAAAATACGCTCCTCGTTTTTGGCTACAGCCAGGAGAAGAGGCAAAGATTGTCTTTCTTGATTCCGACGGTTTTTATATCAAGGAACACAATCTAAAAATAGGAGGAAAGTGGGGTAACTACATAACCTGTACAGACGATTTTGCGCCATGCTCTGTTTGCAAGGAAGGGTACAGGCCTACTTATACTGCTTATTACAGCATAATCGACGGCAGAAAATTCACTACCAGTGACGGCAAGGTAGTAAAGAATAGAAAAGTACTTCTTCCACTTAAGGGCTCTGCAATAAACTTCTTGGAGGATGTCAAAAAGAAACACAAAAAACTTAGGGGTTTAGTAGCAAGGGTTAAGCGGTATACAGCTAATGACCCTAATTGCGGTAATTATTTCGAAATTCTGGGCAAGATAGATTTGAGAAAATTTGAAGATAATAAACCGTTTGATTATGAAACGGTACTTGCTCCTCCTACGGACGAAGAATTAGAAGCACTAGGTATTGACACGACAATTGTTGGATCAGAGGAAGATGTAAGCGAAGAGATTGATGATATATTTAATACCGTAGAAGAGGAGGAAGAGGGTGTTGAGCCAGAATCTGAGGAAGAAGAGGAAGGCGATGACCTCGAAGAGCTATTTAGTTAAAGAGCTGGTTTACATCCCAAAAGAAGAGTTGACGGAGGAAGACAAAGCTAAGTTAACCGTTCAGCGTGTTAACTTCTTTGGAACTAACAAAGGTAGTTACACGCTGATGCGGTTTAAATACGGCAGAGTCGGAGTTCCTCGCTACTATATAAACCAAACTAAATATCCTCCTGTAAAAGGAAAATGGGAAACGATACATATCCCTTTTATTGGAAAGTTGCGTCCTTATCAACAAAAAGTCATAGATATGTACATGCGAAACCTTAAACGGTTTCCTTATGGTGGAATTATTCAAATGCCGACAGGCACTGGTAAAACAGTTGTTGGAATAGCTCTGGCTTGTCTTTTGGGTTACAAAACCATGATAGTTGTACATACAGAAGTTATCAGGAATCAATGGTTAGAAGCTATAAGAAAATTTACAGGGCAAGAACCAGGGCTAATCCAACAATCTGTAAGAGACTACAGACCTATTACAGTAGCTATGATCCAAACTCTGCTTAATGCTTCTATTCCTCCAGAAACTTTTGGGCATATTATTTACGATGAAGTCCATATTATGGGAGCGGAAAAGTTTTCTGAGACAGCTCCTAAGTTTAATCCCAAAATAAGAACAGGGCTGTCTGCTACTCCTACTCGTGCAGATGGTAAAACTTATATATTTAAATGGCATATTGGGCCGATTTTAGCTTCTTACAAAGCAGAAAGAAAAGATTTTAAAGTCATTAAAATTGAGTATGCAGACCCCAAAACATCTGGAAGAGGATGTTATAGAGGAAACAAGTTTATTAGAAGTAAGTATAATGAAAAACTGGATGTTCCAAGACGAAATAGGCTAATAGCTAAACTAGCAGACACAGCAGTAAAAAGAAGAAATAAAGTACTCATTCTTTCCGACTCTTTGGCATTATTAGATCAGTATGCCAGGCTGGTTGAAACCAAGAACATTGCCTGGTTAACTGGCTCTAAAAAAACTTACACTGGTAAGGAGGATATTATTTTTGGAACATATCAAGCTGCTGGAATAGGATTTGATGCTCCAGAAATAAACTGTGTGATATTTGCTACTCCTCGTTCTAATGTTACACAAGCTATTGGAAGACTTAGTAGGTACACAGGAAACAAACCAGTTATGGTGTTTGACGTTGTTGATGTACTTTGTAAACAAGCTAATAACTATTGGAAGAGGAAAAAGAGAGATGCCTACAGTAGATTCCAAATTATTGAGAAGAGCAGATGATGGATTAATAAATTTGTGGTTTTTTAGGACGAAGCGAATAAAGCACTCTTACGGCGAGTACAATGGAAGACCTGTAGCTCGTATCTGGAGCAGCAAAGGAAGCCCTTGTAAGAAGGTATTGAGATCATATGGAATGTTCACATTTCTGGCGGACTTATGTATAGAGTTTATAAGATTAAGATGGGTTCCCCGAAGCATATTGGAACAAACTTATTATCACTTTAGAAAATACCCACATTTTAAGCCCAGGGAGGTAGAAAATTATGTCAAAGAAATCTACAAAAAACAAAACGGTACAGACAACGTTAATACAAAACGATGATATTCAGCAAGTTCCGTCAGATACTCCTGCTACAGAAGACATGGCTTATGTTACTTATGAATTTGGCAGGACAATAAACGTAGGAAACATGGAAATGCTGAAATTTAGAATAGGGTTGACTGTTCCTTGTACTAAGAAAAATATCAATAAAATGTACAAAAAAGCTGCTAAATTCGTAGAAACTAAGATGGACGAAAAATTGAAGGAGTGGGGAATAGAATGATTAGCTCAGACAAAATCATTCAAACTCTAGAATCCAAGTTTCCAGATACTATCAAAAAAGCATCCAGCACCTCTAATATTGTTCAACTGAGAACAGGTGTGTTTACAGTCGATTTGTTGACAGGTGGAATTCCACTAAACAAATTTACAGTGCTTTGGGGACCTAAGAGTTCAGGAAAAAGCACTCTTTCTTACAAGATTATCGACAGTTATTTTAAAGCAACCGAGTATAAATGTGTCTACGTAGATTTTGAAAAAGGATTTAACAAAGCATGGGCTGAAAAATTTATAACTAATATGGATAGACTAATTTTATTTGAGCCTCTTTACGGAGAACACGGAGTAGACAGCGTCTACGAACTAGCACAAGCAGATGATATTGGTCTTATAGTAATAGATAGCGTAGCAATGATATTCAGTATAAATGAAGTAGAAGCAAGCTCTGAGTCCAATTTTGTAGGCCCTTCTGCCAGATTAATAAGACAATTATTTAACAAATTATTAGTAGCAATGAGCCAAGCTAAACAAAACAATAGGTTATTGACTGTATTAATTATAAACCAAGTCAGAGCTAATATAGGCGCACAAAAGTTTGCCTCACAAACTAGAATGCCAGGAGGCAAAATCATAGACCATCTCACCAGCCTTACTTTAAAACTGTATCATAAAAGCTATAAAACTGTAGACGGGTTTCCTCGTTCCAGTATTCATTCGTTTACCGTTGAAAAGAACAGACTAGGATTACCTAAAATGAGTGGAGAATTTGTTATAGATTTAATTAATGGTAAAGTAGAAGACGAAAAACCTATTCTTGAATATGCAAAGCGGTATAACCTTTTGTCTAAGAATAAAAAATCTTTCTCTTTGCTAGGTGAAACCAGGACCACACTGAAAGAACTGAAGAAACTATTAGAAGACGAAGACTTCAAGAACATGGTAGTCAAAGCAATTATCAATCAATATCATAAGGAGCTATACAATGCTGGTTAAATGCCTACATTGCCAGGATAAATTTATAGCAGATAAAAGAGACTTGAAAATAATAGGTTACGATGGAAACTATTTTTGCTCTAGAGATTGCTTAATTGATTATCTGAGCATTCCAGTTGATCCACCTACAGGAGGAAGGCCTTTGCCCAAAAGTTGGGACTACAAAAGCAATTGGGAAGAATCTTTTGCCAGGTTTTGCAAAGAAAATGATTTAAATTTCAAATATGAACCTTACAGTTTTTTGTTGCCTCATGGAAAACAATATATCCCAGATTTTTTGGTAAACGGGCATGTAATAGAAATTAAAGGAGTGTGGGAATCTGGAGCGCAAAAGAAAACCAGGTTGTACCGAAAAACAATAGGTCCTTTGATAATCCTATCAGAAAATATGCTTAAGTTATTCAAAATAATATGAACCTCAAAGAGATACTCATAAGAAATTATTATAATAGAAAAGGCTATAAAAATGCCGTGGCTATTACTCCTGCTGTACTAAAATCAGAAATAGACGAAATAAGAGAAACTCTATTGACACTGGAATCTTACAACGAAAAACAGTATAGCAAGCTAATTGACGTGTTAGTAGCTTTGCAGAGATTTAAGGAGGCTATAATTGTTAGGAACAAGAATGGAAGATGATTTATATAAGAATATGTACAATCTGTTTTCTACTAATGATGCTAAGCACAGGTCAGGATTGCGGTTACACATAAGTGATTTAGTAAATATATGCCCTAGAGCAGTGTGGTTTGCCAGAAAAACTGGCAAAAATTTTAGATTCAAACGAACATACCCTAAACCAATGGTCCTGGCATTTACTTATGGAATCCTCATACAGAATCTTCTTGCGAAATATAGTTCTTATTTAATTTCAAAGTGGAAGTGTTTTCAGTGCGGAGAAACTCATTACTTGTCTTATGGAAAGTCTTTAAAGTGCAATCGAAAAAATATGAAATTAGAAGAATATTACCTAAATTTATCTAGAGGTTGGTTTACATTGACAGGAAGCGTGGACGCCTTAATACGAGTAGGAAAGCAAGTTTTTATTGCTGAAATAAAGAGTATCAGACCAGAAGATTTTGACTCGCTAGAAGAACCTTTATTTGACCATATATTTCAAACATGTGGTTATCTTTGGATGTATAACAATAAATTTGTAAAGAAAGACCCAGCTTTTGAATTATTTCATGTAAGCAATGAAAAAGCCTATATCATCTATTTCAAAAAGGATTTCAAAAAAATTGCTATTAAGCCCTATTTAGTAGACAAAAAAGAATATAATCTTCATCACAGAATTCCTGAACTTCTTAAGCAAATAGTTAGTAAAGAAATTCCCGAAAGGACGTGCAGGACTAAACTTAGTCCTAATGCAAAAAAATGTATGTTTAGGGAGGAATGTTTTAATGAACCCAAAACGAAACAGAGCAAGAGGAAAAGAACATCAGAAAAAAGTGGCTGAGTTTTTTAAGGGCTTAAATCTTGGGACATTAGGTAAAGTAGACGTATTAACAGAAAAATTTGCTATCGAATGTAAATCTAGAACCAAAGCAGTAATAGAAAGCTGGTTTGCCCAGGCAGAAAAATACACGCCCAAAGATAAGCTTCCTTTATTAATCGTACATATTAAAGGTAAAAGATACGAAAACGATTATGCTGTATTGAGAATCAAAGATTTACTAGCTATTTTAGAGGAGAGGAATAATGGCTGAAATAATCAAGTTAGTCGAGCATGGGCAAGCACACGCTGTATTATCAGAAGTGCTAGAATTACTAGAAAAAGGGAGACTACGCAATTTTTGTATAGCATACGAGTGGGACGATCCTGAAGACAAAAATACGTTAGTGGGTACTTTCTTTGCAGGAAAAGACAGAGTGACTATTTTATTAGGCTTATTAAGTCGTTTAATGCACAACATGCAAACCTATTTGGATGGTGAAACATTATGAGTTGCAAAGGTTGTCCTTTTAGAGGAAGGCCAAAAGTTAAATATGAAAAAAATTCTCCCAAGCTTGTTGTAATAGGAGAATGCCCTGGCAAAGAAGAGCTAGAAGCAGGCAAGCCTTTTATCGGACCAAGCGGTCAATTATTAATGAAAACGTTTTCACTGCTGGGATTAAAACGAAAGGACTATTCAATTCTAAATTCTATGAGATGCCCTAAATACCCTGATGATTCTAGAACAGACATAGAAAAGGCTGTGAAGCACTGTAAAGAATATGCAATGAAAGCCCTGGAAATGCTCCAACCTAACCTTATAGTTTTACTTGGGGAGTGGGCTTTATTCCAACATTTAAACAAAAAGAAAATAGGTAAATTCAGAGGTGCATTTCATACTTTAGGTCCTTATACTTACATTGCCACATACCATCCCTCATATGTGTTACGCCAGGCCCACACAGGGTACCCTTATATCCCTGTCTCTAAAATGAAGGAAGCTGAAAAGCTTTTTTATTCTGATTTGAAGGAAGCAGTAGAATATTTTAAAAGCGGAAAACTATCAGAAATAGACATAGACTATTCTTCCATTGAGCTGCCTACGTCCAATGTAGTAGCTTTTGATTTGGAAACTGAAAATTTGAATGTAATGCACACTAACGGGAAAGTTTTGGCCATTTCCTTAGCAGGAACAGATAAGATTTATTCCTCCCAGATTAAAAACAATACTCTCAAACCCAAAGTCAGAGAAATTTTAAGCAGTCCAAAAATAATCAAAATAGTACACAATCGTCCTTTTGATGAATGGGTATGCAAAGTAAATTTAAAATGTGAAGTAAAAGGCCCTGTTTATGATGTAATGAATATGGCTCACATTGTGGACGAAAATATGGAGTCGTATAACTTGGAACACCTAGCTAACGTGTATACCAATTTTCATAACATTAAAAACATAGTAAACAATGACAGAACTAACTTAGACAAAATAGAAAAGAAAAGATTAATCAAATACGTAGCTATTGATGCTAAATCCACGTTAGAAATATACAAAAACTTAACAACGCATATAAAGAAAGATAAGAAGTTAATGCGGTATTATCGCTATTATATAGTTCCTGTAGAAAAAGCCTTTGCTGATATATCGCAAACGGGTTGGCCTATAAACATAAACAAACTTGATGAAAACGAAGACGCTTTGTATGACGAGTTACATACATTAGAAGAAAAACTCTTACCGCCAGGAGCTGAGAAACTTACCCCTAATGTTATTGCTGAATATATGTTTACGAAAAAAGGCTTAGGATTGAAGCCTATTTCATTTACAGAAAAAACCAACCAACCTTCAACAGACAAACATCATCTTAAGCGGTTTAAAGACCATCCCTGGGTTGCTAATCTTATTAAATACAACAAGATTAAAAAAATTCTTTCGACTTATATTCCTTTAATAAGGAAAAACCTTAAACCTAACGGATATATTTATCCTAAAATTTTTCTAACTGGAACTGTAACTGGTAGAACAGTTATGCTTGACCCTCCTATGCAACAATTTCCTACTCACGGAGAATTAGCCAAATACATACTTGAATTGATTACCGCAGAAGATGGCTACTTGATTGGAACACAAGATTTGTCTCAAAGTGAAGTTAGAATCGCAGGCTGGTTAGCCAATGACCAAAACATACTAGGAACACTACGCAAAGGATTGGATATACATACATACACTGCTTCTATATTGACAGGAACTCCTTATAACAAAGTAAGCAAAGAGCAAAGACAAAAAGCAAAGCCTGTTGTATTTGGATTGTTGTATGGAATGCAAGCAAAAACTTTAGTGGATTATGCTTTTAAAAACTATGATATTGTGCTTACAGAAAAGGAAGCAGTGGAATACAGAGAAAAATTTTTCTCAGCTCCTAACGGGTACTGGAGATTGCCTATTTATCACAAAAAGATGGTAGCTATTGCATCTAGGCGTGGATACATTCGTTGTGTGCTTGGAAGGAAAAGACATCTGCCTAGAATTAATGACAAAAATATTTACTTCAGAAGCAAGGCCGAACGACAAGCTATTAACACTCCAGTACAAAATTTTAGCAGTGAACTAGCATGTCTAGGAGTTAGCCTTTTTTATAAGGAAATAAACAGCCAACCTAAATTGAGAACTAAAGTAAAACTTACCAACTTGTTTATTCACGATGCTTATTACTATCGAGCTAGAGAAGATGTAATAGAAAAATGCCAAGAAATACTAAAGGACTGTTTTGAAAACAGAACTAAAGAGTACATAAAAAAACATTGGGGTATTACAGTCGAATACCCCATAGAAACAGAAGGAAAAATAGGAACTAATTTGAGTTTTTAAAGACCTCTCATCCTAAGTTCCTCAGCCAATTTTTCTTGTTTAGGCATTATAGCAGTAGCCAAAGACCTAAGAGTTATTCGTGGGACAGTAATATATTTAGATGCTTCCTTGTTGTATTTTACTATTTCAGCAAGTACCTTGGCTCTTTGCTTTGGAGTCTGAGCAGACCTAAACATATTATAAATCTCATTTCTCCTCTTCCTAAAATATGCAGAAATATTTCTAGCAGCACTTTTATACGCATATGTCTTGCCAAATCTAGTTGGTCTAAACCCAGTAGCGATTAATAAGGCTTCTGGCAAACTAACTTTAATCGGCTTACCGTTTTCGTCATATATAGGTTTATTATAAGGATTTTTCAATCCTTTATAGGCCTCATATGCTTTAAGAGGATTACCTATAAATTGCGGTAAAATTCGATACACAGCATTGATTTTATCAAATCCTTGATAAGCAACAAGGGAATCTGTAGCATTCTTGGCCAATCCTCCATATACTCCAAATATTGCATTCAATACATCTGAAGGAGAAGTGGGTATTTCTATTTTTAGAGAACCGCTTAAATCCACGCCAATTAAAGAAGGAAGACCTCTTTCTAAGCTATAAGCCAAAGGATTATTGATGTCTCCAATTTTCTTAAAGAACAATCGTCTAAGAGGTTTTCCTGTTTGCCGTTCTAGCAGTTTGATAAGATCATCGAGGAAAGGTATAGACAAAATACCGCCAAACATGCTGAAAGCCAAAAGACTGTAAGCTACGAATTCTAGCCCTTCCTTGTTCAAACCCCATAGCTTTTTGCTAGCAGGCATATGCCTGAGAGTATAATTATAAAGTTCTAGCAAATTCATAGTGAATGATCTAAAAGTTACAGCAAGCCTAGCCAAGCCTTGTGGTACTGTCCCTCCTGTAGCAATAGAAGGCAAGTTAAGTTTGCCCATTAAGAAATGGGTCATATTAATTAAATCAGTAGCTTCGTTGACTACAGTAGGATCATCAGGTTTCAAGCTGGGATTGTGTTGTTTAAAAAATCGGTACACTCCTAAAGCAGTGGCCAAGCGGTTGGTTTGTTCCATGTAAGCAAAAGGTGTAGCAAGCCAAGTCGCAGCTTTTACAGTCCAACCTCCGCTACCTGCTACTTCGTCTCGTATTTGGTTAATAAACTGGGCAGTGGTTACGCCTTTAGCGTAAGTAATATTAAGAAACTTTTTCTCGTCTTCAGTTAGATTTTCATTTTCTTCTATATTTCCGTTGAGGATAACATCTTTATACGCTTTCATAAACAAAGCACTAACCTTGCTCAAAGGCAGTTTATAAATAATCTTAGCCAAAGGAATAGTGCTTACAAACATCTGCGTAGCCTGAACCGCTGCGGGCCTTAACATTCCACTTAAATACCACAAAAACATATATGCTTTAGTTTTACCAACAACTTTATCAAACTGAGTCTGTGGTTTAAGCTGATCAAAAAACCATTTATGTGCATAATCTCTTAACTTGGCTTGTTGTTTTGGATCAATCCTATTAAGCAAAGGAAGTCCGTTTACTAATGCTTCTATACGAGCCATATAGTTAGCTGCATTATTGACATAATTAAATGTTTCCTCTGTAGTCTTATCTAAATGATAACCCAGGATCAAATAAGGATTTCTGTGGAGGAATTTTTGTCCTGCTCTACTTCTAGCCAGCAACTCTTCTTCAATCATGTTTGAAATTTCCGAAAGAATTTCGTCTAGAGTTTCTGGGCTAGCCTTGCCGCTTTTAGTCTTATTCGCCAAAGCTTCAAGAAAAGCACCGACATTGCCTTCAGTAATATCTCCATATACGCTCTCAGCTAATCTATAATTTGGAAGTAGAAGGACAACATTGTCTTTGCCAAACACTCTTTTGGCTCTTTCTAGCTTTTTCTGCATATCAGGATCAATTCTTCTTACGTGTTCTCTTAGATATACTTTGTTTTGCTGAGACAAGTCGTCATAAACTTTTTCCAGAGCCTTAGCTCTGCTCCCAGTTTGGGCTATGTGTTTCTTAAATGATTTGGCAAAAGCTTCTTTGTCAAAAGCTACAATCATTTCAGAAGCATCTTGGTCTCTGTAACGAGGACTATAAAAGTCTAACTTATCAATCAAATCTCTAATTCTTTCATACTTTTTAAAAAGCGGATGATTTTCTACTTCTTCAAGAATTGGCTCATAAGTTGCTAAAGCATCTTCAGATATTTTCTTTTTCAATTCTGGATGTTTGATTAGAGCAAAAATAGTATTAGAAGCCATCGGGTCTTTTACTACAACGTCGATAATAAGAGTAAGAAGTTTATCCGAAATATGTTCTGCTGTTTTGTTGGTTACTTCACAATAGTTATAGTAACCATCAGCCATAACTCCATAAATTTTCTGTATCTTAAAACTAGGCAGAGCATAATCAAAAAAGTACTTAAACCTCTTAATATACTCTGGTTGTGAGTATTCTTTTGGCAGATCAAAAGGAGACTGCTCCAGAATTTGCTGGCGAACAACCGAAGGAGCTTTTCTGTAAATAAACAGCTTATTGAAAAGAGCTTTAAGGCTTTTAACTGTATTTGGAAAATTAGCCAATTCTTTCCTGGTAAATTGTATATTCAAAGCATCACTTATCTTAATTGCAGCATTAACAACTTCTTTTTCTTCATCATTAAGCTGGGAAAAATAAATATTACCCGTCTCCAAAATATTGTGGAGAGCAAAATTTTTCTCCTCCATCGCTTTAACTGTATGTTTAAATAAAGGAGCAAATTCTGGATGGATAAGAGATGTCCACAAAGGCAAACCTACAGCTTGTCTTACTTTGCCTATATCTGCAAGCTTAGGAGCCGCTTTAGGTGATTGTTTAAGAAGCTGCTTAGCAAATCCTTTCAAATGTTCATAATCATAATCGTTCAAAGAAGGTGCAAACTGCTGTAGCTTCTCTTCAAATTGCTGTACCTGAAAATCTTTCAATACAGGATCAGCTAGTTCAGTAGCTTCTAATTGTTGTTTGAGGTAATTCGAAATTTGAGGTTCTCTTCTTAACTGTTTGAGGAAAACCACATCATCTAATTTGCTTTTATTAATAATATCCAAAATTTCTTTGACAGATTCAGTCCATAAAGTAGCTTTGTCTTTTCCTATTCCTAAAACATTGACAACGAAATCAATTACCTTGTCCCACAAACTCTGTTTCTTTTCTACTTCAATGCCATTTAAAAACAAATATGTAGCAGGATCAGATATGGCGTTTGCCACAAACTCATGGGGATGAGCTAATCCGTACAAAACCAAGTACCACTTGTCACCATATTCTTTATAATGAGCTTTAAATGATTCATCATCTTTTGTTAGCTCGTTAATCTCGTCCCAATCTACAGCTTCTTTTAGCCTAACCTGACGAAGCAGCAAATCCGCTACTTTCTTTTCCGTGTCAGATATGTGTTCTCTAGCCTTAACCATCAAATTGTTAACGGTCTGGAGGGCTTCTTTGTTAACAGAAAGTCTATAATAAGTCAGAGCGTGTGTTACTTCGTGCAAAAAGGAAACCTCAAGTTCATAAGGGCTCAAGTTAGGTCGAACAGTAATAGTACCAACATGAGGTCCCCTGCTATTGAATACCGCACGAGAAGAAGAGGCTACCCTGCGTATTTCCAATGGAACGTCTGGAAGAGCTTTGGCAACATAACCTAGCTCGGCCAAAATGCTAGCCATCTGTCGAACATGCAAACTTTGTGCATGTTTTGAAAGATAGAGAAGAGCTTGATAAGCATTTGTATTTGGCTGGGTAACCAGACTCTTAAAACCATTCGCACTGGTCGAGTAAGCAGTCATACGGTCTGCAAGGTTGTTCAAAATCTTATCTGCTATCCCAGCTTTCTTAGCTTTGTAAAATTCTTCGCTTCCTATCTTTTCAGCTAAAGCCTTTTCATTAGATGTTAGATAAGGGAGAATTACTTTTCTCCAATAAGGCTCTAATGTTCTAATATATTTTTCAGGATCATCTATTTCTTTATTTTGATAAGCTAGAATCGTTCGCTCTAGCTTTTTCATAATACCTTTTATACCTACAATATGCTTTAGGTCTCGGCTTACAACCATCAACTTATCAGCAGCCTGAATTATTCTCTGGATAGCAGGCATTACCACATTTTTCACTTCGTTCCTTACAACTCGGCCAGCATCAGTAGACTCAAAATACTCCTCAGACCTAATTAAATCCATTGTGTATTTCATTAATCCTGCGGACAGACCTAAAATAGTATCCAATTTATGGAGACCCATATTATTCTTTAGGAAGAAAAAGTGAAAATTTTCCAAATAGTCTGCTATTTTGTCAAACGTAGCATTCTTTAATAACTGTTTAATTTGCTCATCAGAAAGTTCGGTCGGAGCCAATTCGTTAAAGAAGAAAGAATCTTCATCCTCAAACGCCATTTCATAATGAACCAATCCGTAAGTAAGCATATTATCTAATATGTCTTCAACAGTAGAAACTGGAATATTTCTTGCCAAACGAATATACCTGTCCATTATGGTATAAGCAAAGCCATAGGCTAGATGATGGGAAATTTCCTCAGCTTTATCTTTTGGAGGATGAAGCAGTTCTTCTAAAGTATAACGAGGAGCTATTTTTTCTTTGGGAGTACCAAGGGCCTCCATAATTATGTTATTGATATGAGGGGAATCTGGTTCTTCTGGGTCAAGTTTATATGGCTCTCCTTCTGCCCATTTGCGAAACATATCTGTTAAACCAGACGTTAGTTCGGACTTAAATCTGAAAACGTTTTCACCGAACTTATCAAAGAATCTAATTCGAGCCTGGGCTTCCTTTTCAGTTATCAATCCTTTTTTAATTTGTTCTTTGAAATTAGTACCAGCCAGCCATTCTTTGGCACTCAGGAGATAATCCAGTTTAAATAAATCTTTATCTTCTACTTTTCTAGCTTTGGCTTCTTCTTGCACATATTTAGTCCTACCCAAATTAGGAATTAAGTATTTTCCTTTTCCAGTAAACTTTTCCCATGCAGGCTTAAATCTATAATAAGCAGCAGTAATTCTGTCCTCGATAGTAGGATGCGGAATTGCTTTTTTCAGTGCTTTTAGGTTTGTCTTAAACAACCGCATCTTGTTTCTAGAAGTTGCTTCTAGGTTGCGGGACTCAGACTTAACAGGATGCCCTGGTATCAACTCTGGTTGAGCCAAACCTTCAGCTTCTGCATACTCTCTAATTTTTTGTTCTATTATTTCAGGCAACTTGGAGAGTTCCCCTCTAGGCACAACTATACTGGTAGCTCCTCCTTTTTTCCCAAAAATAGGGTGAGTTTTTTCAGTTAAAGTAAAAGAATACGCACCGCTTAATTTTCCCATCATCGGGCCTTCGGGCCACTGACCATCGTAGTGAACTTTGTAAACTTTAGCAGCTAATTCAGGAGACTCGGCTCCTTTTTTCATTTTAGGAAGTTCAATTAAAGACAAAGGCTTGGGTTTTTTAGTAAGTGTTTTGACCTTCTTTTTCAGAGCGGCTTCTACTTCATTAACTTCTTCTGGTTTTAAAACTTTGATAGTTCCGTCCTGTTTTACGCTTACAAAATCTGCTTTGATTTTCTTAGAAAGGAGTTCCTTAGCAGCTTCGGGTTTCATACGCTGTATTTGCTTGTCGCTATACCCAAGCTTTTTGAGTGATTTTCTTTCTTGCTCAGTAAATTTAGGCGTAGCTGGAGCCGCTGCTCCTTTTTTTACTATTGGTTCTTTTGCTACGGGTTTCGGCGTTAAAGCTTCTTTAAGCAATTTTTTACGAGTTACTTTCCTCTTTTTAAAGAAATCTGGATGTACTATAACCTTATTGTCTTTTATTTGGACAATTTCTTTGGCCTTCTCATCAATAGTTACCAATCCTTTTATTTTAGATTTCGGAGTTTGAGCAATTTTAGTAATATCAATAGCCTGTACAGGTTTTTTCTCCTTGGGAATTAGTTCTTTTTCAGACTTCTTAGGAATAGCTTCTTTAGGAATTAATTCTTTTTCAGGAAGAGCTTTCTTTTTTGGAACGGCCTCTTTCTTTGGCTTAAGTATTAACTTGCCTTCTTTTATCTCTACCTGGTCTCTGGGTATTTTCTCCTCCTTAATCTTGACCATATCCTCAGGTTTTAAGGAGGTTATTTCCTTAATGGTATAACCTAAGTTTTTGAACTCTTGTATAGTTTCATCCAAGGAACCCGTAGTTGGTTTCTCAACAGGTTTCTTCTTAGCAGGAACTTTTTTCTTAACTGGAGTTTCTTTTTTAGTAGGAATAGCTTCTTGTTTAGGAATCAGCTCTTTGGTCGGAGCTTTTTCCTTCTTATAAACTACAGTCCCATCTCTTTTGAGGATGACGTCCTTTCTACTGATCTTGTTCTTTAGAATCTTCTCTTTATCTTCAGCACTAAGCTTCTTTTGCTCAGAAGGCTTAAATCCAAGAGTAAGTAAATTAGATTCAGGAATAGCAGTTTTAGGTTTGGGAGGTTCGTTAGTTTTGACTAGCGTGTCAATAGCTTTTAGCAAAGCCTGTTTTCCTGGAATATCATCAGGCCACTCTGTAACTTCTGCACTAGCATGAGATAAAATAGGTAGTTCTTCATCTTTTAACTTTCTGCCACTTGCTATAAGCTTAAAAGCCTTAACGGTATCATTAAGCGTTCGCTTGACAGAGAGGTCTTCGTCAGGAATTGCATTAGCAATTTTACTATAAGCTTTGACTGCTTCCCTAGCCCAACCTTGATAGTCATTTGCTTCTACTTTAGAAGCACTTAAAGACTTTATAACCAAAGGCAGAACATCTAATACAGTTTCGCTAGCCGCTTCAGGAGTCGGAGCCTGTTTTGTTGCTTTTAGAGCTTCTTCAATAACTTTTTCAGTTGAAGGAATAGCTGCTTTTCTTCTCTTTTCTAGTTGTGTTTGAGCAACAATTCCTGGTAATCCAGTCAAACTGGTCTGGCCTAATGTAATAACAGTAGTATCAACCAGATCACGAATATAATCATTAAGTGTCTGAGGCTGATGCAAAACTACTCGGTTTACAATATCTTCAGTTAAAGTATTAATGTTCTCTCCTAATAGCTCGCCTCCATATAGTTTAATCAACCGTTTAACAATAGGCTTGCCCACATCTTTAAACACTGCTTCAAAAGGAATCTTCTCAGTAAGAGCTTCGGACAAACCAGTAGGAACAGCAGCTTTTAAAGCTGTACTAGGAGCATACCCTTCTTGCCTAGTTTGTAAGTATTTCTGTCCTCCACTGGTAACCCCAAACATAGGAAGTAAAGGAATCCCAAATCTTCTTGATAAGGCATATTGAGCTAAAGAGTTTATTGTAGACTGGATAATTCCAGCAACCCATGATTTAGCTCTACTTTTACCTACTTTAGGAGCCAAAGCTTGATTGATTTCATTAGCCAGATTTTGAAGCTCTTGAGTATTAGCTCCTAAATTTTCCAAAATACCTGATGCCGCTCCCAACGCACCTGTAGCAACTTGGCTTAATCCGCTAGCAGCAGACTTAGCAAGAATACTAGGCCACGATTCCTCTTCACCCACTACTTGTCTCATAGTAGGGGCTTGGGGAACTTGAACCAATGCAGTTCCAGCAGGAATAGCAGTTTGTGGTAATTGAGAAACAGGAGTAGGAGGTAATCCTACTTGCTCCTGCTCAGAAGGCAGATTTAAGTCTCCCTGCAAAGGAAGTCCTAACATTCTTCTTGCTATAAGTTCTGCAAGAGCATTATTAGGCATTTGTTTTTCTCCTTATTGAATATAATTTTGAAGAATTAAATCTCTGATTGTAGGATCAAGCGCACCTAGTCTTGTTAAAGCAGTTAAAGTAGCTACGTCCATACGGTTTTGGCTCCCTAACAATGTATTGAGAAGCATAGCTGCCTTTGCCTGTTGTCCTGCTCCAATTTGACGCAAAGTAGTCTGTGCTGTTGTAAGAAGCTGAGGCAAAGCAGCAAGCATATTAAGTTGCGGTTGTGTTTGTGCAGTATAAGCAGCAGTTATTAAATTAGGCACTACAGATGAAGGGGCTACTGATCGACGCCCAGCATTTATCAGACTTGCATAAGTAGGCAGAGCTGTTTGCAAAGCACGCCTGGCGTATTTAGCTCTTAATAAAGAACCAAAACTCATATCGGCAGGTTGGGCCTGGCTTAGCAACCTGGAAATCTGCGAACCCATTACGTCTAGTAGTCCTGTATCATAATAGCTCGGCCCTTGCGTAGTTGTCAGAGGAATAGCTGAGGTTAATTTAGTTAAACGTTTTGCAGCTTCCCTGCCGCTTTCAATAACAGGAGTATAAGCGGCTTGCAGCGTAGGCAAGGCTTTAGTTGCTAGCTCTACAGCCTGCCTAGAATACTCATTAATAGGAATACCTCCGCCTAAAATGCTATTAATTTGATCAACAAAGCTTTGAAATTGCTCTCTAGTAAGAGCAGGTTTTTCTACAGAAGGCAAAGCTTCTTGTTTTTCACCTTTACCACCCATAGAACCTAAAGCATAGCCTAATAACACAGGCCATCCTTTCTTTAGAGCCTTACCTCCTAAACTAAATGCTTTGTTAGCTAGCCCCATTTTCGACGCTCCTTTAATAGATAATGCACTCAAAGCCTCTCCAGCTCCTTTTACACCAGCCTTGCCTAGAATTCCACGTCCAAACGTCAATAAATCAATAGGGTCTATCCAAGGAGTCTGGAGAGCTTCTTGTTCAATCAGTTTTTTGTCTATTTTTACAGGCTTATTTGGATCATAATAACGAGGCATTTTATCCCTCAGCTACAAATTCGTATAACCCATTAACAACAGCATCAATAGCACTCAATAATCCAGAAGACATAGAAGCCAAAGGCCTAAAAGCTTCCATAGCTAATCTGTTTGCCATATCATTGATCAATCGAGTACTTGTTAAAATATACCTATCTTCTTGCCCCACTTTTTGGAGAAACACAGAGTAAGCTTGTTTTAATAAATTAGCTCGTTCCGCATTCAATCTAACTTTAGTTTTATAATCCAAAATACTATCATTCAAAATATTATTATATTCAGCTTTATATCTGTCTATATCTACTTCCATAATATCACCATAAATATTATAAATGTTTTCCAAAGCTTTAGAAACTGTCACGTCTAACTGTTGTTGAGCTTTAGCAAACCCCAATTTAATTCTACCTCTGTTAAGAATATCTCTCACTTTTTCTTGTCTTAGACCATAAAGCTTGTTAACCAGAGCTACAGCTCTTTGATATAAATCAACTTTAGCTTGATTGTTTTGATAAACGCTTCTAGCTAAATCTACTCTAGATGATCTTTCAGCAAGCTGAGCTTGGTATAGTCTTCTATCTACATTATACTTATCAACCAAAGTTTGGAGCCCTCTAACCTGAGCAGCATAAGCCTCTATATAGGCGTTGTTCTTTTCAAGAATTGATTGAATTTTATCTAACTCCATACTAGCTCTATTCAAAACAGCTTTGAACTTATCTAATTGTGTATTTTCAGCTTGGAGCAAAGCATTATACATATCATAATATCTCAAAATTGCTTTACTTAGGTCCTCATGGAGCTGAACCAAAATATTTTCATAATTAAGCCTTTGCTGAAATTCTATTAATAATTTGGTTACATACAAAAGAACATATGAAGTAGTAACATTCCAAACTTGAATGCAGGCATCTATATAAGCAGTCTCGTGTTTATCTAAGTCTTCCTTGAGTTGAAGTTCTAAAGATTCTATTTCATCTTCTTTATCACGGTCAGTGAAAACGTTTTCACTAAAGTATTTTTCTTTCAATTGACCCGTACTCAAAATTTTGGCCTGGTAATACAAATTCTCTAACTTATCTCTGACATCTTTAGAAGCAAAAGAACTGTATCTCTCATAAATAGGACTAATAAATCTTTTCTCTCCCTCATCTACAATAAAATTTATTTCATTGATAACTTTTTCAACTCTTTGGAGAGGATTGGTAGTTTTGAGAATATTCAAAACTCGTTCGTAAAAATTTATTAACTCCTTAATTCGAGAGCGTCTATCTCTTATCAATTCATGTGCATACCTAGAAAATTGCAAATCTTTTTGTAAAAGAGAATCAAATTCTTTAAATAACTGTTGCGTTTCAATAAATGCAAGAGAAGGTATATCCGCAGGAGAAAACTCAGTTGTAATTGATTCTGGATAAGGAACCGACACTTTATCAAACGAAGGCAGCGTAGGCAAAGAAATTGCTTCTAACGAAGGTTCAGTTATGGAATCTAAATCGTCAGGAATTTCAGGCATAGAAATAGAATCTAAAGCTTGAGATACAGAACTAATAAGAGGTTTGTCTATATTCTGCCCTATTTCTGTAGAAATAGAATCAAATTCAGAAACAAGCTCGTTTAAATCAAATTCTTCTATAGGATGATCAGGAAAAGTTAAATCAGTAGGAATATAATCTAAATCAGAAACATTTATTTCCTCTGGTAAGTCAGGAATAGGTTCAACCTGAATAGGCAAATCTTTAATTGGAGCAAGACTAATGCTTATTCCACCTCTGTGCAAAAACTCATCCAAAAAACTATTAATCGCTCCTGTAGTAGTAGCCGCTCCGTGTTCAATAGCATCAAGTCTTTCCGAAATAAGAGAGGTTACATCGTAACTCATTTTATCCTTCCAGTATCCTGTTAGTTATTCCAACAACTGTATGGGCAGCAGACAAAGCTCCTGCCACTTTTTTAGAGTAATACTCTCCTAAAGTATTAAATTTCCCAGAAGCCTTGGCCATTCTATCTATTAAATGAGTTTCAGCAAAAGTAACAGCAGCCTGAGCATCATAAACTATTTTTTGCATTAATTTTTTATAGTCATAAGAATCAACAGTCCACCGATCAGAAAGAGAAGCTTGCCAAGTATTCATAACAGTATCTTTTGCTTGTCTCTGAACTAAAAATTTGTTTATTTGTGCTTGGAGGTTTTTTAGTCTGCCTCTAAGTTTAACCACTTTTGGTGTTTGAGTTAGCTTAGATACTACTGTAATCAAATAAGAAATATAATCATTAAACACACTTAATTTTCCTTCTTGTATGTTGGCTAGTAACCTATATTGCTCTACAAGCTTATCATAATCAATAAACTGAGTTAACGTAGACAAAACATTATTCTGGTTTTCGAGTATTACTTGATTATTCTTTAAGACTTCAAATCGAAGCTGGCTTTCAAATAATCCTGCTTTAACTTCATACAAACTAAGTCTTGACTGAATTTCTTTGAGCTTTGCTTCTGTAATTCTTATTTTTTGAACATATTCTGTAATTTTTTTGACTATTGCCTGAGATTCTAAAAGATCAGCTTGCGAAATCAAAGTTTCGCTTTGAATTTCTAACACCTGGGATTTTAATTTAGACACAAAATTACGAATTTGAGTTTCAATATTAGCAAAAAGATTTAAGGCAGAAGCAGAAAGAATTTGTAACCTAGACTGGTTCGCTTTTATAGCTTTGTCAACTAAGTCTATCCTTTCCTGAATAGTTTTAATTTTAACTTGATATAGTTTAAGTATATTATCAACAAGAGAATAATAAGACACAAGAAGCCAAGTAGATAACTGATTATAAAGTTTTGGCTTTCTGTCAACAGCCTTCCACATTTGTTCACTACACGAAGACAGTATCTTTCCTTTTTTCTCAGTAAGACCAAGCTGTGTTTGAATTCTGTGTAAAGTAATATCATAGGCTACTCTTTCATCTATTACATCCTCGTTAAAACCTCTAACAGTAGCCTCACCTAATATATCTTCTATTTCTCGGCTGAGTCTCAAAGAATCTAAATAAGAAAGAGGTTCTTTACGTATTAAATCCAGTCCTTCTATGTTTTCCGCAAAATCCATAACAGCCTCGACAAATCCATCTGGAAGCATATAATATCTGTAACTATCAATATTCGTACCAGCTACTGCATCAGCAAGGCCGTCTAAATCTATATTGGTTAATTTAGTCATAGTTGGATTATAATCACATTCTAACCAATCTTCTAAAGTCTTTTTAGCAGGAGCGATATTTACCCCATTAGGAAAGTCTGTATCAACATCTATTGACTGATTCTGTAAAAGTTGTTTGATCTGACCGATATAATTTGCTAGAGACTCAAAATAACTTATTATATCCTCAACAACGTGTTTTTCTTTTGCAACCGAAATCTCTTCTAAATTTGGTATGGAAGGAATATTTAAGTCAGGAATATTTGGAGGAGAAGGTATATTCCCAAACTCCAATGTCAAAGAAGGGTAATCAGGATTAATATCAGTATTAGGAGGATCGGGTAAAGAATTTAATTCAAAACAACCCAAATCAGGCGTAATATCTTGGAGTGTATTTAAAAGACCATCTACTGCATGGCGCAATTCAGTTATTGTCGCCTTATAATTTTCAGGAGACGCCTCAAAATCAGGATAATCTGAAGTTAGCTGAGGTAAATGTGAAAAATCAACCAATGGGTCAGAATATCTAGTTAAATTCGTAGGAAATTCAGTTGGCTCTGGCACACTAAAATCAAAATTAATTACATCACTAACCTCTTCAGCAAAACTAGATATTTCTCCACTTACAAAATTAATTGTATCAGTAATAGATGAATAAAAACCCAAAAGGTCATTGATGTTCATTTAACGTAATCTCCTGGGATTTGGAGTAGCTAAAATACTTAATCCTTTAAGCTCAAAATCTTTTTTCAATTGCAATATAACTCTTTGATAGCGTTTGCTTGGGTCTCTAAAAAATCGCTTAGTAATGCCCTTACCAACTACTACTCTCCACTCTCCTTCGCTAATCCATTGTTTTATTTCATAAGAATAATCACCTACTATTAATCGTCCTACTAAATTTTCTTGAGTAGGCATATCACCAAACAAGAAAAATACTAAGTAGTCATTGACTGCTCCTTTATGCACATCTAAATACCCAAGATCAATTACGTTATAGTCAGAAGGATAACCTATTTTACTAATTGCTGTAGTTCGCAAATTTATAGCTATTCCCTGAATATCAAACAAATCTTCCTCTAACTCAGGTAAGGATGACAAATCTACTTGGCTATAACTCCCATTAGAGATATGGATTATTGAAGTTCCGTCATAAAGTTCAGAAATACTATATAACTCAATAGTTTGCGAAGCAAAAACATCTACCGCAGGCATAGTTAAAGTACCTGCTACAGAAGGAACTACTGCGGTCCAGCTTTGAATTTGAACATTGTTTAGAACAACCTCTAATTGCCCCGCAGATGCTCCCATTGACATAATACCTTGAGTGGACAGCAAAGGCAGTATCAAATTTCCATTTAGTTGTCCGTGAATAAGAGCAAGGCCCGTCGCTGCTAGATTTTCCAATTTCAGTTCCGCAGAAGCAGAAATAGGTACAGAAAGAGTAGAGGTAATACTCGGTCCAGACAAAACAAGACTGCCACTAGCAATAGCTGGTACAAAAACAGCAGCGTTTACTTCCAAAGAAGGAAGCATTAACGTACTGGTCAGACCTTCATATGAAAAGAGATTTAGAGATTCGAGTGTTAACTGACAATCTGCGATTAAATCTGTTGCAGCAAAACCATGAAATTCAAAAGTTTCAAGTTCTAAAGATAACTTTCCACTATGGGGAGAACTGCCTAATAATTCAAAACCAAAAGCTTCTTCCAATTCAGAAAATTTAGTTATAGAAGTTTCAGTATAAAGTTCAAAACCAAATAATTCTTCTAAATGATTCTGGCTAGCAAATAAATCAAACCCAAATGTATCTCTAACACCGTACTCCCCACTAACCAAATTAAAACCGAAGTCAGCGATCATATCATAATGACCACATAAAGCCTCAGCAGAAAAGAAAAACTTTTCATCAAAAGCATTCTGTTGAATATATCCTTCGGCAGTTAATTCAAAATTTAAATCTCCAAATGCCTGGGGAATACCACTTTCCAAAGAAAAATTGACATCTATGCCTACCCCAGAAATCATAGCATAAATGTCAACTGAAAAATCTTCGTCCAAGCCGTTTTCTATAGCAGTAATAGTCCCAGCAAAAGCCCAAACACTTCCGCCTCGATTGGGAAAACACACGACTTTGGTATCATCTGCAAAAACACCTAAACCATAATAAGTGTTATAAGACACTCCAGGGTAAGTTATTTTAACTGATGAATCATAAACTAAAGAAAAATCTTCTTCTATTCGATAGAAACTTAAACCCATCCACGCAGGATAAAAATGAAAAAGAAAAAATTGATTATTTCTATAAGCACATCCCCCTAAACGATCGTAAGCATGACCGCTTTCTCTAAAATCTAACCTTATAGCTACAGGTGTTATAATAAAAGGGTCTTGCCATGATTCTACCCTCCATTCTGTAACCTTCCTCCCAGGAGAAAGCTCACAAGTATAAATACGATCTGGAGGATAATACATAGCCCAACTAGGATACGTAAATTGTCCTAAATCGGTTCCATATTCTCCAAATCTCCCAATAAAATTTCCATCTAAATCAGTAACTAAAATAGTATGCGCATCACGCTCTATATGAAAAATATATTCTCCTTTAATCAAATTCCCAAACCAATATTTGTGCCCTACTGAATGATAATCAGTTTCAGCTCCACCACAATCCAATATTTTAGTAGAAGTCTGATTTGGTATTATAGGATCAGAAAAAGGTACCCAACAAATAGTATTATTTATTTGATTTTTGTAATAAATTCTGCCGTTACAAATAAGAGGAGCACCTGCATCGTAACCATCACCAGCATACCAAGTTTCAGAACTATAGAAAGGTAGTTCCCACAGCCTATTTCCTGCTACATCTGATTTAGTTAAATAAACAGTGTTTTCATCAGGATTAAAACCTAAAACATAAATATACCCATTGTAGTACAAACCTCCCATAGAGGTTGCACCGCCAGAAGTTTTGTAGCTACTAGCACCAAAAATAACTGAATCTTTAACGCCCATTAGACAGAAACACTCAACCTAAAAACTGAAATAGTTTGAACTGAATCAGTTACTATATTAGTATCTGCCATAATTAACTCGGCATTACTCGTACCTACAGCCCCATCTATACGAGGATCATTAGTATTATATACTTCAGTGTCGCCATTAACTAATAACCGAAACCACCCAGCAGTTCCACTACTTATAGCTTGACCACTCCAATTGTCGCCTGGAATTTTATTAATAGAACCATCATCAGCCTCATCAAACTCTAGATCAAAGTTTCCAGAACCATTTTTGGTAATCTCAACTAATTTAGTTCCAGTAGGAGCATCATCCGCACTAGCAGGCTGCGAACCCGTATAAATAATCAATTTCGAATTCTTAAAAATTTCTTTAATAGAAGAGGCTTCCCATATAAATTTGACTTCGTCAAAAAGAGTAGTATGCCCAGAAGTATCATCATCTACACCTAATGTCACATAAATGCTTCCTTGTATGTTACTTTCTATCAAAAAATAATACTTAGTCCAGTCAGAATCGTCTAGAGCAGCTAGGTCAATAAATGTACCATCATTTGGCGATGTTCCAACTTTAACAAAACCCTGACCAGTACCGTTTTTGTGATACAACTCTAGCATATACCTATGCCCATTTTTAACTTGCTGAGCCTGATAAGCATATCCTTTTGCAGAAGTATTATTAGTTATTTGTAAACAATTACCATCTTGTCCCCCAGACACAGAAGCCAAAGTTGCGTCTATTGCACTCCAACCACTGGTATCTGATGTAAAACTGCCATTTTCTACTGAATCCCTAGTAAGTCCCAATAAAATGTTTTTCAAACCAGTTGAAAATCTAAGAGCCATAGAACACCCTCCTATTTTATTTGTAATTTAGTTTTATCTACTGAATTCTTTTTCATATCACCGTTTACATATACTTTTCCGTTTTTTGATTGCACAACTGTTGCATCTAACAAAATATTAGCATCCCAATCAGCCGTAGGTTCAGACCCTTTGGCATAAAAACCTTTAAAAGGACGAGTAGGAACAATAATTGTATTTCTAAAATAAGGACTTAAAAGCGATGGAGCAAAGTTTTCTTTTTTAACAGGTCTGATTTCATGCCATCCTGAGATTTTTGCATCCCAACTAGAAAAAGGAATACAAAAAAATCCATCCCAAAAATAAGGATCGGACCAACCCAGCCCGCCATTTCCAAAATCAGGAACATCACTATACCAAATTCCAAAATATTCCTTTTTGTTAAAAGGATTAGGAAAGCCAGTTAACCATGTATTATGGCTTTCAAATAGAGAATTATTATCTTCCAAAGAATCAGCAAAACTACCAACCCAAAAACTATATGATAGAAAATCATGAAAAGCCCACGAAAACAAAGACACAAACCGAGCATCAATAGTAAGAGATATTCCTTCGTCTCGAAGCAAAGTGATAGTCGGATAAACTGGATAATTACCTCCATGTTCTCTACCATAGTACTTTGGTTCATAAGGTACTGTCAAATTAGCAAGAACACCAGAGTCTCCATATTTACTATCAGTTACCCGAATTTGTACATGAGCAGAATCACCAATATCATTTCTGAAATAAACAAATGCTTTTGAATTAATAACCTTACAATTATATACATCTTGAATAAGATTTTGAGGATCAATAAACTTCCACCCAAAATAATAAGAATCTCCACCCCATTTCCTATAACTATAAGAGTAACGGTCTGTGTCTTCTAATGAAATTTGATTACCACCTTCGTAATGGATAAATCTGCGAATAACTTCATGTCCACGCCTAGATTCAGACGGAGGAGTTTCTTGTTGAGGTATGTTCCATCTTTGTTGAACAGGGTTCCATTGATACATATAATAAGTAGAACTTAATAATCTTTTTATACCATCGTTATTAACAAATATGTCAAAAATAGAATCTCTAGTCCAGGATTTCTCTCCCTCACATTTCTCAGAACTCCACCTAAATTCCCAACTACCTGGTGGGTAATAAATATTACAATCTGGATAACAACCAAAATGAGAATAATAATCATAATATTTAATTTTAGTCATCTGAGAACAATTGATAGTCATCGACTTAAAATCACATAACACCTTAAAAAAATATTGATAAGCTTCTCCTCGTACATCTTCAAGGCAGTCCCTGTATGTTCCTTCAACATAGTTAAGAGTAGTATAAAAAACAGAAGAATCCTGAATGCAGAGAATAAACTCTGAAGGATTGTCATGGTTAAATCTTCCACAAGCCACATCGCCAGGATGTCCATTCTTAATCTTTCTAATGCTAGTATCAGGTAGCAACAAAATATCTAAATTGCCATGCAAATCTACTCTCCAAATTGAAAGAGAATAATTAGCAAACATGTCATATTTATAAGTTGCAAACAAACAAATGGCTTCTTCTTTAGCTTCAACCGTTCGTATACGAATATAATTATTAATGCCTTTGGCTAAATCAATATACACTCCAGAAAACCTATAAGACTTTTTGCCTTCAGGCATTTTATTCCATAAATGCCTAGCCAAAGGCAGATATTCATACGCTTTAGAGCCAAATAAAATCTTTTTAAGCATTAGCCAAAGGAATTTGTATAGAAAACGAGCCTATTGTTATTGTCGTATCTTTAGTTAGTGTAGAACTTCCAGACAATTGCAAAGGTGAATCAGACAAAGTCCCCACTGTACCTTGAATTCTCTTATAAACACCAGAACTATCCTGTGCCCCAGCATCTGTAATAGCTTTTAATCTAAAATAAGAAGCAGTGCCTGACGCAGACACTGTTCCTTTCCAAGTCTCATCAGTTTTTTGAAGTATACCATTGTCCACATTTTGTGGAGACTCAAAATGCAAACCATTTCCTCTAACATTTGTTACCAATTCACTCACAGCACTTACAGTCAAACTTCCACTAGGCACAGCAGTCACAGAAAAACTATCCCCTGCATATTTGGATACTAAAATAACTTCACCATTTGAACCTACAACGGCATCAACTAATTCCGAATTAGCATTTATTAAATCGACTACCGCTTTGGCTACTTCATTTACTGTAGATTCAGAATCAGACTTAGTATATTGAATAACTTCATTAGTACCAGAAGGAATTACAGGGCTGATAGTAATTGTTAGAGTATCTCCACTGTTACCAACTGCAGTAATGCTAAAATTCATCACTTGCCTTTCACTGGCCGACCAACTATTGCCGTCAGTAGTAATAGTTACCAACAAACTACCAGTTTCAGCGTCATCAGCAGAATTAGGAACAGAACCACTAAATATCTGAAGCACACAATCTGTCATTAAGCTTTTTAAATTGTCTCTTACTGCCAAAGCCTTGGCCATTCCCGTTGAAATCTTTACATTTCCCATTGAATCACCTCCAAAAATGAAAACGTTTTCACTTTTTCAAAGCATCTAAAAATACTAAATACTGCCCATAATCATTAATACTAAAGGCAATATGTACATAATCAAAATTTGACAATACATTGGGGTGTCTCTCAGTCAATGGCAGTGTTCCACCGTCAGTAGCAATAAAAATTCCTTTATGCGTAGGAATAATAACTATCTGGGTTCCTGAAGGAAGGCTGTCTGACATAGGCCTCTCCAGAACGCCTACACCTATAGAACCTAAAGCTGGAGAACTAATTATTCTCTGAATCAAAGGCTTAGTACCCTGAAATTTTATCTCATAAACAGCTTCTGTAGTCGATACATATAAAGCCCATTTGCATACCAACCCAGTAGGGCTTATGCTTACAGCATTTATTAAATGATTAAAAGTAATAGCCTTTGTAGAGTCATCCTCATAATGCTCTCCGCCTTCTAAGTTTAGAGAAGTAAAAGGAGGACTATAGTAAAGACGATTACCTTCTACTTTCCATTGCCTACCTAAACAGACAAAAAGTAAAGACAAAGGCGGAGCGTGTGCTTCTCCAACAAATTGCAATCCTGTTAAATCCTGAGCCTTGAGAGAACCCGAATCGGTAGGCAAGCCATTAATTAAAAGAGGAAGAGGTGTCTTTCTAGACACCACCACAAATTTAGGAGTAGTTTGTACTTCTCCTAAAAACAACTCTGTTTGAAATAATGGTTTCACAACAAACCAGGATGCACAAGAGTTTGGGATAAAGGAACATACTTGTTCCTGTCTAATTCTCGATTAATTTTTTCAATATACGCATTCCACAAAGTTTCATACTTAGCAGCAAACGGGCTAACTGTTTCAGAATCCGCTTTCTGAAAAGCAAACATTAACATTCCATATATTAAATAATCAGTATATTCATCTGGAATAGCTGATTCAATAGCCTTAGAATCTGGAATCGCAGCTCCATAAATAACTATTTCCTTATCAGATTCGCTTGGTGTCATATGAAGAACAATCTGTTTAGGAGCAAAATCCAAGCAATAATACTTAACTGTGCCTACAGTGCCACGAACGGATTTTATTCTGTTATAATCAATCTTAGTCAAATCATTTCCGTCGTAAGTAATTTCTAAAGGCAAAATAAGCTGATTTGGATAATCATATATATACTGATTGGCCACAGACAAAATAGGATCAAAAGTCTTTCTGTAAAGAAGAGTGCGTCGGCACATCTCCCTTACAGAAAGATAATAATAAAACTCCAAATCAGAATCTCCCCACAGATAAGGAATTTCTGTGTCAAACAAAAGCTCTCTTACTCTTTGAACAAGCTCACTTCTGTTCATCTTCTTTTGAATCTAGCAAAAGTTCATTAAAAAGTTTATCATCAGTCTTTTTCACTTTTTTGTTCACTTTTCTTTTAACTTTCTTCGGTTTTGGAGAATCTTCAATCAAGACCATATCTTTACGTTTAGCTAAGGCTTCAGTGTAAATATAAATTCGCCCTGTTGTAATCTGTTTTAACTTGCGCATCCCTACCTCCAAACCTAATAAAAGGGGGCACTAAGCCCCCTTTATCTTATTCCATCATAAAGCCAAGTGCCCGAATTTTTACCTTACCTTTCACAGTAACAGCACCAGAATACGTAACAGTAAGGTCAATAGTGTCTGAGCCTGTATAGCGTTTCCCAGACGTACCATAAGCATCTGTGCCTATAGCAGTACATACTATAGTGCCCGCACTTGCTTTGAGGTCCACAGAAGCGTCAAAACCATCAGTATCATCTCCATCTCCAATATCAGCCGTAGCTGATGTAGCAGCGTCTGAAGGAGTAACAATTTCAGTTTCAACAAGAAGAATTCTCATTCCTGCTTTAACAGGGAGAGCCTGTACAACATCGCCGCTAGCTATGTTAAGAGCATCCAAATCAATTATATTTTCCAATACAAAGGCTGCTCCTGATCCCTTAAAAGGGACCGCAGCCGAGTGTCCGCCAAGCCCGTTAATAGTAGCCATTTGTCTTACCTCCTAAATTAAACTTCAACATACAATACGCCGAGACTTCCAGGCTGAATAACAGCAAAATCATACACCACCAAACCTTTCATAGCTTCGGCAAATGTGTCCTGGGGCCTATACATTTCTTCTCTGGTTAACTGCGTAACAAACACCAAAGCAGATTTATGGCCAAAGTAAATATAAGTACAATTTGTCCCACCATCATTCACAATAGGCAGCAAATTAGAAATATAAATGTCAAAACGGTCAATGGAGCCTATCAATCCGCTTCGGAGAATAGACTTAGCGTCTCCAGTCAGAGAAGCATCTTTAAGGTCAGATTTTTTAATCAGTCCAGCAATATGCGGAGGCATAACTATAAACCTATCAGTAGAAGGTCTATTCTGCTCATCAAGAACAGTTCCGCAGTCCACTATGTAATCAATAATATTATCCTTAGTCAGCGTAACAGGGGAACCAGTCGTTCCGAGATTGAACTTTCCAGTTTTAGCTCCTGCAGAACTTCCCTGATTAGCATCGTCCACATCCGCATAAATAGTAGCAAAGACTTCAGTATCCTGAGTAATCTTAAGCTGTTCCGCAGCATCGTCCGCATATTTGCCCATCATTTTCAGATCGAACTGCTTAATATCAATATCATCCAAAGCAAAGTTATAGTACTTGGCCTTATTAATTGAAAATTCTACATAAGGGCTTTCAGGATATTCTAGATCAAGTTTCTGGCCTTTTTTGTAATCCTTAATAGTAATATTAGGAACAGTCCTGATATAGACTGTATCCCCGACGTTTTTAACTTCGCCTACATAATCCACAGACGAAATGTTAGCCACAGTGCTAGCTTCATAAAATTTCTCAAGGGTTTTTCCTGCAAAAATTACAGGAATATTCTTGGTAGCATTATAATCAGGATAACCTGGCACTTTTGCAACTGGCATAGTTGACCTCCTAATCTATCACACGATTTTCTCGGATGGCCTTTATAAACTCGGCCTCCATTTGAGTTTTTTGTTCAGGAGAGTACCTGCCTAACGCAGCATCCCTATAAAACTGAACTATCTCGTCCCGCTTTATCAGTCTGGGACTCTGCGGTTGTGTTACGGCAGCCTGTCTCCTCGGAGGTGCAACGTTAGCCGAGGGCTGGCTAGTAGCCTGTTTTTCTTTCTTATAATCTAAGAAAAATTGAGCTACTTTATGAGCATCACCTTGATTAAAATATTCCAACATTAACTCATGCAAAGTCTTGTCCGAATAGGGGGCTGGACGCTGAAGCCACTCAATAAAATCAGGGTCAGTGTTCAGTGTCTCCCAATCGGGTACAAGACTTGCTAATGTAGCCTGAAACGTACTTTGAACAAGTGGCTGAACTTTATTTTCAACCGTTTTTTCTATATCAGGAATTTCATCTTTCTTAACAAATTGAGACGTATACTTAATAAGAGCATCATATACTTCAGGCAATGTATCCTTAATAACAGCCAAAGGGTCTTCCTGCTGAGAAGGAGCAGGAGGATTAGACACAGATTGAGTTTTAACCATATCTTCTAGAGTAGCCAATTTGCCTTTAAGAAATTCGTTTTCGGCCTGCATTGTCTTTAGCACATCCTGTAATCTTCCAATTTCTGCATTGTATTTACCTTGTAAAGTCTTATATCTCTGTTCCCATACGTCAGAAGAAGGTTCTGGTTTAGGTTCAGGTTCAGCAGGCGTTGCAGGTTCTGAAGAAGATTGAGAACCTGTAGAAGAAGGTTCTGGTTGAGTAGGTTCGCCTGTCTGAGGCTTATCGTCCTTATTATCATCCTTGTCTTTATCAAGTAATTTTTTCTCAAGGTCTCTTGCTTTATCTGCTTGTTTTTTTACTGCGATTGGTACTGGCATAAAACCTCCTATTAGCTAATAAGTTATTAACATACTACGAAATATATTTCAAATTCAAAACCTTATACTCATACTGCCCAGTTATTTTCTCATCAGGACCATAAGTAGCTGTAACAGTAACTAAACGGCGTTCATATTTATTATTAGGATCAATAATTCTATTCTCAGTAGGAGACAAAACAATTTCAATTGAAGGCCCTGGAGACACCGAAGTATCTCCTCTTATTTCTATGTCGTTAGTCAAACAATGAATACTATAAGTCACAGCCTGAGGGCTTTCTACTTCCCCTTCTTTGTTCTTGAAAGTCAGAGATAAATAGGCTGTGCTATTTTCGTTTATTATATTTTTCATAAACCCTCTATGACAAAGTTATTTGAAGCTCAAGAGTCCACACTTGGCCCGAAGCTTTTGTTCCCTGATCTTCTACTTTCCTATTCATCAACTTGTTAGCTGTAGAACCATTCCTCACAGCGAACTCTTGCCAACTAAAATTAGCTGTACTTCCATCAAACTCAGCCCTAAAAGTCACTGTTTGACCAGAACGTTGTGGGTATCCTGTTGCCATTGATTGCCAAGCAGTGCTACTTCCTTGCAAATCTGTCTGAGAAGCATCAGCAGCAGTTGTTCCGTTTCCTACTCCTAACTCAGCATTAGTATTATCATAAGCAGTAGGAGAACCTAGACCGCAAATCAAATCCCACATCTCGCCAATACCTACATTCAATAAAATATTACCCTCAACAACCGAAACTGCGGGTAACTCTCGGCCTTCAGCATCTATTACTGGACTAGGGGTTTTATTTTTAAAAGCCTCTTCATTAGGATAACGAGTTATTATCCACTTACTTTTGTGTCCGCCTTTTTCTACGACCATAATTGCCTCCTAAGTGTAAAGTTTAAACTCAATTTCATTAGTTCTAAGCCCAAACTCAATATTTGATTTCTTAAGCCTAAAAGAGATACTAACTAACTTAACAGCAGTATCATATCTTAAAATTACATCAGTAGCAACTCCTAAGTCAATTATAGATAATATTGTAATTATTTGCGTAATAAGATCAAGTCCTTGCCCATAATCCTTAACTGGAACATTAACTACAACACTACTTAATATGTCTAATCCTACTCCACCATCAGTTATTACTTTTAGAGCAGTTTTGGCTATCGTTAAAATTTCCGCTGAAGTTGCAACATCAGAAACAGTTAAAAATACATTTATTCCAACAGAATCGGTCCCAATTGCACCATCTGTCACACCTAAATTTGCGGAAATAGAAGAAAGCGAGTCTGTGCCTTGCCCTGATTCGGATATACTTTTGATTATTTCTGTTAAAACAGAAATTACATCTACAGCGAAACCAAAGTCTGATATAGGAATCCTAGCAGAAATAGAAGATAAAATATCGTTGCCTTTGCCAGTATCAGATAGACCAAAAGATACGTTTAAATAAGAAACACTGTCCGCTCCCAATCCACTATCAATAACTTGTTTTAAAAGCTCTTTTAAAACTATTATTGCGTCTAACCCAGACGCTGTGTCTGACAATGTCAAAGTTGCTGATATACCGCTTATATTGTCTTGGCCTAACGTAAAATCAGGAACAGACACATTTACAGTAACAGAAGCTATTAGATCAGAAGCGATGCCTGAATCAGAAATGGTTTTAAGAAGTTCCTTTAATACTGAAAGGCTATCTGAGCCTACTCCTGCATCGGAAATTGAAAAAGTAACGGTCAAAGAAGAAATAGAATCAGAAGCAGTGCCAGTATCTGATACAAAAGCTGAAACAGGTATAGAAGGTAAATTATCTTCCCCAAAACCAGAATCATTTATATTTAACAAAGCTGAAAGCTGGGATAAAAAATCAGCCCCTGACCCTTGCTCAGAAAGGTCCAAAGAAGCTTGGAGGTTGGGAGTAGAATCTAAACCCGTTCCAGTATCATTTATAGAAAGTAACGTTGTTATCTGGAGCAAAGAATCAGAACCAGAGCCATTATCAGATATTACAACGATCTCACCTCCTCCACTCACATACTCATCTGCTCCAATGTCCCAAGGTGCAGAGCGGGTCTCGCCGTCTATGTCGTCAGTGAAAGCTAAATATGGATCGGATGAAAGGTCAGTACCTGCGTCTCGTGCTACTGTATCAGAAGCATCTAGATGGAAGTCATCATTAGCTGCATCTACAAAAGTAACTGTAGCGTTGTGGATTGAATTTGGCCCTGGAGCTGTATTATCTGAAGATACGTTGTAATCAGAAGATGAATCAAAAGTCCCAACAAAACAAGTAGTACAGTCAACAATGTTGTTGATAGCTCTGCAATACCCTGATGATCCACCATCTACACCAGTACCACAGTTGATAATAGTATTGTTGTATAAGTAGTAATAGTCGTTTCCACGAATGGCATATTGAGGTATGTCATAAAAAAGATTATTGACCAAATAAATTTGTACAGCAGAATTATCACAACCAATTCCAGTATTTACTGTTCCACCAGCATTCTCTCTACAGAGGATACATTTTTCGACCCGCAGATAACGGCTTGTGTAATATGTATGTATCAACAACTGAGACCCTGTCGATCTCGTTCCTTTCATCTGTAAGCCAATAAGTCTCACATACTCTTCTTGTATGTCAAAAATAGTTCCTTCGGAGAGCACAAGCCTGTACTTTGTGTCATCCCATTTCCCTGGGTGTCTGTACCCCTGATCTGGATCGGTCCAAATCCTAATGTAGTGATCCGAGTCTACAGAAGTCCATCCATCAATAGTAACTGCACTATCATCCTCATCCCCAGTTGAACACCTACAATCAGCAACAGCGATCAAGTCCGCTCCCACAAGGTCACCGTCTCCAGACATAGAAGGGTAGTTCGACTGGGTACAGCTCCCGAAGTCTGCTTCCCAAGCAGCTAGAGATGAGTAATCTCCACTTCCTCCTGTATCGACTATCTTTACAACTTCAGTTGCCATTTTACTTAGCCAGCTTCGCTAAGGTTGCTGATATTTTCTGAGGTTTGTCTGTTACGCTGATTTTGTCACTGGTTACTTCAGCAACTACCTCACTTTGTAGGATGTCCTCAATATCTTCAATGTTGATCCTATGTCTGCGCCTGGCCACAACGTGTCTGATAGGTTCTATTCTTGTTACGATTTGGTAACTAGGAGATAAATCGTGGTCTTGTAATCTCTTCAGAACAGCATCAGCTAGGGTTTGGCAAGTCTTAGATGCTGTCTCTGCATCAGGACCTTCTGCCATTACTCCTAATTCAGGAGACTCAGCAATGTACCGATTTCCCAGCACAATTTCATCTTCCTTTGTCAAAAACTTTAATTCATCGACTTCTTTGTCAGGCACACACAGAATGTAGAACTTATTCTTGTTCAACTCTTCTTTCCCCCATTTCCATCCATCTGGCTTCACAACTACAACGTCACCCTTTTTGTAGCATCCGCGTAAATCTTTTATTGGATCGGGGTTTGTCGTATCACTAGACTTGACTAATAGTTCGGCCATTTTTTCGGACCTCCCAATTGAAGATAATAGCTGTAATACAGTTGTACCCTCGTGTAAAGCTCTGCCGATGATTCAAAGCGGTCTGACTCACCTAATGAAGTACCCTAAGTGCTGTAGGTCTTACTGGACCGGGTCTGGGAGTGGCGCTAGTACGTGCTACTCCCAGAGCGTGACTAACAAACACGAAAAAAGCACAAGATTAAAGCGATCACCAGCCTCGTAAACACTCTTCTACCCCCTAATGCGAGTTAGTATTCTATTGTTGACTCCCTTTCTTAGCAGAACCTCTTGCCAGAGAGTAGCCAAATGCAGCTGCTACAACTCCCACTACTCCGGCTAGTTGAGTAATCGCTTGAGTTACCACAGAAGCTTGCTCAGGTGTAAACACACCTAGAGCCGCAAGCAGGGCAATTGCTTTCGCTGTTACAGTTACCCAAAACTCAGTAGTTTTGTATCCTGGTTTAATCTCCATCTTAACTACCTCCTGTTTTAGAATTTAGTGTGCTTTTTACCATCGATGATGCCAAAGCTGGCCCCATCGAGGTCTTCGCCCCAATATAGTTATCAACTTCGAGGAATAGTTACGCATCCCGAACGTACGACCATTAGCTGCTACTCTAAGGTCGTACGACCACGCGATAGGTGATTCACTAATTTGAACTCCGTTAGAATCGTAAAGTACTGCACGTACACCAATAAAACAAAAGTCAACTTTAGGAGGAGCGAACGTAAATTGAGTCTCTGTAATAGGAGCAGAAGTAATCTCTCGCGGAGGAGACCCAACTCTTCGAATGTAAACCCGGTACTTTAAAACAGCATCAGTTGGAATCGGGTCACCTGTAGACAGCACTATAGGAGCGTTCCACGCGACAGTAATTGTAGAGTCTGAGACGAATTGACGTTTACGCACCCATTGAGCACAAACACTTGTTGTAAAAATCGCCAAGAGCAATATACTAATTGAAAGGACTTTCCTGACCATCACTTATCGATCCACAGTTATCCCCAATAGAATTGTTACAGTACCTCCGGAAGTCCCAGAAGTTTCAACCACCTCAAACTGCAAATACTTCGTCATTGCACCCAAATCAACTGGTATAAACAAATGGCCGTCGCTCTCCGGACCAGAAGTAGAAGTAAGCTCAGTCGCAATATCTGGGACTCCTTCGGGGGTTCTGAAAAACTGTTCATCGAGACTGCACTTCTCCTTAATAGTGTAAACACCTCCTCCAGTAATCGTCACTTGTAACGAAAAGTACCCTGTAGCGCGTAGTTTATCAAGATCGAGGACTCGAGTGGAAACAACTTCACCAGCAGAGAAATGCTTGTTGTTTAGCAAACTAAGCCAAGTAATCCGATTCTTCGCCAGGCAAAGAGAACTGTTCATTAAAAACAACAATAATACTCCTATTAAAACTCTTTTCACCAATTTAACCCCCTTTAATAACATTCCAGAATTGTCAAATGAAACTTATCAAAGTCCTTCATAACCTCCATAAACCTCTTGAACGTCTTACCCGAATTCAGCACAGCTCTATCACCGTGTAACTTCCCATAATGTTCCGCCAAAAGAATGCACCCAGCAGTATCTTCAACTTCATTGCCCGGATGGAATAGAATACCAACACGGCCCGGTACATTTGTAACTATGAAAGTCTCCCCAAACCGGCTAGAAACGTGCCTTCTACATATGTACTGCTGTGCGGGAATACATGAAACTCCGGGCATATTGAATCGGTCCGCAGGTTCGAGAGTCACACAAAAGACTTGCTTCTGAATACGAAGCACTCCAAAGGTGCCGTAAGATTCATTCTCCTCTAGCCTTACAATTTCAACAACAGGATACTCTATCATAAGCTACCTCCTCTAATCATTCAAAACTCCGCAACCACCGGTCTTACGGAGCTCTCCTAGTAATTCGTTAATTTTCGCTTTTAAAGCATCACAGTAATCAATAGTCCCTATCAAGACAGAGTGGATAGAAGTAACATCAGCTCTTAACGCATTATAGTCACTCTTTATCTCGTTTACCAGAGGTACAAGATCGTTATATTTGGATTTCAGATCGTTAATCAAGTCTCTCTCATTCGCGTCATACGTTAAGTCTGCGTCTCCTAAAGTAACAGCCGCAGCATCGGCATAGGTAACTGCAGTAGACGTAATAGCAGATGGGTCGCTCTGGGAAGCATCAACATCAATCACCTGAGCGGTTCCAAAGCTGTCACTTGCCCCTACTATATGTAAACCTCCTACTTCTGCCGTCCTAGTGCTAGCAAAGTCGCACCCCAAAGATACGAGCAGGAGTGTGGTTGAAGAAACAGCAATCCCAACACATTGAACTATATTCGACCCAGTAGGCCGTGTAGAAGTAATCCCTCCATTTGTACCTACGAAATACTTAGACCCAACTGTAAGACCTGAAAACAGCGCGGCACGCCCGTCAAACTGTATCCACACATCGTTACCTGCAGATGCATCCTTATAGACAAACCCTACACAAGGCATGGTACTGTCAGAAGTATTGCTAGCTCTATAAGCCCTTTGATCACTTGCGATATAAACAGCTTGTCCTTTAGAGAGGTTTTCTCCAGCTGTAACCGAATAACAAGGAGCACCGATTGCATCTCTTACTTTTTGAGTGTTTCCTGTGCAAATAGCATCCCATCCAATTACATTCCCCATCTCCTCAAACTCGTAAGGCTCTAAGAATCCCATCTACTAACCTCCTCAGCGTAGTACTGTTAGTTCAACAGTGTCCGCCTCACATACGTTGTTCCTTGGCGTAATTTTAATCGTGAAGTTCTTGTTAAGCACGCCGTCTGAAGATTGCAGCGCGGACGTGTAGTCATACGACGTAGTTGTGCCATCTAATATCTCTTCTCTCACCTGCGTGGTACCATCATAAATCTCTAACCGGATCTGGTCATAATCAGGAGTAGGATCCTGTGGCTTTTGCTGACTTGGGAAATGAAACCCCGCCCCATCTCTAGATTGGTTCCTCCAACTAATGCTGACGTCATCGCCCGAAGAAACGCGGTGATTATTACCTTGCTCATTAACCTGGAGATTACAGATTGGCAATGGCCTAAAAGGATTACCCTTGTACGTAAAGGAGTCTGTCTCCGCGTGTTCTGTATCGTCGATTTCCGCTCCAAGGAAGTGATGTCGAGGGGTCATGTCAATATCGAGGGTTTGGTTAGCAAGAGGCGCAAACGTATTTCTATCCGTAGTAACGGGAGAGTTGTAATTCAGATAGAACACGTCAGTTCCAGCAGCATGTGAAGAGATGATTGTCTTGAAGAATCCCCTGATTACTCCTACAAAATGGTATCCACTCTCATCTACACTTACATCTCTAACAGAAATTATCTCGTTATTGATCAGTAATAACAAAGAACCAGCGAACCAACCAGCATCACTAGATCCAAGTAGTGAAAAAGCGACGTCACTAGTAACATCGATCTGATAAGTCCTAGAAGTCTTATGAGTAACAGGAACATCGTGAGTTAGCGTCCCTAAGTAGTTAACCAAAATCTCTGCCGTAGAAAGCTCTAAAGAGTCGTAACTCAAGGTTATCGAGAAACCTTTTAAGTAAGGATTGCTTAAATCAGGTTTACACCAGAAGTAAACACCTCCAATTGGGTTTTCGAGATAACCCCAGGAAATCCAACTACTCTCGAAGTCCTGCGTAACTACTCCTGGACCAACAGAAGGAACGTCTGACATGTCAACAGGTTCTGCTTCAACAAGTTCTATAGCCTCAAGCTCGTAAACGCCCACTCCCTTTCGAACAATTGATGTAACCCTAAATGTACCCGTTACTCCAAACTGGTCAGAATCAATCTCAATGATTTGGTAAGGTTCGATAGACACAGTAGTCGTGAAAGTAGCTTTAATACGGGGGAACGTAACCTCAGTCATCTTACGATCAAGCACTTTCTTTGCAATAGTATCAGAAGCAATAATCCTATAACTAAACTCGTTTAGTTTAAAATTACCTGCAACTGCTTCGGTACCGTGGTCAACCTGATAAATCCAGTTCGTCTCATAATCATTGTGAGGATCAATCCACTCCAGCGAAGCTGCACAATGAACTGCGGTCCAAAGATTCCCCTCGAGTGACAAGTTGTCAATGTCATCATCAGTTAAAGTCAACGTTGCAGCCCCTGTATTTCTAATTACCTTAACGCAAATTTTGTTTTGATACCAATAAAGCTTGGCCCCGCACCAATCTAAGATCTCTCTTATTACCTGTCCTAGGTCGGCTGAAGTTGAAACTACATATGAACCTCCAATTCCCTCCGACGCAAGAACATTACCTGCCTCTATAAACGAATCTTTATCGACCAAACTTTCCGGGATGTTCAAATACCATCGATTCGTTAGAATGTAGTAAAGGACTTGCATCAAATTAGCGTCATCTCCAACTTTCTTCCCAAGTGAAGTCAAGGGCTGAACGAACCTTTTCAACTCACATTGTGGGTGGATAGGAGATGGAGATTGTCCTAAACAAATATTTAGTGTAGCGTACGCCACATTGCGATAGTTCAATAGGTCGGAACTGTCATGAAGAGCGGTGTCGTGAGAATGTCGAGTTTGCGTAGACGTACCATAGTACCAATAGCCCCCGAGGTACTTACCTCGTTCACTCTGATCGCACCCCGAAGAAGGGTGATCTACATCCACTCGAGTGGACTCAAGGATTAGCTTCGTAAACTCATCGACCGGGCCTATAGAAAAGGCCCAACGAGCAACCATCACGTAGGTGTAATAGGTAATTTCTGCCTTAGCCTTACCAGAACCTACCTTCTTCTTATGTTCAACCTCTTGAAATGACCGCTTGAAACGACCATATGCCTCTACTTTAGGAACCATATCAATCATTACGCCAGCAACCTGGCCCCTTCCAAAAACAGAGGGAATCGCCAGCCCAACTCGGTTGCGAGGAATCTTTACTTCATTAGCACTTTGGTCGCCCGGACTGTCCTCAGTCTTAGGTGGCCCCGCCAAAAAGTAGCTCGCGAGAAACAACGCCGCATAAATTGCTAGAGTTGCAAAGACCGCCATTTCCTAAACGAAAATCCTCCCCACGAGATTGCAAAGTCAAACTTAAACACAGGTGTGATAGTAACACACTCTTTCGGGAAAGATGTAATAAACTGACCTCCTACAAACAGAGCACTCTCAACGTCAAAATTTCTTCCTATAATTCTTAACACCCAGTCCCCACACTTCAAGTCTGCTGGGTTAGTTGTTTCAACAAGTCGTCCACCACTCCCTTCCTGAATAAACGTTTTGAATTTATGTACACCCTCTTTCCTTAGAATCCTAAGTACCGTTGTAGTATGAATTACTTTGAACTGATCCTCCGAAATCAAACCACTCTCTTGTGCTATACGTAATGAGACTCCAAAGCAGTCAATTCCCTTAAGAGAAGTACCCCCGAGCTTGAAAGGGGTATTAACCCACTTCTGTGCTAACTGATAATAATAACAATTCTCACACTTCACAAGGACACCTAAAATTGACTTTAGAAATTTTGTAGTCAAATTCAAAGTTAGCAACCCACTGAACTCCGGTTACAGGTCTAGCAACGAGAAACTTATCGGACACATAGACTGCGGCGAACATCTCTCTATAGCGCCCAATGTCTCGCACCACAATATCTCCGCACTTCACACTTTTATCTCCAGTTACCACCATGTAATTGTCACCAAAAGTATGCGCCAGTTGCCGTAAGAACTCTTGATGGTTTTGACGAAATAGTTTGAGCATTCGCGCGCTGTAAATATCTAGAAACGTTTCCTTAGGAAGTAGACCTACATCTACCAAGATCGAAAGAGGCGCACTCACACAATCAGCCCCCCTACCTTTAACACAATCCCTGAGTTTAAATGGGGTACCAATCCATTCATTAGCCTTCTCAAAGAGTACGCAATTGTAGCACTTACTTCTTTCCACCAGACGCAGTCTTTCCCTGTCTTCCTCTTAAAGTCGCACTCTCTGTAGGAGTATGAGGAAAACCTAAGTAGTTATCCAAATTGTTAAACTTGTCTCTACAAGTTGCAATCGATTTATCACACCCGGCGTAAACAGTAACAACATCTCCTACAGACAGATCACGAGTAGCAAACCTCACCACCACAGAACCCGCATCATTAAAAACTATACTCCTAACTTCCGTTGGCGCAACTAACTTCCCATATTTCAGAAAATTATTTGGAACGGGGTCTGGGAAGTTTGAACCCCGAGTAGTATAGTTAATCGAGATAGTTCTCCCACTAATACCAGCTACTATTCCAGAAGCAGAATAAGAATCCCATGCGACTCCACATTCGTCTAAAGTTCGAATACATCCTAGAGAAAGGCGGACACGATTCGCTGACCTAAGACCTAACGACACCATACTCTCAACTTCGAGTTCGACAAAGTGGAGGTCGATTTTAAACTTAGTGACATTACCTTGATAAAACTCTGACCAAGTTGCCGTATCCACATCAATCTCAACAGCGCGAACTGTCACAGAACCAACTCGATTTACAAGGTAACTTGAGAGATCGGGTACTTTATCCCGTAAAATTTTAATAGTAAACGCTTCTTTCCGATCTACGCCAGAAAGCTCGTATGAAATATCAGACGTGATAAGAGGTTCCCAGGTAATAGAGTCATTGGTCGTAAACGGGAAGTTAGTCGCAATTAAATAGTCTGTATGCATGCCATAAACGAGAATTACGCCGTCAAACTTCAACGAGGGCCTCCTTCAAATAGGACTCTATCTCTTCAAAAAATACTTCAGGATTAAAATCTTGGCACTTCAAACCAAAGGGACACACAAAATTGTCAGGAACTCCTGGCCAAGGACGGCGGCATGGGTACAAATCGCAGCGGTTAGGTGACTGAACTGAAATGTGCAGAGGATAGGACAACTGTCTCGGGTCCGTAGACGTAAAGATAAAGAAACCTCTCTTCCCCAGTGCAGCCCCGGCGTGGCAAAGCCAACTATCCACACCCACTAGAGCGTCCGCTTCTGACACAAGAGAGATGGAAAACCTTAAGTTCAAATCAGGATGCTCAAATCCAGGTAGCGAGGGTTGGGACAAACCGCGCAGTACGAGTACAGTACCAAAATCGCTCAAGAACCGGGCTAACTTCAGCGCTTGATCTTTACTCAAAGAGCGTTGACCTGAAGAGAGGGGGCTGGATACGTCGGTAGAAGCTCCAAAAGGTTGGAATAAAATAACAGGGCGCCCTTTCCGATCGAGATAGGCCCGTGCATCCTTCTTCTCTTTATCAGTTAAGTAAAGCTTCGGGGCAGCGCCCTGCACAAGCTTAACATCACAGGATCTAAATATTGCCTCAATCAGAGTAATCTTCCCTTGACGGTAATCCGCAACGTAGTAGGGTTCAACTTTCCTTATATCAAACTCACTCAGCACCCTAAAGTTGGAAGAAGGCCACGGCACACACTCCTCCACATAAGGACTATTCTCAAAGGCAACAGGGAACGAACATAAAATGGTTGGTTTAGAGTCGAGGTAAGGGAGCACTGCAGTAAAAGCAATATTCTTCCCTAACCCCCCAGTGAGCTCAAGTGCTATTTTAGTCATACGCTTCCTCCCAAGTAACAGTTACGAAACAGCCATCGCCCTTGAAATCAAACTCGATGGTATCCTCTGTTAAGTAAGCGTCAATCTTAAAGTGGAGTGGGGTACCCTTCGGTGTGTCTAACGACAAATTATCTTGAAGGGTAACTACACAATGATCCTCAGCAGTAACTACGCCCGTAACGGTCGTGTGAACTATAGTAGATCCATAATCAATCACCACCTTCTTGTAAGCACTCCAAATCTCAGAGTAAGTCCGAGGTATGATCTTTAGCGAAGCAGAACCTTGATAAGCGTCTTCGTAAACGCGTAATTCACTCAACCAAGTGATTATATTGACTTTCTGATAGCGCCCTTTTGCGTATAAAAACAAGTCTTTGAAATCCCTCCAAGCAGTTCCAAAGAACTGGTAACTATGCGTTACAACAATTTTATCACGCAGACGAGAGCTCAAAGGATTTTTAATGGACGGGACGCCAACTTCAAGACCCTTAACATCCCTACTATCAACTACAGACCCTTCAACAAGCACCGTTCTTGGCCGTTTGTACCACTGCGAAGTAGTACCTGTCAATGCGTTACAGCCCTCAGGGATTATTTCATCTACGTCAATCTCAAGGTTGTAAACATTATGTTTCACTAAAGAACGAGTCCGTCGCACGTGGCCGTACCCCGTAAAACTGGGGTACACCCAGGTATCGTTCACATCATAATCATACTGAAGCTGGCCAGCAAACTTAAGTGTTTTCGAGGCTGCGTCAATTTCGGTGATCTGGCCCGCTTCTAAATGACGCGAGCTACACAAAACAGCAGAATACCCTACCTCAAAGTCTGTGACATCTTCTACCACTATCTGGGTATCATGTTGGTGCGCGTTGCTCACTAATCGTACTCTAAGAGGAAACTCAGGCACTACTACTAAATAACGAGCCGCATTGATAGCATCATAATCAAGATCATATGCAACCTCATCAACAGCTCCCAAGTGCAACGAAGACGAGCGGGTAGGGTAATAAAGTTTAGGAATACGGGTGGGCTTGCTTGCTAAGTTGTGAACCAATTCTGTTTCGAACTTGAACTTTATCTTCTGAAAAGTATGAGGTGTATTCCATTGATCATACTTTCTCGGTTTCAAGAGGACTATAGCGAACGTAGCAGAAACATAACAAATGGCGTCTCCTACTGTATCAAAATGGAAGTAGATGGGCGCGTCTACTACTCTCACTGCCCCCACCTGTGCCACATTCACAAGACCGTCCATCTCAGCCCCGGGAGCCATAGTGTGAGGCAAAGGCTCAGGAAGAGTTACCGAAAACGTAGGATCCGAAGAAGAAACAGATTGTAAATCGTGAGAGGTGTCTTCATAACGATGTAAAATGTGAATTAACCGAGACGAACCTACCTTAGTAAATCCGAAATCAATTTTTGTAGGGACAACGTAAACTCTGTTCCAGAAGAAATTCTTTGGTTTGTCCTCAATTGTTTTACCTGCGTAAGATGAGGGAGTTCGTGAGTACGGTGTCCCTACTATTACACCCCAATAATACCGTTGGGGGGAGAAAAACGTGTCGTAACGACGATCCTTCGAAATACGTGAATAGTTAATACCCTCCTGCCCTTTAGATACGGGTTCACCGCAAGAATAAGGCCACCACCACCATGGACGTTCGCGAGTAGAAGGAGGAACGAGCCGGTAATCACCTTCAGGGCCGTCCCAATGTTGAATCAAATGAGGGACCACGAGCTGATAGGATCGAACTTGGTTGGCTATTAAAGTTAACGCATCAGCAAATACTTTGTTCTTGACTTTAGTAATATCACCTCCCCAAATTCTAAAGAACATATAAAAGGTAGAAGTAAGGTAATGTTTAGAATTGTAGGCAATCTCGTAAAGGCGATTTCGAATACAAGAAATAGCCTGATACCAGGTAGGGCCGACAAGTTGCTCTTCGTCTCCTGCAGTAGAGAAAGAAGGTTCGGGAGACACATATTTACGGACTCTGATCTCATCCAGCCAGCCCTCCCACTGACCCGCTCCAAATGCCACCCTGCCTGCATCAGATAAATCAGAGTCTGTAGTCGATAAAACCTCTGAACCGTCAACAAAGAATTTTATATTGTTTTCATATATTGCTAGAGCTAGTATAGTTTCAGTATTCATTGGAATGTAATTATTTGACGGGGGTGTAGCAATGTCACTCTCGGTACTAGCAACCCACTTACGTATTATTGGTGATGTATAACTACAATAAGAACCTGTCCCCCCAGTCTCACTATACTGTTGTGCTGCCTTTTGGCCTGTGTACATATTGTTGTCATCTTGATACCGTCCTACTACAGTACCCGTAGCACCATACGGGTAGCCTCCTGAAACAAGAAACTTAGCCTGGGCATGAAAATTTCTGATGGTAAAATTTTTCGGGGAATAAACCGTTTCAAGGTTATCACCAGTGTTAATGTTTACTCTCTGATTAACTACATCATAAGTTCCTGCTGTTTTATCATCAGTACCGTCGCCGAAGTGAAACACCGAAATCAGATCATAGTTTGAAAGTGAGTCAATGCTAAAATCGTCAAAGAACTCAAACGTATTTTTCCCGTTGCTTACATTACCTGTCCCAGGGTTGCCATAATAACAGTAAATATTCACATCCGAATCTAAGTTGTCGTTTATCTTAACCCAACAATAAGCTACTCTATTGGGTGCCTCACCTTCTACCTTCTCAACCCAGAAGTTTAAAAAAGTAGAACCATCGTTATCTACAAAACGAAGGTCTCCTGAATCATTGGTTCCTGAAGGGAACTTGGCAGAATGCCCTTCAACATGGAAATCACAGTTACTAGCTCCAGAACTTTCTCCTACTTTTAAAAGGACTTGATAACCTGTTCCGGCTCCTGGAGAACCAGAAATAGTAATTTTCTTTCTATAACTCCACGCCGTTACATGCTCACAAACAGTTATCAAACTATTAAATAAAGAATAATAAGTCGCCTTGATCCAAGCATCGGAACGAGCCACGTTGGAAATTCTTACTTCGTCTATCAAACCATCTGCAAAAGAGATGGGCGTAGCTTGAGGAGAACACGCAATTACAGCAGTAGAAAGAGACTGTGGCAACCACGTACCTCCCGTAGCTGCTGTTACATTAGCGTCGTTTATAAAAACAGCAGCATTGGACGTGGTAATAGAGTCTCCAGAAGAACCCGAAAACTTGCCAGCTACGTACTGATAAACATCCCAGGCAAAATCACCAGAATCTGAATCACAGTAGTTACCTTGCGTGTCTGCAAGGCGTACTCTACCACTTGAATTCACCCACAATGTATATTGCAGACGCCCTTCAAAAAAAGCTTGACTCCCGCCTGTAGAAGATAACTTCACAACTGACTCTATTGTAAGAGGACCAGTAATATCCAAGCTGCCGTCGCTCCCACAATCCACATAGTCGTCACTTCCGTCGAAGTCCAGAGCCTTTCCTACCCCCCCATCAACTAAATCATCTGAAGTCATACTTCCATGAGGAGTACCGTCATTATTGTTGCTGGTGCTATCTTTAATACATCCATTGCCTCCTGTGGGATTTTGAGATAAATGGTAAACCGCTTTAAAGTTGTCATCCCAAACATTTGCAGCAACAGAATCTCCAGGATCTCCAACGTAAGTTGTGTTGTCTGCAACAGACGCGTCGTAGTAAAGATAAAAATAAGTATCTGAAGATGACGAAATAGTCCAAGACGACCTAGAAATATGGAGAACTGCCTGTTTATTCGCTGAGTCCCATACTTCAACTTCTACATAAAGTTGAGTAGTACCATCATCAGAAGTAACTGCAATCTTCTTATAGTTAGAACCCAGTTCATTAAAGACTGCATCAGCATTATCTTCAGTCAAGAAGAGGGTAATAGGGAAGTGAGTAAGATCAGAGTCAATCTTTGCATGATCAATCTTGAACCTGATTCTGTGTGAATATTCTGGGAGCCAGCCCATTTACTTCCTCTCCTTAAGTTATAATCGCAGTAGCCCACTAGGAGTGTAAGACTCGAGAATTGGAGTAGTCGTCTTAAGAGTCATCTGGGTCCCCTTAAGCATAGATCACAATAAAGGGCACCTCATTCGAGAAACAAGGCGCAGCGCCCGCAGGGATAACTTCTTTAGCCCAAGCAGGCTTCGAAGACGGGTGAGTTTTAAACGAGACAGAATCTCCAGACTGCCATGAACCTCCCCAACCGGAGGCGTAGAGTGTGAAATAGGTGCCCCCCACAGGATTACTGGGCGAAAAATCGTTGTTAATATCTCCTGTTCCAACAGTTCCCGTAGTTAAACCTACACACGTAAACGCAGAGGAACTATAAAACGTCAAAGTCCAAACATCTTCAACCGTCCCCACATTATACACACTAGGAGGGTAATTCACTTCATCATAAGTCCCTGAAGAGCTAGACTCCAACCAATCAGAGTAACTAGGGGCAATACTACCCAACGGAAGTAAGTGGCACAAACGAGAACCCGTATCGTACGAGTGGTTAGTACCATTACTCAAAGTAACGGTTACACTCAGTCCGGAACTGGTAACAGCGGCCACAGTATGCAGTTCATTATCAGTCGCACTAGCCAAAAGAACGGTATCGTTCACTTCAATATCAGGGACATCACCATCAAAAGACGCAACTACAACTGTAGCCCCAGAGGCAACGGGTTGGGTAATCCTACCAGTACCATACCACTTGTGCGAAGGAAGTGCGAGTAAACTTCCTTGAGTCTGAGCAACAGTTGCTGCGTGAAGTCTAAAATAATCTCCTGCAGGGCTCCTGTCAAAGATTCCTACGTACGAACTAGAGATAGTTTGAGCAGTTGCGTGAACGAAGAACTTTCGATAACGAACGTACCCAGAAGCACGTTCGGAGGGCGAGACATCTGGAAAAAGGTTCTCATATTGTCCTGAGAAAATCTCGGACGAGCAATCTTCATAACCTCCGTTGAACTCCGAATCGTTAACAATTTTTGACTTATAGAGTTTAATCACACCCATGCTCAATTAACTCCTAAGCGAGTCTAATTGCAAACCATCTTGAGAGATTCAGATCTACTGTACCAGGGAATACTTTGTACGAAGCCGAGTTAATTGTAACTTCGTCCTCCGGATCCAGCCCAACAGCTCGAGATAACTTATAAACCCACTTAATTTCGCCGCGTATACCTGTCTCATCGGCGATCATAAAAGGGGCAATAGCTTTCTCGTTGTTAGGCAGTTCCATTGCGTGGATAAACATATTAGCGGTAAAGATTTTCTTTTTTCTTTCAGGATGTTCATGTCGCATAGTATCTCCTGTACCAGGATCCACGGGGTAGTAACCAAAATCCGAATGCCAAGTATCCTGATTGTACCACAAGTAATCTCTACAGTAATCCCCATGTCGGTAAGAACTGATTCCTCTGAACCGCGAAGAGTCGTTCCAGTCATAGTCATAAGGGTAATTGTATCCGCCACTGAAAGTTCCAAACGCATAAAGAGGGTAAGGATCAAAATACCGTGACCAATAACGTCGTAAGAGGCCAACACAAAAGTGGGGGTAAATAGTAACACACCTAACTACACCGAAACAACTATCTTTATCTCCACAAAACCACACGTGATCGTAATTTGTGTCCTGAAGTAGTACGGTGGGCAACCACCTATAAACACCGTGGGACTTCTCCGTATTTAGAGAACCTAAACTACTAAAGCCGTAAGCACTGTCGAACCCTGTATAAGCGTTTACTTGAATGCCGCAACGAATATTAGTACGATAATACCAACTAAATCCAACGTAAATATCTTCTTGCTCTGATTCGCCGCTAGAATAAAGGATAGTATAATCTCTTCCGTAACTACCTCCAGTAGTTCCAGTTTTCTTGACTTCCCACCCTAACGTACTTGTCATAAAGTCAATCAAGGCGTTGTATAACGCTTGAGGCCCGTTTATATCAGTTAAGTGTTCTATATGATATGCCATTATTCGTAATCCCTTATTGCTATTGAAACGGAGTCTTCTCCATAAGTACTTACAAAAACCAAGTAAGGGTCGCCCCCAACGTAAATAGTAGACTCAGACGGTACATTACCATAAAAGTATGAATAGTAAACATATTTCAACTCACCGAGTAGGTCAATCTCTGGGCTCCCGACATAAATAGGAAATAAAACGTGCCCTTGAGACCGGGTCGAATACGATTGGCAATAGAAGTAAGTAACCAACCACCAACAAGAATTAGTATGGCTTAGAAATTCACAGTTATTATAACTATCTACACAATTAGTTACAAAGCGGCGAAACCACTCAGTATTTCCGCAATTTCGAAGCCAGGAACCACAGCAACCGAAAAAGGCGTCATAACCTTCACCACTCCCCAGATTCCGGCGATACGGGATTGCAAGCTGACGATCACGCCAACAAACGCTAGTACAGCCAAATCTAAGATAGGGGTCGAAGGTTAAAGAACCAAGAACTACTAATGGTAAAGGGTAATCACTCCAGTACGAATTAATCAACCCCACGTAAGCTGATAAATATTTAGAACCAATTCTAAACAAAAGAAATGCAAAATCCTTATCCCCAATAAACCAATACGCCATCGACGTCCCATCATCAACAGCGCTTAAGATAGGATACCTTACAAACTGGCAGCAACAACAGTCTGGAGTTCCAAAACCCCCCGGCTGACTATCGAAATCCTCCGACGTGTTTATATCTGTACAAGCTGTAAACTGAAAGCCGCACAAAGTGCTACTGCGCCGGAAAGATCTAACACCAATGTAAATGTCTTTATTTCCAGCCTCTCCTGTACTATGATAAAAGTAGTAAGCACTCCCCATTTGAGTTCCTGAGTGAACTTGTGTCCATCCGAGAGAGCCAACAAAGAAAGTCCTAATTCGAGCAAATAAATCCGACAGCGAAGATACAGTTCCAGACGTTTTTCTAAAAGCCATTAGCTAGTCCTCCTCGCGATTCTCTCACCTACATTGTTCGCAACAACCCTGCCATAAGTGGGAGAGCTATAATACTTATTAAGCTCCTTCTCATCGAAAATAGTCACAACCGTTACCTTCGGTTCCTGCGTTTGTTGTTGCATCGGCGTAACCAAGCCTCCCGCTTGGTAATGAAAAGGTGTTATCGTCGGAGGTACAACACCTTTACGTAGCGCGTCAAAGAACGAAACTCCTATTTTTTCTACCACAGGCCTTGGAACAACATATTCTCCTGGTTCTAGTAAAGCGGGGACGCTATCTCCACGTCCTTGCCCAGGTACCGGGCCGCCGGCCTGCCTCCTTAAAGGAACCAAACCCCCACGTCTCATCATAGGAACTCGAATTCCCATCGCCTGCAGCGCCATCATAGCTAGTTTAAATTCTAACAACTGTAGCATTGCCTGAGCAAGACCTGCCGTAAAGCTTCTCAAAATTTCCTGCCAGTTCATCTGAAATCGCTTTCCGTATACTATAGAATCAATTATTGCCCTGTTCAACTCATCAAACGCGCTCGCAGCGGTCCTCGCAACAGCCTCTTGAGTCATTTGTCCGAGGGCGCCAAAGAACCCGCCCATTTCCTCGATCTTCGCCCCAATCTCAGCATAGTTCTTCAAGATTCCTTGCATTGCACTCTCGCCAATAGTCCTCAAGCCATTAGCAAAAGCTTCAACTTCATCCTTATTGCGCGACCAAGCGCGTGTTTGTTCGGCCAGCTTAGCGTCCACGAACTTCGTAAAAGTATCAACTCGTCTACGAGCCAACTCAGTTAACTCTGTGTAACCTGTAATAGTCCTTGTTATGTCCTCCAGTGCTTGTTTCTGCGATTCACTCAGTACCACACCCGCTCGTCGGTACTGTTGAATCAGATCTTGTACAGCAATGTTAGCGAGCTCGGACACATTCTCATGAAGTTGCTGAGTGGAAAATACCAAAGAGGAACTCAACTCCAAATTCTTACGGCGGCTTTCTCGCAAACGTTCCTCAGCATCAGTCAATGTGTTTAACTGGGAAACCAGTATTGAAACGATCCTAGCATAATCTTGAGTCTTCGCGATCATGTCAGCAGTTTGCACTTTCCCTTTAGCTAAAGCCTGAACTTGCGCGTTTAAATGAGGGAGTACGCTACTAAGGGCGGTACGTACTTGCTCTTCCAAACTCGTGATTTTACTCAACCCCTCACTATAAGCCGAAGAAGAACTCTTAGCTTCATACATCGCCGAAGCGCTGTCTAACACGCTTTGTATAACAGGAGCGAGGTTAGCATCAAGCTCACGGACTCTGTCAACCAACCCCCTAAATCCAAAGATAGCGTTCAGGAGAGCGGGTTTGAGGTAATCATTCGCTGAAATGAAATCCTTAGTCTTCCCTTGTAAGCTCTCAAATACATTAGCTAAGCTTGACCCCCATTGGGGGACATCAACTCTGGTCAGCTCGAGTAACTTCTCAACTAGAGAGGTAACTTCTTGAGCGGTCTCTTTTGAAACATTGTTGTAATCAACTTGATGTGCGCTTAAAAGGGCGAGATAAGAAGCCAGTTCACTCACAGTAACCGTAGAGGAATCAAAGGCGAGGGCCGAAATCCCTGTCTGCTTTGCTAGGTCACGAGAACGATTAACCAAATCAGCGATCAGATTCGAGTAATTCCCAAAAGTAGTATAAACAGGGTGAATTACTTTCTCGAGTTCTTTAATCCGCCTCGCACTTTGGATCGTCATAGCCGCATACTCACGCTGTTGAGATGTAGCACGAGACAGAGCTTCTAAGAGGGTTTCCTTAATAGCCCTACTTAACAAGTCGGTACGACCTTGTAATTGCACCAGAGCCTGTCTAACGGCTGTAGTAGTTGAAATAGCCCCTTTCTCGTAATCATCAAAGGCTTTGAGAGAAAGTCCTGCTCTGCTATACTGCTCGATACTTTGTTGTAAAGCCTCGCTAAGATACTGTTCTGCTTGGGCTCTCTTTTCTCTTGTAGTCAACCCCTGTAACGTAAGGGCGTTTAACCGAGAATGGAGGTTAAACTCAGACTTCCAAAGGTCAAGTAGAAGTTTCCGAAGCTTCAGAGTTTCCGTTGTTACCTTATTCTGCGCCTTCAAAGTAGCGAGTCGTGCTTTTATACGAGCCGATAAAGTTACATGAACTTGAGACTCACTCTCATAAGACTTTATCAAGTTATCAACGGTTCGAATCTGTGCTTCCAAGTAAGCATTCAGGAGCTGTCTCCCCTTTGCGTCCTTAACAAGAGTGGCAAATTCGTCGTTCTGGGACTTCTGAATTGTTTCAAGATAGTTCCGGTACACTTTAAGAGAGTCTATATTACCATTGATAGCTTCTTCGTAGCGACGAGCACCTACTTCGGAGATCTTCGCTAAAGCGAGCTGTACACGGGCGGCAGTTTCGGCCGAGACTGTTACATCTTTAGAATACACATTCGCGAACTGACCCAGTCCCTCAGTTGTATCGGAAATCGATTTATGTAAGTAAGTCAAAATTGCTTGGTGCCTTTGTAATTCGTCATTCACAGCACGTTGGGCAGCGGAGACTTTGAAGGAAGTCTCGATTAATTTTTCATCAATTTTGACCTTCCCTTTGGTCCTCTCCATTACCTTAGTTAGTATACCAGCTTGCTTCTCATAAGACTTAGCTTCTGCTACCAACGCGGCCCGTAGTGAAGGGCTAGCTTTAGAGGCCATATCACGAAGTATACCTGCTAACGAGTTGTACGCTTCTGCGGTTGTCTTAATCCCACTTAAGTTTCCCTGTGTAATCTGATTTAAGCCTTGCCAAATCCGTGAAATAGCTTGCCCAGTTTTGAGAGTAACTACTTGTCCAGTCGAAACGTCGCCAATAGCTTTAGTGTACTTTGAGTACAAACTTACCAACGTTTTAGTTTCCTTAATCTGGGCTCCTGTAATTTCAAACTGCTTCTTCAAATTCTCTGCAAGAGCGGAACGCGCCTTCGAAAGCTCCTGAACCGCTTCGGTACTTCTCCTATGTAAAGCCTCTGCATCTTCTAACTGCTTACCCTCAGTCGTCCTACCTTTCTCAATCTCATCTTGAACTTCGAGGAACTCTTGGTAGGCATCTCGATACTCCTGAATAGCGTTAACAACTCGCTCCAACGACTTAGCAGACGAAAGGTTCAGTCCCAGTTCCTCTTGTCGTCTCTTCATTCCTTCAGCAAGTTCCTTTCGCAACCGCGCAGTACGATCGATGTTAGTCTGTAGTACCTTGTTCAGCCCAATTATAGCTCGAGCATTATCTGCAGACCGTTCTCCAAACTTGATCAAAGTCTCGCCAGCACTGTCAAGTTTCTTGTTCAAGGAGTCAACAGACTTACCCCAAATACCGAACCACTTCCCCACATTAAAGACGGACTTCCCGAGTAAATAGAAAGGTCCTGTTAAGCGGAGAAGAACGCCCCTGTACTTAATAATCAATCCCAGTGCATACGAAATAACACCTGCAGTCCCAGCGATTCCCGTCGCAAACAGCTTAACGGGGCCAGTAACAATCTGTACAATGATTTTTCCTAACCAACCCAAAACTTTCCCTAGTGCAGAAACCGCGGCCCGAAAAGTTTCGGACTCCCCAAAAGTTTCCTTAAAAGCCGGGATAAGCGCTTCTTTGAAGGCTTTATACACCGCGGGAATGACGATCAAAATAATCCCAAAAATCTTGGCAAAGCCTTTGAATATGTTAATGAGTTTTAACACGGCACCTTTAACTTTTGTAACGACACCTAAGAAAGTGTACCATACTTTAGACAAACCCCCGGCCGCCCCAGTAAACGTAATTATGGTATTAGCCCACTCCCGTTGAGCTCCGGCGACGTCATGAGTAATTAAGTACAAATCTCGAACCTGTTTAGCGTGCTTCTGTACCATAGGAGTTACCTTCTTCGCCAGCACCAACCCTTCGGCCATAAAAGTCGCTTGCATCAACTTACTAGCAGCCAGAGCTTTCCTAATCACACCCCTTTCTGGAACCATAGCAGATGCTAGAGCTGGGCCAAAAATGGCCTTGGGAACTTTAGTCGCCATTAATGTGGAGATCGCAGTTCTTAACTCTACAACAAGGCCTTTAACAGCCTTGGCACCGTTTTTGAAGAAGTTTACAAAGGTAGTACCAATGTAAACGCTTAACCTCTTGAGAACTTTGCTTAGTGACGAGGCAGTAAAACTAGTTTTGACCATACCATCTCTCATCACGAATAGAGGAGCAAGAGCTGTTCTCTGAGTCATCCCAAAGACGTCAAAGGCTGCGTTTAGTGCTGTTAACGCCTTTTCAACTAAATGTACAGTCTCAATCAATACAAACAACTGCGCTCCGAGTTTTACAAAACGTCCTAGCAAATCAAGTGAGGCGGCACCAGCGGCCTTCATCGTAGTGATAAAACCTCCAATCCCGGGCTGAGCCATGACCTCGTTAATTCGGGTCAAAATTTTGTAATAAGCATTCAAAATAGGAGTTACATAATTTCCAGTTTGGGCCGCGAGAAGTTCTTGAGAAACGCGATAACGTCTCAGAATACCATACCCTGTTTCCATCAACCTATTGTTAACACCCTGTAAGTAACTCAACTCCTGTATAAGAGCGAGCATCCTCGCTTTTTGTTTGACGGACTTTCCAGTTTCGGTGCCTTCTTTCCGGAGTTGTTCTTCGTAAAACTTAGTCTTCTCTCTGAGGTGGTCTATGTTAATGCCCAAAATCATGGCTGAATTAGTTAACCCAGCCAACGCACCGTGGACATGTTGCAAGGTCTCGAACACATCTTTGCCCAAGAAACTCGAAACGTCTGTCATCAAAGAAATGAATCGCTTCGTCTCCTTTTGGTTCAACTTATACAAAGCCGCAAAATCCAACAGAGCACCGGTAACCCGGCGCATCTCTGAAACGTTTTTACCTGCAGAAAGAGCAAGTCTGTCGGACCACTGGAGCCAATCTTTTGCACTCATAGAAGCATCGCCGGTCAACTCAGCATACCTCCGAACCGCTCGGTTCAAATCAACCTGCGTGCGAATCATCTCAGAACTGACTCTATACGATTCGGAGAAGTGCTCGAGCATGGCTTCACCAAAGTAAGAGAGCTTCTCACCCAAGAGCTCGAATCCGTGAGCTAGACTAACATTAAACTTGAATATCATAAGGTAGTGAAAGGTGACTTCCCCAAGTGCCTTGATCAATCTAGGAAGCGCGGCCGTTTGTATGTTAATCTTACCGGTCAACTCTGAGAAACCGCGAGTAACTCTGCGTAATCGGTCGTTGACTCCAGGTAATGTCTTATCCAAATGGGACATTACCATAGACCACGACCGCGAAAACGAGGACACAGAAGCGAGGGAGTACCCCAACGTAGTTAGTGTAGAGCCTAACTTCTTAGTCAAGGGAAAGAAACGCAACAGTTTCCCGGAAAGAATGGTCAAACTCCCCATCATCGCCACAAAAGGTTTAGATAACTTCGCGCCTATAGAAACGGCCTCACCACCTAGGGATTCGTTAATACGAGCCCCGAGCTGCAAGATCTTGTCTCGCACCTTATCCAATACAGTACCTAAAAACGCAAAACTAGCGGTCAGTCCTATCTTGCCGGCTAACTTAGACTTCACCACACTCCCGATCTGGGCTACACGATCACGTAGGGAATAAGCAAGTCGGAGTAAGCCTTTCCAGAGGTCGGCTACGACACGAAGTCCAGACACAAACTTAGTAGAGATAACATCCGCGACATCAACGATTATCACTTTAAGCCTGGTAAAAACTTCGGTTAGCTTAGTAAAGGCGTCTGGAATTCTCAGTCTAACAAACAGACGAGAAAGAGCTTCCCTTACTGGAGTAAGAGAATCGCTCAACTTCAAAAACAAGCGCGTTACCGTAGCAACAGCAGGAGTCAAGAACTCAACTAACCTAGTAGCTGCCCTTACAGCATAAACAGCAATAGAAACGAACGCAGACTTACCAACTTCTGCAACGTGCGTAAACTGAGAAGCTATCCAAGTAAAAGGTCCCCTGCGAAACTCGGTGAACAACACTCTGAGCGCATCTCGCACAGAATTTAAAGACTGTTTCATTGCGGCAGTAGCAGGGATTGATCCTTTTGCCCAAGTAATCCAAGCAGAAGTTGTAGTGGAAAGTATATGAACGGTTTGCGTCAAAACGGTACCAAGGAAGCGATGCTGTACTGCAAATGAGGTGACTGCTCGAGCAGCGCTTTGGGCTGAGCGCGTATAAAGTACGTACAACTTATTCGCTAAGCTCATCGAGATCTTTTTAGAGTTAATCGCTGCAGTTACCAACCCAGCTGCAGAGGCAATAGCAATAAACGCAGTCCTTAACGTGAGAACAGAGGAGGCGTACTGTGAAGTGGCCTTCGAAGCACTTTGGGTGGACTTAACAGAAGCTTGGGTACTCCGGGCGGTATTACGAATCGACTCAACTAATTGTCGTTGACTTTCAGCGAGCTTACGTACAGTTTCAGAAAGGGTTTGGACAGACTCAGCGGTTTTCGCGACTTGGGTACGGAGTTTTTCTAACTCCTCCTTATTCTCAACACCTATTTCTACTATATACTCTTCGGCCATATTCTTTACCCACCAACCACCTCAAAATCGACTCCAATATCTCGCACTTTCTTCAACAAGGTACGTGGATCATCACTATCTGGCCGAACGTAATCATCACGAAGTTCTGCGCCTACTAGAGAAGCATAGAAACGATACTGAGCGTGGAGTCGTTCTCTCGCTTCTTCTAGTAAACCCTCAATCGTGGGCCTTGTCAAGGCGAAAACCTGGTCAGGAGTCCATCCATACTGAGAGCACAAGAAGTCGACTACCTGCGCTATGGTCTTCTCTATGGGGTCTCCCCCGCCTCTTCTGCCAACTTCGTTACCGCGTTGGTTAGTCCGAGATTTAGCTTTCCGAAAATGTGAAGCGACAAAGGGACGATAAACTCTACCATATCCTTTGAGGTCAGATTATTTTCAACCCACTTCTTGTCTTTGTTGAAAATAATCGATGCAATCTCAGACACGTCATTAGCAAAGGCGGTCATGAACGCGTAGACTTGGGACTCATCGAACTGAGGATTGCCTTCTGCATCAGTACTAACGGAAAGCTTAGAAAAGACCTTAGTTAGAATGTTGTAGAGCCTAAGTTCCTTCCCCCAAGTAAGCGGAGGAATCTCAACCGTGTTCCCATTGCTTAAGGTAACTTCACGAGCTCCTTCAATGTACTCTTCAAAAGCTTTCATAATAAATGCACCTCCTGGGGCGTCTAAATTGTACTAACTAAGTTAACCTAAAATTAGGAGAAGTCACCGATTAACCTAATTCGGCACAACCTTCCCCTCTCATCCAAGGTAGTGCCATCCCAAGCAGTATCGGCATCCAGAGCAACGAACGAGTAAGGGAATTCGTGTGGATCGTTCCCAAACTCGATCGAGAGTTCTCCTGCGGACTGAGCTCTCCAAATATCAATTTCCACAGTTCCTCCAGCAGGCATCTGGTGAACGAACTTCAGCGACGCTTCAGTAACTTCCATATCTCCGCCGAAATCCATCGTCTTCTCATTTCCCGAAGTTTGAATGATACCACAACCAATAGCATACCTCAAATTCTCAAGATTCCATTCATGACCAACAACATCTAGTTTAACTGTCTCAGTAACAACCCACTGTTTGATCAACTTCTCGGGAGAACCCTGTTTAACCTCGAGTTTATCTCGAGTAAATGTTAGAGTTGCTCCAGTCTTAACAGCGCCTATATCAATAGTAGGTGTTTGGCCGGCGCTTCCAATATAAAGCACACCCGCTTTAACCTGTTATTTTTCTTGACCCTTTCGGGCAAGTAGTACAACTACTTCCCTACGTCACCGTAGGGGTCGGACTGTCGTATACACTAACCAGATCCTGAAAGAGGTTAGTGTCCTCTACGCTCAGTCTCTGCAGCCGCAGTTCGCTATTCAACTCTCTTTTGGGTCCCCGTCTTCTCTCGGGCGGATTTAATTCATTAAATTTCGTCCAGAAAAACTGATATAGAACTTCCTTCAAATCTTTCTTCCTCCGCCCAAGAGGCAAAGCTAACGCAATTGTAGCTAACATTCGTTTATCGTCCGGAAGAAACAAATGGACCCTTTCTAAAACACGTTTCGCTTGTCGACCTCTAACTACAACCTCACCTTTCTTCCTTGAAGTTCTGATTCTCTGAAGGGCATCTTTAACGTCTTTATCATTAACCATTACGACTAACTCAGGAAAGTACGACAAGTACCGCCGTTCCTTCGAACCTCCCCAAACGCGTAAAATCATAATCTTCTTAATACACCTCGCAACCTTTTGAGCTAGGTCATCGTCCCACAGAGTCGCGCGAACTGCTTGCTGGGGGTTGACAACGGTAATCCACTTATAAGAGTGAAACGGAATTAGTGGGTCTCCTATGTACTCGAAGAAATCTAGGGCACAATCTTGATGTAACCTAAAAATCGGTCCTGTTGGGGTTTGGACAACCGTCCCATACAAGCCCAACTCTTCAAAGCACCTAACTATCTCTTTCACCTCGGGAACCGCCCAACTATTTAAGCACATAGTCGGGCTATTCTCAATAACAGTACCATCACCACAATAAGCAACGTTCAAAGTAGTAGGCGTCCATCTAAAATCTTTGGGAAGCTTTTTCTTTTTATCATCATACCAACGATAGTGAAGATTCTTCATAACAGGAGCTTTATATCCAACAACTCTGTAAGAGATAAATTTCTTCCCAAATCCAATACGTACTTGTTCTCTAATAGAACAGGAAATAACAGGACGAAGAAGGTTACAAACTTGCTCTGCGTACAAACGCTTGGTCGTCCCCAACTCGAACCTATAGTCACCAGCCTTACAATAAGCAATATGCCCATCACTGAAAATTAATCCATCTAAAATCTCATTTAGCTGAGTGGATACCATTGTGTTTCCCCGTTGATCAGCAGAGGTTTTACGGGCCCAGTGTCACTTAGGCCCGAAACTCAATCTTTTGGTGTTATAAGTTGGTGTGTTCATTTACAATTCTCACCTCCTCAAATTAAGTGTGTACCTCAACAACCTAACTCACTACAAGTACTTCTCCAGTTCGATCACAGCAGGTTCACTCATCTTCATCGCTTTCGCCATAACTTCATTAACTTTACCACACTTACGACACAAACACTTTATCAACGAAGCTCCTCTTATAACATTTACGTAAAAGTATAAGTCCTTATACTTGATACGCAAGATGTCTGTACCATCCAGGTAACCTAGGACGGCCCCACAACTTGAGCACTTCCAAGCACTAGATTGGTTGCTCAATGCCTTGTACCTCGAACTCAACTTTAATTGTTCTAACCATCTCTTCCTTAGGAAGAGACCACGTGACTCTTTTAACACTACCTGAATAGTAGGTATGGGTAGTATTATTTCTTCGCTCCAATTGATCTTGCAACTTATTACCTAACTTCCGGATCAGGCTCGAAGCCACATCTTCACCTATCTCAAAAGATAACTCAACGAGTAACGTTCCAGTACACCGAAAGAAAACCTTCTCTTGACTTGAAACCTCTTCCATTTTCAAGTAAGTAGAAGGAGTAACGCGATCCTCTGGTAAGGAGGAAACTATCACCGGAGCTCTAATCAACCCCAAATTATACGTTTGATCCAAATCCGTCAAAACGGACTCAATCTTACTACTCAAATCCGACTGAACTTCGTGCAAATAAATCATACTATCCTACTCCCAAATCTCCCTCAATCGATCTGAAGCCCTTTGGAGAGCAGCCGCAATAAAGTCTCGAGGGATCATCCGCCTTGTACCTTTAGTCACATATTTTAGATGGGGTGCTTTACCAGTGTCAAAAGCAATTCCGTCGCGATTCTTACGAATCGAAGCCTTTAAACGTCCAGTACGAATATGAACCAAAGGGGACAAGTTAGTAGGACGTCGCCTTGAGTAAGGATGTCCTCGTCTGCGTAACTCCTCGTTAGAAAGAGGTTCACCACTAACGAGTCGAATAACCTCCTCAAATATCACATCGATGGACTTTTGCTTCCTTCTCTCAAGGTCATCGTAAATCTTCGAAACAGAAGGTAATCGAATTAACAGTCTCATCGTTCTCTTATCCGTACAACATCAAGTTCCCAATGATGCAATCTACCTCTTCGATCAAAAGCTTGCTGTGCCTCTACTACAGAAAAAGTCTCGTTCGTTTCTTGGTCAATCAGTACATCGTCAGAGCGAATTTCAACTCCGGGTAAACACACCATTACACTCGAAGAGACTAACGTAACACGACCAAACTCATCCGTTCCTATAGCCCTTCTAGTAGTATAAACCGCGCCGGTGACTTGTCCTATGTCAAGACCAACTTCTTCGGTGGTATAAATCGAAAGGGAACCATCCTGAGTACACGTAACGTACTCCAGCCCAGGAAACTTATTTGACGTAAGAGACGCGCTAAACTTAGTTAAAGTAAGAGTTTCAGTTACAGAGGCCCCGACTAACGTGCACAACACGCTCGGTGTATCTCCTAACCAGGTCAATCGCAACGTAGCTTCAGGATGTATTTGCGAAATGTTCAAAGCAGTAGGAACTCCTCTTTTGCAAGATAACTCCACTGTAACACAAGTGGTATACCGACGAACCGTGTAAACACGCTGTCTGTAATGAAAGCCAACGAGATTGGTCATCTCACAATATACCTTTTGGTGTACTCTTTCAAAGGTCCGTAAACCTTCTTAATAGCATTCACCATAGGATGTTGAGGTGGCACAACTTCGAGGGTCCTCTCAATTGCCTCGAGTGCTTTTTGACAATATACTCTCGAAACTTCGTACTGTGCAAGGGCAAAACTCGGATGGAGAGAAGTTGCTTGAAGGAGGAGTTTGAGCGCTACGTCCAAATTTTCAGGATGCTCTTCATACTCGTTCAACAGATCGAGCGCGAGATTAAAATACGGTAAGGGGTTTTCCGGTTCCTCCTCTAACTGCATGTTGATCAACTCTCGATAAAAAGAGAGTTTCTCTTTCATGCGTGGGGACAGAAATCCTAGGTGGTAAATCACTACATCATTAACTCGTGATACAACACGGTTCTCCTCAGTAGCGCAGCGTTCAAACGTCTCGTGAACCCGATTTGAGTAGTACCAAGTTCGTGGGTTCTTAACCAAACGAATGGCATCTTGATAGATGACCGTCCCCTCTTGCGGAGTTAAATTGTGCACCTGAAGCTGGACCGCGTCTGTATTCTCAGGTGTTTCCAACATCACTGCGTAAATCTGCTTATAGTCAACAATTTCGTCCAGGTCCTGTTGAAGGAGCCAAGTGCCGTTCGCCCTCTGTAAGTACAAATTCCGCGCTTTAGAGAAGTCTTTATCTAATTTAGTCTCTAACACCTCAGCTCCAAAGCGCTTTGCAAAAGACAGAGATTCATCTTGAGAACCGGTGTCTACCAAAATCACCTGTTGAGCAAAAGGAAGAGCAGTGCCCAAATACGTGGGGAGGTTTTTCATTTCGTCCTTCATAATCGTTGCAATAGTCAAGGTAGGAGTACGAAGTCTCGCAATAGAACAATTGTCGGGTAAGTCATTAACCTTCTTGATAATGGGCACATTAACTGGGCGTAGGCCTTCATAAGGAAGCTGTTGCCCGTAGTAAGGATTAATCAAAATACGCGGGGCAATCTTTTCAAAGGAAGCAAAAGCCCTAATTTCCCAAGTAACTTGATCTTTCAAATATCGATTATCCGACCAAGTCCGTAGTACAGGAAATTGGTACGCGAAAACAAACGGATCAGGATTGTCACACATCCTTTGCAATTGCTCAAGGGTAAAAATATCGGCAAAATCCTCACCCTCTCTCAGAACAAAAATCAACTTTCCCTGATCAATTTCAGGAACGTCTAAAGGAGTGCAAACAATGACATCCTTGAACAAAGATTTCGCAGTAGAGGGGATGTCCTTCAACCGGCGATATTGATAGATTAATACTGGCTCCAACGGTTGAGTTCTGAACCTCGCGTCAAGTTTCAGATCACTAAAATCCTCTTCCATATCCAAAGTGTACATTGGGAGTACATAGCTAAAACGACCTTGCTTCATCAGCTCATAACATACAAGCTGAACAATTCGCTCGTCTTGAAACACCTTCAGAGCTTTCTCAAACAGAGTAATAGCCTCCTCTGTTCTGAACGCGAAACACCAAGGGGCAATCCGAGCTAATGCTCCTCTGTCTTTCCTCTTATAGCTCTGTGGTCCCACACCCTTAGGAAGTCCAGGAACTACAAAACCAACTTCAGGGGAAGAAAGAACTTTCAAAGCCTCACCAAGGAAGTCTAAATTAGAGAGAGCCGCCTTTGGGTGTACAAAAACAAAATACTCCGTTTCGACCTTCTCTAATCCAGCAAGTAACTTCCTACCAAAAGTCTTTCCCCCTTCATAAGTACGACAGTTCAAGACTTTGGTAAGATCTCGTTGATCCTGTCCAACTACAACTAAAGGAATGCCCTCAATGTGAAAAGGTAGTGTAGTGTTCAAAAACGCGACTACATCTTCCGACGTAAACGTTACAGCGGTAATCATAACAACCTCCTTCCTGTAACTAAACTAATTTACGTTTATACGGAGCGAGTAAACTCCTAACTTCAGTCATTACATCCATCTTCGCGTCTCTCAAGTAGTTCTCAACGTTACTCAATAAACGGCGACTGGAAAAACCTTCAGATTCCCGCAGGTTATAAAGAGCGGCAACGAGCTTCAAACAGGCGAGTTTAACCGGAGAAGGGATTTGGGAAAGTCCAAAAGTGTAAGTACATTCAAAGAAACCAGTTTGTGGTACGAAAAACTTAATAAGACCTGTGGACAGTTCTACAAAATAATCAGTATCCTCAACCAAATCCACACTGTCGAGCTTAATCTCAGTGATTTCAGAAATGGGAAAGTATCTCAGTCCATACTGAGTAGCTCCCGACAAGAAACAGCGCTCTGTTTCACTAACAGAACCTAATTTCAACTGTGTATACGCCAAAATCGCGGACGAGGCAGCCAAAAGGAGGGCTCTGAGAAAGGGATCTTCAGAAAAATCATCTACGTGCAAATACTCTTTTACTTCATCTAATGTAACAAGCTCAGTAGTCAACGACGAAACGACATCGAACCTGACTTGAGAATTGGCTAGAAGGTCTTCATAACCATACTTTCCTCGGCCGATTGCAACGTAGGACCCTAACGTAGCAGAAGGAGTAGTCCAATAAGTCAAATAATGTCCGCCAGAAAAAACAAGATCAACTACATCCACTTTATTTCCAAAAGGATCGAAAACATCTGCCTGAGGTTGTGAAACAAGGACAGTTTGACCTCCTACAACGAAATCAAACTGCAGCCTTATCTCACTCCCGGTGTAAACTTGTTTAAACATTCCTGTCTCCTTCGTTTAAGCAAGCTTTGTAAGTCTCGAGAATCGCCTCAACTTTCTTCTTACTCATTCGCAAAGTTTTAGAAATCATCGAGACCGAAGCATTTCCGTCTCTATACATTTCAATCACTTTGCGCTCTCGACTCGACTCTGGGAGAGGAGCCGGAGTAGTATCTACAGACACTTCGACCTTCTTAACCGGTTCACTTTTGGTAACTCGAACAAACCCGTGCATCTCCAAAGTTTGTGCGGTGTCTTCATACTTCACCTTACACCGCCCCTTATAAACTCGAACTAACTCCCTATACGTGGGCATCTCCCAATATTCACCCTCATAAGGCCCTTTATATTCTAACTCTATCACAACAACCTCCTCATTACACCACAAGTACTTATAGTAAGTTTTTACCGACTTTCCCACAGAAAAGCAAGTACCAACTAGTTAAGAAGCAACAAAAAACCCCCAACGTCAACACGTTGAGGGTTTTTATACTACTTCTTAACTGAACTAATTACCTGATACCTACAATGCACGAAATTGCTTGAGGATCTCTGGCTACCAACACCTCATCAGCGAAGATATCAAACTTATCATACTGACTACTTTCCTTAGCCAGCGGTTGAACGGTTAGCGGGGTCAACTCAGAGACGAATACTTTGCTTGTATCAACTACAAACAGAGTACTCAAATTACCTCCTGTGAGAGAAGTAATTGTAGCACCGCTAGCACTCACCTGCTGAGTATCCGGAATCTGGTTGCTAACCAAAATAGGAACCTCGTTATAACTCAAAACCTCAAATCCACCTTTCACCTTCACCATGTTAATGAACCTTTGCTGTGCCTGGAGCAATGCCCTAATCCTTCTACGGGTCCTCTTTGAACATACGATCAAACTGGGCATACCACGAATGGCGTCCAAAGCCTGATCCAGCAGTGCCAGAGTTAAATCACCACCTGTGTTGTCGGACCCAGCAGGAATAATATTCGAGGAATCGCACAGCTTGTACAGTCCGTCAAACTCCTTAGCGTTGGCGCTGGAGTCTCCCCAACAAATAGCATACTCCTCTTTATCTTTGAAATCCTCTGCCTTCGCCTCCATCTCAGCTGTTAGAATATCAACGTACTTAGAACCGATAGCGCGCGCCTTACGAGTAACCTTCCCTTGTGTTCCGATAGTCTTATAAAGGAACTCGACCTGTTCATAAGTACCGGTTTCTTCATCAAAAGAATCAGTATCAGCATAGAACGCAGCCTTAGCAGCACCAGGGGTTCTACGATTGATGTAAACCCCTGCACCAGAACCGGGTTTCCTAGGTATATTCTGTCTCAGCGGGTTAAGGTGCTCGACCATCTGGGTGATGATCTTATCAACTTCCTTCGGCAGGATATCAGCGATACCTTCATAACCGCCACCAGTATTCTCTGCTAATGCCCTTCGAAGTTCAGATATAGGATTCAACATTACTTTTCACCTCCTTTATACTTTTCTGTGAAATCCCACAGCATCCTCATCTTCTCAGAAGGATCTGCGTTTTTGTACTCTTCCGACTCGAGAAACTGCCGGATTGCATCCTCGGGAGCCTCTTCAGACCTCTCGCCACGAACAACTACAGTTTCCTTCAACTCCTTAACTTCATCAGTAAGAGCCCGAACACTTTCGAGCACTTCTTGCATCGGCTCCTCCGCATTCTCTTCAAGATCGAGCTCCTCTACACTCTCTTCAATCTCTGCAGACTTTTTTGCAGGGTAGGGATAAGGATAGGGGTAAGGATATTTTTCCAACTTGTCCAAAATCTTCTTAAGCATCTCCATCGCCTCATCCAACTTCTTCATAACAGCATCTAAATTCGCGGCCTTAAGAAGTTCGTCCGCCCGCTCAACCAACGCAGAAACACGCTCATCAAGGTCTAGTAACAGTTCAAGCTGACTGGATTCCACTGCCTCAATCAACTCCTCAGTTCCTTCCTCTTCTTCAAGAGCTTCCTCTTCCTTCTCCTCAAGCTCCTGCTCCTCTAGCTCTTTCATTTCCTTATCACTCATTTTGTCACCTCCTTGTTCTGAATTAACATCCCTTTGTAAGGGGACGAAGTCATTATCGCTCGCACTCCTTTGTACATACCACGATTGAATCTCTGCTTCATCAACAGCAGGTACGGAAACAACAGATACCTCAAGCAACTTCAAGTTATCAACAACTGACGTGGACCTTCCAGTATTCTCATCCCACTCTTCATGAGAAGCTAAAATCCGTCCGCGGATCGAGAACTTGTTCAACGTTCCTGATTTGATCTTCTCCTGAATCTCTTGCTCTGTCTTATCAATTACAGCAATTGTAAACAACCCCTTATTATCCAACTTCACCTCATGAATGCGGCCAATAGGGCGATTTTGATCATGATTGAACAACACTGTGCTTCTCTTCTTCAGGTCCTCAGCAGCGTTAGACAATGCCTTCCTAGATATGACAGCATTATCCAAACCTTTATCATAAGTTGTAGCATAACCTGCGATCACCAACTCCCCCGGATTAGCAATCTTCTCGGAAACCTCAGCTGGAGCGCGAATGAATTCTGGATTTAACTGAAACAAGCCGTTCTCAAACCTCATCTTGCACCTCCTTCCTGTTCCAAATTTTTTCCATAATAAAGTCACAGGGAACCTAAATTTGGGCAAGGGGTCCACGGTCACACTTTCAAACTGACCTTATGCCAAGCCCCCTCTTCCAAGTACTGATACTGTCTCTGGCTCTTCAGAGCTAACACCAAACTATCCCGCACCTTTAAACGTTTCGCTTTTGACTCTATAGTCCAATACTGAAAAGCTCTTGGAATTCTCTCCTTCAGTGCCTGGGGCAGCCCACTAAAATGCACAGGGGAAATAAATCGTTTCTTTACAGCTCGTGTAGAAAGAACATACGGGGTCTGGTTCTTTGCTTTAATCCAAAGAAAACCACTAATTTCCTTACCCTCTTCCAGCTTCTGGGTCGTCCCAACAAGTACGGGTCGGGCACTGGCAGTAAAGAAGGTAAAGTTCTTACCAAAAGGTCGAAGAATGTACCGTCCTCTAAAAGCCTTACCCTCAGTAAAGTAAAACTCAAACTCGTCCAGTTTCCGAGTTAAATGTTCCACTTTACCTTTATCAACAATCGTCATATAGGACCACCATTTGCGCAAAACTCGAGCGCCAATAGTGCCTGGAGGAGAGATGTACTTTTTCACTCTCATCCATGCCTTAGCTTCCGGTAACTTAACAGTTGCCGCTAAGCTGCGCTGGCCCTGAATTTCTCCTGTTTTGAAGTTTAGTTTGAAGTTCTTAGGGTCTCGAACAACTTTCAAGAACTCTGTCCAACCCTTCGGTCCATTGGGGCGGCGTTTGACAGCACCTTGCTTGTAAATGAACAAGGTAACTCCAATCACGTTATTGGGGTCGCCACAGTAACCCATTCGCAAGTCTCCGTGGAGGACGCTAGCCCAATGAACGTGAAGAATGTAGTCGAATTTACCTTCACACCAAACTAAAAAAGGGCTGAGGTACTTCTTAAAAGTATAGGAAGTTACCGAGATATTCTCTCCCACACCTTAATCCCCCTAACATCTTAAGAAAAGCTTACTAGGATAACACAGAAAAGTGCAAGACGTCAGAGTTCTACGACAGCATATCCGCGGCCTACTCGCTTTCCTTCTAGGAAAAGCCTAATTGCTTCACGACTAAACCACCAAGCAAAAACAGTGTCGTCTTTCTTACTATAAGGATACGACAGTACCTCTCTTTTCCATTGGCACCAAGAACAACTACACTCAAGAGGGTGATCCCAAGAAGGGATCATCCACATATTATTATCAAGTTCCACTCTAAGAGAAGGGATCCCTACCGAAATCAAGTGCTTTTGAACGCCTGTGTAATACGGTTTTAGAGGTAATTTACTTACTTCAGAAATCCAATCTTGCATCATAGACTGAGTAGCGTTTGACTCAATCATAATCACTTCGGGTTGGTACTGCTTGTACATCCGAATGAGCTTGCGGGTCACATCAGGAGCTGGTTGCTTCAACCGAGCTATTTCAACAGGCCACCGAATTAGAGTTTCAGCATTCACCCGCACCACAAAAATCACCGAAAAATCATCTCCATGTCCAGCTGAAATATCCACCCCAAAGTAACACTTGATAAGAGAAGGATCCACATCGTTATACTCAGGAGGATTAGACCCTGGAGAAAGAGGCCAATCAGACCGTTGTTTAAATGAAGATGGCGGGAAAAGAGCAGTATCTACACGTGTTGGACGATGGCGAAAGCCTTTATCGAAAGCCAAAGGGTTTTCCTTCCACTTCTTATAAAGCTTCTCTCGCGACCACACTTGGGGCCATAGAGGGTCAAAGTTATCATTTATCGCCCAAACTTTACGAAACTCCCAGTCTTTATTCCTGAGCAATTCAGAGAGCAGATCGTCTTCATGCCAAATAGTACCAACAACTACCGCTTGGTTCCCTTGTGGTTCGAGAGTATTCATCCAAGTATCATAGAAAGCTTCCTTTACTTTTCTCCGCAAACCTTCAGTAACGCAGTTCAAATTATCAACCATGTCATCTCCAATTATCACATCTGACCTACCTCCGGCCCCTGTAGATAGAACACTTCTTGCTTCGATCGTAGGATCACGAAGAACCAAAGAACGCTCCACATACAATCTATCCTTCGTCCAATAACGTGTCTTTGCGGGTCTAATCTCAGGAAAAACAAACTGGTACCTTTTATTAAAAAGAAGAGTACTCGAAACTGCGGCTAAAATCTCTCTACCCTTGTCAATAGAGTTAGTTATGATCTTAATCCTTATATTGGGGTTACGCCCAATCAACCACGTCGAATACGCAATAGAAACTATGGTAGTTTTAGAGTGGGCCCGAGGAGCAGCAATCACAACTCGAGAACACTTCATAAGAGCGTCAATCCACTCTCGATGCATTGCCGACACTGGAAACCCAAAAACGAAGATCAAGTAGTGAAGGAAACTATTTTGGCAAATAGTACGAAGCTTCTTTAACGAAATGTGGAACTTACTTTGACTCAAATCTCGAGAAGGCATCTACCACTTCCTTAAACTCCTGAAGAGCTTGGTATGCGAGGTCCTGTTCTCCTTTCTTGTGCTTGCCGTGTAACTCATGCTTAAACTTTAATACTAATTCCAAACCACGGAGAACGTCACTCCAATTCTTCGGCCTAATGCTTTCATTACCGCGTAACTCTTCTATTATCCTCTCAGCAATTGTATCAATCGCTTCCTGTTCAGGCGAACCAACCTCAGATGGAATGTCCTCCTGCTTAGGTAAGTCCTCAGAGGCAGCTTTACCCAACCCCAAGACCGGAGGAGACTCTAAATCGTCTAACGAGTGATCAAGAAAATCTTCAAGTTTCTTTGACATCCTCGAACTTCTCCTTCTCTGAGGTTTCAATTCCCCAACTAGGTACCAGAAAATACCGTGAGGGAAGTTTCAAGTTAACATCAAAATAAGTAGCCTCGTTAAATGGAAGAGGAACCTCCCTTACCCCATCCCGTGTAAACACTGTCCTTGTTAACTTCTTTTTAACCTCGTGGAACTCCCTATCAAACGTCCTGCTATTAGTCTGACATACAATTCCTCCCGGGGAATAAAACCAAATTCCTATGGTGATATCACGCCCTTTTAATCGTTCGAGGACATAACCCCGGTGAACTTGTTTAAACGTGCGAGAGTGTCTGCCAGTATTAGCAGGTAAAGATACTCCTTTCTTTCGCTCCTCAGCTGTAATACAGTAGAAATCAGGCGCAAGAATCGAACTGAGTTCAACAGGGGTAAACTTTACTACTCGAACTGTTGGGGGGGAATAGCTAAGCTGAATCTCCCCTCGATCAAATACACGCTCTACTAACTGTACCCCTCGAGATAGTACCTCTTGTAGAGCTTTGTTCTTTGTGCTCACAGTCATATTCCCTTCTTTCCACAACCACGTCCCTACAAGGGTACCTTCCTTATCAACGATATAACCCAATTCAGTTTTTACTTCTTCAAACCGGCTAGCCACTTCAAAGCCTCCTTTTTAGTCTTGAAAGAAGTCAATTTCTCATACACATCAATCATACTCATCTTACCTTCAGCTACAACCGAAACAATCTTGTCCATAAAAACCTCTAAGTCTCTACCTTCGAGCTTCAAAGTCTTCTCAAGAACTTCGCGCACATCCTTTAGAGTTACTAGAGTCTTTTCGGGAAGAGAAGGTGCCTTACGAGGCTTCCTAATCTCTTTGGGTTTCGGCTCAGAACTAGGCATTTTCTTCTTCTCAGGCGCTTTGAAAAAGCGCTCGACAATATCTTTTATCTTCTTCCGTAAGTCTTCGCCCTCTGCAGTAGCAGCGCTCTCGAACAACGCTATCAACTCCTCAAACCCAACATCTTCTCTAATATGTGCCCACAGAAGGTTCGGAAGAAGTTGCTTTATCTGACTCCGTGTTAAACCTATACGTGAAAGGGCCTCAAAAACACGTTTCCACATAGGGTGCTTACTTATCAAAGTTTCTGGACGTACAGCAAGGTTCTGCAAGAGCGATTCCATAAACAAGTACAACTCGGGGTCACTGAAGTACAACACCGATGGGTTACGTATATAAGTGGCAAACAACTCGGCAAAGGATTCGTCGATGCTCTGTAATGAGTACAGTCGCATCGGAAGTGCCCAGTTCCGCATCACCTCTTGTAACTTAGGATAAATAGGCTTAAAAATTTCCTCTCTAAATACGTCTCGAGACCCTAAGAAAAAGCTCCCAAGAGTTCTCTTCTCACTTGCATCAAGCATCTCGTTCATGTACCCCATGAACTTTTGAGCTTCCTTTTCAGTCAAATAAGGTAAAACTTGCTCGTAAAACGGGATCAAAACTCGTTCACGGTACACATAAGCAAACGCGTCTCTTAGTGTAGAGCGCGCGGTAAAATGACGCTCAAACACATGATGGCCTAGCTCGTGGAGGAACTGAAATGTATCCCCCGTAGTCAAGATAGAACCAACAAAGGACTTCACAAACTCATCATAGGTCCCCTCCAAACTATAAGACGCGTCGTAGCGAGATACATCTGACAACTTAATTCCCTTCAACCCATCCCAAAAAGATGGAACTCGTAACATCGGATAACTCTTAAGGATTTCTACCAATCTATCACGGAACTCTGAGTCAACGTATTCCAGTCGAGTAAGTACTCTATCAGGAGTTAACGTGGCCCGCCAAGGGGCGGAACGGGCCTTATAAACACGGTTAAGCCAATTCTCATAAGTAGTTGGGGACCACACATGGGTTGCCAGGAGTTCTCGAAAAGCGGGCATCCCTACTATATCCTCTCGATGAGGGCTAAAAATGGACGCCCGGAACATGTAAGTAAAAAACTCTCTGGGATCAAAGTAAGCCTTAACTGGAATATCAAACAGCTTAAGTGACAATTTCTCAAAAGGAGCGAAATCACCTTCCAACCAAGACTCTTTCAACTCTGAAGGTAAAAGCTTACTTAATTGCTCGTTCCAAAGCACTTTCCTGGCCCGCTCCATTATAGACATTATCTCAGAGACGAAAGGTGAGCTAGGATACTGAAAGTTCTGACGTAACAGGACGTTCAGGGCGACTGCATCGACAAAAGCTGAACGAATCTGCTCCTCAGTAAAAGAGGCGGGGATTTCGAGTATATTTCGTATAGCATCGTATTTAGGTTGGGTTAAAGTCTCGCGCAATCGGATTTCCTTAAATAAAGCAACGTACGAAGGCTCCCGTAAGTGAGGGTTCTTTTTGAGAGCTTCTGCGATCTTCTTATCGATATGTTCGATTACGTCAGAATAAACAAGCGCTGCTTCCTTTAGAGGGACGTGCAAATTCCTAAACTTGATAACTTTACCGATCCACTCGTTAACACTTGCTTGCGTAATATTAGAAACAGGTTCAAGGGCACACCTACAGTTATGGCCACAACGCACACCATAACCGGGCCAAGTTTGAAGCAGTTCAAGCGTGGATGGTTTAAAAACGCGCCCTTGAAGAGCTGCACAGTCTTCGCAATTACCACTCCACATACACTTCCCATTGCGCATGATGTAAAGAGTGTGCCATTTAGGAAGAGTCACGTCGTAGACCTTCCCCTTGTAGTAAGAAAGGCGAACTTCTGCTTCACTACAGGAAATACTAGACACGTCAGCAACATCGACGGGAACACCATGGTAGAAAGAAACCTTCGCAAATTGAGTCAGCTCTCCTGCGCGAACTTTCCGAAGTCTTCCATTATCATACACAAAACACTGATGATCAGGTGTCACGAGTAGATCCGTTTGATAGCCCTCGAAATGAATCATCTCACCATCGTACTCAAACGTCTGATAGGCAACAGGTTTAAGCCACTCAACCTGAGTCAAATCATCAGGGTTAATACTCAACAACCTCTCCGTACCATCCAAATCCTTAAAGAACTTCCACCCCCGATCCGTCAACACTTTAGTTGCTTCATCATAACATGTAACATCATCAGATATGCCCACCCAGCGTAAGAGCACTCCTTGTGTCTCCTCAAAAAACTTAGACACAAGTACAAGAGGGAGATTCGCAAACAAAGTGACAAACCCTGCGGCGGCAATAATCGCGCGTATAAAATTGTCAAGATCTTTTTTAACTTGATCCCACTCACCTCTTTTTGCTTCATTGTGAATAGAATCTAAACGCTCTTTCCAACTCCGAATAGACTCTCGACGAAGTCGTCGATCGTGTTCAGCAATCTCAGCGTCAATCAGATCCTTATCGAACTCGCGTCTGTTCCAAAACTGGAGCACGCGTTCATAACCCAGCGCAATCGACTGGGCCTCATAATTATCAATGATCCCTTCTACTCGTAGTAAGAAAGGCACATAAGAAGGTAAAGCAGGGGTATCCTGACGCAACATCACCTTCTCTTCAAAAGAAGAACGATAATCCAGAACTGCCTCTCTTAACTCCTCTTGCATCGATTTCAGCAACTTAATTCTCCTAAGAACAAACCGTGCTACCTTCTCATCGGACAAAAGAGAGAGATTCCTAAGCTGTTTCACTTCTTCTATAGAAAGCGAGCGAGTAATATCTGTATCTTGTTTAGCGTCCGAGAGAGGTACCACAGGAGATTGTTGCCCACTCTTCCCTACAGGAGTTAAACCTTGAGGCTGCATAACTGACAACTGATCGCCGCCTTTAACCGGTGGTAAGTACATAAACTGACGGGCCTCATTAGGTGAGATCAACCCTGACTTAGTCCCTTCAATAATACGTTGCAACGAGTGTGCAGGAGGAATCTTAAAACTAAAAGTAACTCCATAAGGTTTAAGAAACCGATTCAGTCGATTCTGGATCGCCCGAGCAACCACAGGGACTAAGGTAGAATACATCAAATCTTCGTTAGGTCGTGACTGAAGTAAACTACTTCCAGGAGGCACAAATCCAAAAGCGCTCCGAACTAGCCAATCTAAGCGATCCAAGAACGTAGCAACCATCTGAATGTCAAATTGTTTAACCAACTCGATCCACTCCCCTTTACCAGCGCCCCATACCACGGGGATTTTCACTTTACCTCCAGATACTAACGAGGTTAAGTCCTCTTGAAACCTATTAACAACTGCCTCGTCCAAACTCTCCGGAAAAATAAATGTCCCGATAGGCTTCCTAGATTCAGGATCGCTTTTCACTAAGTTCTTTAACAAGCTCGTAACTTCATAAGTAAGAGACTCTAAGATAGACCCTCCAGTAGCAGTGTAAGTTTTAGGAATAAGTTGAATGTACACTAACTCATCTGGGCGAAACTTATACACCTTACCCAAGCCGACTTGTTGAATGAACCCACGAAGCCTGCCGTCTTTCTCATACACTGGAGAAAAAGTGGCTGCATCGCGTGCCGTAAATCCGGTTAACCTTCCGCCAAATGTCTTCAAAGGTACTAACACACCTTTGTTCAACACCAACAAATCCACTGTCAAAGCGATTAACACATCTCGAAAAGTCTCTCCAGTTATAGTCTCGCGCACAAAAATAAGATCGATTACTTCACTTTTCTTCAAACCAAACTTTACATCATACTCTCGCGGAAGGTCCGCAACAGAACTCGCAATATGGTCAACACACCGCCTCACAACATTAGTCTCTTTATAGATTTGACGGAGTTGCGAGGCGGAAAGAGAAGTAACCAAACTTGCGAAAGTTCCTGCAGTGATCGAAGTCTCTCCAACTAATCGCTCCTTAACCTGTTGTTCCTTCTCCTTCTTCTCAAGTTGTCTCTCCACAGTCTTCCTCCTCTACGGGTTGACTCGGCGTCTCCTTACCTTTATACTAGAACCAACCAACTAGTGCAAGGAGTAAGTATGAAAGTAACTCAGCTTTTAGGGGCCGATTTATCAAAAATCCCTACTAAAGACCTGCTTTTTAAGCACTCAATTGTAGTAGCCCTGATTAAAAAGGCCCGAAAAAAAGGAGGGAAAGTCGGGGGTTTGACTCTATCGCAGCTTATGAAACTCGACAGCTTAATAGTCAGAGAACTGCGTAAGAGAGGGGTAAACGCTCATAAAGTAAAAAGAAGTTTGAACAGGATGTTACCTTTCCAGATCAAAAACCCCTACGTGATCGTAACAGGATCAGTCTTCTACGGAACACCGCACGATCTCGATTTTATGGTCTTCACTCCTCTCAAGATTGAAGAAGACCCAATCGCCAGAGTGACCAAACAAGTCCTCGAAAAATTTCTACCAACTTATGTTCACTGGTCAAACGCATACTACGGAACACCTTTCTCAACGTTCGCTCCCATCTACAATTTAGAGCTCACACCGCCGGTCTTGAGTAGGAAGTACGCGCCTATGTACCCTAAAAACTATACCAACCCAATTTCCATTGATCTTCACAAAATAGTCAACGACTTACCCGAAAAACAGACACTTATCAAAAACTTTATACACTACGCACCTGCATATCATCTCTTCTTAATACCCAAAATACCTATTTACTACTTCGTTCCTCTTTATATTAGACTACAGAGAATGTTCCCGGTAGAAGAGAGGCCAGAGATTAAAGCGCTAAAGGGGGGAGTACACCAAAACTGTATTCCGGTGTACGATCTAACACTGCGGAAGGTCTCTTTCAAGATCACGGAGATGTAATCCTATCCTTTTAAAAGATATCCTAACACGAAACTAATCGCACAAACGGAGCCACAAACTAGGATAACTTTAATGAACAAACTCCGTAAAATACGCCAAATATCATCTACTCGGAGTTTAACTTCAGTCACACTCGACACAACAGAAGTTTGATTTTCACACAGACTTTCTGCCTTACGTTCAATCACAGTCACCCGCTCAACTAACTTCTCCGTGGCAGACGTATTCCCTCGTACTAGTTCAACCAACAATTCTTCGACTGTAGAGAGATTCCTTAAGTCCACCGTTACTTCAAAAAGCACTCACCTTCGTAATGGCGTTGCGAAGCACAGTCTCGAGAGTAGTATTATGACGTAGCCGGAGTAATGCAAGAGCAAGAATATCCGTAACACACTTCACGAACGTAATTTCCTCTTGAGAATAAGGAGCATCCTTATCATCATAAGTCAAGAAGAAACCCCATTGACCTATACCTTCGCCCTTGATAGGAAATGCTAAAGCCCTCTTAACATCGATGCCAAGCTCGTCGAGTCCCTGTTCGAAACAGGTAACAAATTTCCCGTTCAACAACTGATCAAACCAACCTTTAGGTAACTTAAATCGTCGGGGCATTTTAGGTTCGCCCTCTTTAAAGTATGCAAACAAAGGGAAACTAATCATACCACCTTGTTCAAATGGGGAAACTATCACTGTTGCGTTAAGAGCTTTACCAACTATCTCAACACATTCTTGCACTTTCTGCCCACTAACCAAACTCTTTGCAAGAACTTCAAACAGTTTCGGGAAAACGCCCATTAAATCCTGAACTCTAGACCGTAAGCGGGGGCTCACCCTCAATACCAAAGAATCCAGCATACTTTTCAACACGTCTCCATTTACAGGCTTGGGAAGAACCCCGTGAAACCCATATACGCGGGCGATTTTACGAACTCTATCCGAATCGTAACCTGTCACAAGTATCGCCCGTGCAGGGTCAAACTGGTCCACCGCTGAGAACACTTGCCCATTGAGTAGGACAACGTCAAGGATGTAGAAATCGGGATTGACTTCAGTATTTAACTTCTTAAACTCTTGAACTGAACCGCAAGTATAACACTCACAATTGTCAAAACTACTCTCGAGGAAAGACTTAAAAAAGTCCCTTACTGGCGCCTCATCGTCCAAGATTAGGACTCTCATACTCTTTCCTCCTACCACAAAGAACGAGGTAACGAAGTGATTTTCTTCTTATTCCTGAAGCACACATCGATCAACGTTCTCAAATCATCCTCAAGCTCAATTGTATCACTTAAGAAACAATCACTCAAGAGTTCCCTTTCAATGTGGACAAACTGTGGCCAAGTAAACTCAAATGTTTTAGTACGAAAGAACCCAATTCGTAGTCTATACCCAAAATCCTCCGCAAAAACATGTTTTATCTTATAAATCAAATCCTGAAAGCTGACCAGCCGATCGAACAAATGAACAATGGGTTTGTCCACCTTCTTAGTCAACAAGTAAGTAAAACTCTCAACAAATTGATTCAACGAGATAATAGTATAGTAACCCTCCTGAGGCACATTTACGATCCCTTGACGGACGCCTCGGGCGCAATAGTAGTTAATGACGGTACTATGAAACTTGTCAACGTGCAATCGATGAAGTGGTTCCTCACTTGGATACACACCATACACAGAACCTACACGGAGATCGACTAACTTGAGTTTTAAGTGGTTACGAGCATATGTTAAGAAAATTTGAACAAAGGCTTCAGTACACTGATTAAGAGAGTCCCCTTTCAATGGAAAAGGTAAAAAATCCTCAAGCTCATTGTGGTGAATCAATAACGGACCTTCTGGAACCGGTAGTTGTGAGGGATAATAGGAGTTTAGATCGGTTACCACAAATAAAGGAACGTTACGTAAAGCGGACGAAGCTAGTGTATTTACAACCGAAATGGTGTTGTAAAGGTTAGTAACACAAAGCAATTGGTCTCGCTGCTGAAAAAGGGCTGGGCTGTATAACCGGGATAAGTCGACAATCAAATCAGGCTCAAACTTCTCCAATCGGTCACGTAAGGCAGCGGAATCTGTAACATCTAACTCAACAGTCTGTAAATCTTTTAAGGACTCAAAAGAGTGACGAATAATCGAATAAGAGGAGGTCGCCTCTACTAAAGACTCCCGCTTTAAATTGTCAACGCCTAGTACAGAGTGCCCTTCTCTAAGCAAATGATGTGAAAGTGCAAAACCTAAGTAGCCGTCTGCCCCTAGAATTGCGATTCTCACCTCAGAGAAAACTCCCTTAACCCATCAAATGGCTGCTTAACGCCCAATACAGCTCTACACATCAAGTTAACAAACTGCTTTGCTCTCACATCGACACTGTGGAACTTACGAACTAATCTATACCCTCGTGTCGTAATCTCAACTAAGCGGTCTTCGTCCCTTAACACTGAGAGAATTTTATCCTCAAAGGAAGTTGGTGAGACGGGCAAAAAGTGTTTATCTGGAACGTACCCAAGTTCTACAATGTCGTTAATAGGTGGAGCTGCCAAAAGAGAAAAAGACGCGGGAATCTCGAAGAACTTCTGAATGGAGTAATTGTAGATACTACCACAAGTAGGGCAAACTTTAGCTGAGTTCAAAAGCTTCGCGTAGGTATCATGAACAATCGCAGTTCGTGAATCAAAGTGACCATAACCAGGATGAGGGACGTGTACAAAACCAGGGTACCCCTTAAACGTACGTAAATAAGATGTTCTCATAGGATAAACATCAGGGAGAATAGCTCCGGTTAGTAAGATGTCTATGGTCTTCGTTTGAGACCATTTCTTAAACACGTGAGTGTCAACTCCAATAGGTAACCACTCACAAGGAACTACATCAAGGAGTCGAGGAAACAACTTGAGCGTCCCTTCTTTAAACTTTACTACCACAAAGTCGATTTTATTCTCCTTGATAAACAGGAGCCGATCTCTCTGATAAGCATGAACATCCCAATAGTGAACTACCTTAGGAAGCTTAATCTCAGCTAGCCCTGTCAAAGGAGGAGTTACTGGAGGAGCTTCACCCAACATGAGTAGATCAAAAGTTTTCCCTTTGTCAGCGAGCTCCTTCAATAGCGTAGGTACGTGACAGGGCTTGTGATGAAAAGTAACATCAGCAACTTTAGCAAGAGCTTTCTTAAAGGCTAGATGTCCATGTCCAATCCAGTTAGTAAAGTCTTTACAAATATATAAAATCTTCAGCATAGTTACTTCTCCTTCACAAAACGAGAAGACAATTCAAATACAGCATCCCCTTTCTGAGAAGGATCTTTCTCAAGGTGATAGACATCAAAGAACAAGTACTTTCCTGGAATTCCTTTGGGAAACGCTACACAAGTACAATCCTCACGGAAATGTTTACAAAAAGAGCACAGGGAGAAGTGATCTTCTCCGAGATGTTTTGCTCGATACTTGGACAGCCACCGAATTGGGTCGAATTCAGTCATCACAGTACTCCTTCCAAAGTAGCAAAATAGTCACGTGCCTCAGGCCACTTAAGTCTAAGAAACCTACGATGCTGAAGATTTGAATGTGCAAAAAGCGAAAAAGCCTCAGAAAAGCCCTCTTCTGGACTTTGAAGGCTGGGAATTGATATCACGGACGTGTTAAAAGGGTCGTCCATTAAAGCCCGATAAAACTGCAACCTCACAAAATTACGCCTAACTGAAGGGCGTACCGAACCATAATGCTTAGTAGCTTGCTGAAAGAGCTGTACAGCTTCAGGCAAAACTCTCTGAAGGTAAGGAGCATAAACACTTCGACCAAATTCTACATAATAATCAGGAGCCCGAGTAGCAAGCTGACTCTGAACAAAATGACCGCATTCATGGAGAAAAGTAAGATCATAAGGAACATCACGCCGCCTAGGGGAGTACACTAGCATACTAATAGCCCCCGATCCTTGCGGAAACGCGTACTCAGCAAGATCCTTAACCTCAGAAGGAACCCTTTGAACCTTAGGAAGAGTAATTCCCAGAACGTGTCTGAGATGGACACGATCATTTGCGGAAAATTGTTCAAGGCACTGTTGTGTGAGCTCTCTTTCAATTTTCCCCGTCGACCTAAGAATATAGGCATCAACATAACACCCTATTGGAGCAGACGACGTATAACGATGAAAGGATAAACTTACATTACGAAATGCTCTTTCACTCTCAGCACTCCCAATAAAAAAATTCAAAAATGCATCAGCCTGAGGAAGGACTTTCCTGCGGACTTCGGGATGAGGCGCTGCAACGTTCTCGAGAAACCTAAAAGTCTCGAAGCCCGCCCCTTCTAGCGTTTCATTAATAGACCGGGAGTCAACAACTCGAAGAGGAGACTTCCTGGCAAAGGCGAAAGTCCACAAGAAAGCTTGGCGGAACTCCTTTTTAATAATCGGAACTCTACGTCCGCCCTTGGTAATCCATTTCTCAATCCACTCAGGAGGGACTCTAAATTTCACGCCAATCTCCTTAATAAGGATCTAAACTATATTCAAACCACTTATCCTTAGCGTTCAAGACCTTAACAGCTTTTTCAGCATCATCCACGGTGACATAACGTTTTAGAACGGCCCACTCACGAAACCACGGTACCCTACTTCGGTACTCCCTTCTAAGTCGATAGTAAACAGGAATTCTACGTTTTCGTGTTCGATGTCTGTACTTCGGCACCTCTGACTCAAACTTCGATTGTAAGTCCATCCTTCGCAATAATTAAATCCTCCACACCGAGAATTTCTCTCACTCTCTCATCACCTTTCAAAACAGGCTGGCGGCCAAGATGAGTAAAAACAACTGTTTGCCAATTCAATTGAGAAGCATATCGGAGTTGAGATTTCATACAAGTGTGCCCGAACGGTTCTCCTCCCTTTTCCTTAACGCGGATTATGGGATGGTTAATCGCGGAGCCATCACCAATGTAAACTCGGAGTCCCTTGAGAATCCCCCAGCCAGCACGTGGTCGTATAACATCCGTAAAGATACCCAATTCGTTATTTATTACAACACCCCACATAGGACATCGAATAGAGTGAAAACAAGAAACAGCTTTTAACGACACATCTTCGTACTCAAAAGGAAGTGAAGAAAAAAGAGTAGGAGTGACCTTCCAATTACGGACTAATTGACGTCGAACGAGCGACGTAGACACCAACGTCGTCGGAATTTCCTTGTGTTTTAAGCCACTTACATGATCTGGGTGTGAGTTCCCGGAAAAGCACACTTTACCCTCACGGCGAGTCAACAGTATATGCCTAGTGTACTCGGGTAAAGTAACACAGTAAACTTTCCCGTCGTAAGGAACCCAGGACTCTTGACTACCGGAGGTTACTGACTTAGCGGTAGAGGAACGACTGTCAGAAAAAACTGCTTGTGCCAGAGAAGTATCGTGTTGTTCACATTTAAAAGAGCACGTAAACATCTTAGGGCGCCCAAAACACCTCGCGGCAGGGATAAGAGAAAAGGAAGGGTCATCAAAGTTCTCCGAAATATACAAATTGTGATTAGGAGTCACCATCATATTCAAAAAATCCGTACTCAAGTAATACATTAACCCAGTGTAATCTTGCTCAATATAATCTATAGGCTTCTCAAACACTAATCGATCGTCCTCATCCAATGTCGCGACGTAATCCGAACTACTTAACTCAGTAAACCTCTTCCAGCCACGATTAGTAAAAACTTCAGTCTTCTCATCATAACAATGACTTACATACAAAAAATCCACGTCCTTAAGGTTATCAAAGAACTCCTCTTCACCACAGTCAATTTGGAAACGCGCTCTGCGAGTCTCGACTACAATACCTGTTCTCAGTTTGTGATGAGGGGAACTTTCCTCAATCATACCCTTAGAACCCAGAAATGTTATCTTATACTTCACGTAACTTCGACCCCCTTTCAAGAAGGGTAGAATCAACCTTCTTAGCTTTAAAGAAACCTCCAATGTACTCCTGAACCTTAATCGGGTCAAAAAATTTACAACTAAACACATCAATGTAAGCAGTCCGGCTAGAAGGAGCAAAATGTCCTGATACCAGAGACGTCTCTATTAACTGAACAAGAGTGTATCCTTCAGAAGGGCCGTTACCAAACCACTCAATTATAGGGTCACCGTACCTTTTCACATCAAGAATATCACAAAGTTCGAATACGAATTCCCTAAGTTTGCCCTTACTAGAAATAAGGAACTCATCACAATCATACAAATCTAAAATCAGGTGAAGTCCCCAATCGGCGATCATGTACATCCCCCCTCTCCAAGACTAAAACTTTAGGATTACCTTTAAGAAACTGAAGAATCTCCTGAACCGCTACATCTAAATCAACGGAATCGCCGCAAGTGAACAAATCAACGGCCGCGTAAAGTCGTTCAGGCCAAGTATGGATAGAAAAGTGAGACTCAGAGATCACAACCACACAACTTACCCCGTGAGGTTCAAAATGATGAACGAATGAATGAAGTATGGTTGCGCCGGCCTTACTAGCGGCCCGAATCAAACACTGAAGAACCAACTTCTCATTATCTAAAACTTCAAAAGGCACCTCAAACACGTCAATCAACACGTGTTTTCCTACACCCACAGCTGCTTCTCCTTCTTCCGTACTTCGGAAACTCCTTCTCCTGCCCACCATAAACCCGCCGCGCCTCCAGCTAGAGCAACGGCGCGTAAGTCATTAGTCCATACTCCAGTGACAGTCTTGTGTAACTTCCTGGCAATAACAGGGTTCATTAAACTACCTGGAACAGGGTTTCCTTCAATAAATCGGAAGGAACCGTCAGGTAATTCGACGATGTCAAACCCTACATGGGCGTTCTTCTCATATAGTTTCATAGCTTGAGTCACAAACTCCTTAAGTCGTTTACGTTTCACAGGGTTGAGCACTGGAATAGAAGAACCACCCTCCATTCCGAATCGATAAAAGATTTTATTGTAAATTTTACGGAAAGGATCAGGAAAACGACGATGTGTAATAGAGTAAACCTTCCCATTCACATAGTGAACACGAAACTCATTTCTAAAAGGTAACATTTCTTGTATGATCACATTATTAGGACCACCGTGCTGTTCAATATATTTCATCAAACGTTTGTCACTCCACTCATGAGTAGGGAGTTCCTTCGAAAGTGAGCCAATGCGCGGTTTAATCACAAATCCCTTCCCAGCACGTTGGAACGCATAGCGTGCGGATTCAAGACTGTGAAACTCACGAAGTAAGAAGGTTTGAGGAACAATTTTAGGGTCGTCCTTGAACAGCTTTGGAAATACCGCTTTATCGTCAATAGCAGACATCAAGTCATAGTCTTGAATCTTAGGAAGTTTCATCTTAAAGGCTTCTTTCGACCAGGTATGAACAACGCCTGCAGTTTTGGGAAGTTTAGCGCCCGCTTTGGGACGAACTACACGCATCCCCATTATTGCCGACGTGATCATGTCATAAAACTTCTCTCTCATTGAGGGAGTGGGATTTGGGTGTTTAGCGATCACGACAAACCTTTTATTGCGAAAAAGTTCAGAAATGGGCGTACCGGGTTTTAAAAAGTAAGCGGCTAAAGTTGCTAAAGTGATACCTCCGAGGACTTTCATCTTTGGATCAAGACGGGAACGTGACCCCAACTCTCGTTGATGAATTCTTTCCTCAGGGATAAAGATCTTGCGGCCCTTGTAAGTAATCCAAATTCCTTTACGACCCTTAAACTCTACGAGTTCCATAAAAAAGCCTCCTATCGTATCATAATCTTCGCGAGAAAAGTCCGGAACCCTCTTTTACCACCGTCACACATCACTATTTCGGCGCCAAAATTTTCAACAAACTCTACCGGAGACCAAGCTTCCTTATGTCCTTCATAATCATCTTCCCATCTTCCGTGAGGAAAGGAAGAGAAATCCTCTGGCAATGGTGTTGAAACAAACACTGCTTTAGTAACCTTCCGGAGCAAGGTGTGTAACAGATCGTAGCCCTCGAGTTTGCTCATATGCTCAATAACATCGAACAAACATATGAGATCATAAGTAGGGAAAGACTCCCAAGAAATGGATCGAACGTCCTGAACTATTACTTTGTTGTAAATGTACTCGTGTAAAGGAGAGATGTACTTGGAATAAGCTTCGATACAATCAATTCGAACTTTCCACTCAGGAGGAAACACCCTCCAATTCCAAACATCCAAGTACTCCCTAAAGAGTACACCCCACTTACCGAAACCCGGACCAATATCCAAAATACTTTGAGGTTTCAAATCAAGAACTTCTGTCAAGATTTTCGTGATCGCGAACGGATTGCTTGAGGGCATTTTGACCTCCATGCACTTCTTCAAAGCTATCAACGGAACGTTCCAAAGCTGAAAGAACACGAAGTAACTGGAGCCGAAGCTCGCAAAATAACTGAGACAACTCTTCCTGTGCAGCAAGGATACTTTCCTGTTTTCGGTTAATTCTAAGGATAATCCCAGCAATACAACTAATCCCGTTCCGAAAATCGTGAACAAACTCAGGAGACATTATCTTCGAACCCAAAACTGTTGCAACGTGTGGAGTTCCGTGCTTAAACAATTTATGTCATCAATCGGATGAAAACTCAAGTCAGCCAAAAACGAAACATCTTTCTCAGAGATTTCTGTGCCCCAATCATGTACACCGAGTACACTTCTCGGGGGAAGGACAGGTGCGTAAACCTGAATCTCACGTGGTTTATTCCCATCGTCACAGTACAAGAAAGAGGGCGCCTGCCCTAAAAACTCAAAAATTCTCAACTTAGTCCGTTGACATTCAAAAATATCACCTCTTAAGAAAGGAAATAAATCCGTGACTCTCTTATCAGCGCGATCAACCGACAAGAAACGGTGACCTCGAACTTGACACTCTAGCCACAGAAAAGTTGAAAGAGCACCTCTATAAGTACCCAACTCAACAACCTGAGCAAAATCAAACTGGTCAAAAACTAGATCCAAGATATAGAGTGACGCAAATGAGTGTTGAATCGGAATACCAAAGAGGCGATTATCCGGGGACAATCGTTCAAGAACGCTCATTGGCACAACTCCTTGCAAATTACGGAATCCTTCTGTGAAAGAAACTGCACGATCTTCGAAAAAAGGGTTGAAGGGCGCTCACGTACATAATCCGGCGAGAGATAAAAGTTGTTTCGACGAAGCGTGGTACCCCATAAATGCACAGAGAATACCTCTCGCGTAAACAAATCCTCAACCTCTCCAGAGAAAGGAGAAAACAGTTTCTTCCATTCCTGCCAACTAATGTAGTAATGATGATTCCTATTCCAATCAACTAGGAAGTACTCTTCTAGTTCAGTAAACCATTGAGACCCTACTAAATTAAAAGTATTGGGCTGCCACCGGTTAGTAAAATTCTTATACATAAACTCCAAAGCCTTGTGCCCTTTCTCCGTAAAAAGAATACCGTTGCTTAAATGAGAGCCGTCTTCAGAAGAAATATAGGAAGAACCAGTTACAAGGGGTTGAAATGGACGAAGAGCCAGCGTATCTGTATCGCAATAAAAACCCCCAAACCGGTACAATGCGTAAATTCGAAAAAAATCGGCTTTATTAACTACCTCATAACGACCGTGCAAACTCGAATAAATAGAAAATGCCTCTTTCTCAAAGAACTCTTGAGGAGTTACAACTTGGGTTACCTCCGGGAAATAAGTTTCTCGAACGAACTCAAACGGCATGTCTACCTCAGAAACATCCAAACACATAATTACTTCATCAAATCCAGCCACTGCACATAAAGAAGACACACTTACAGTAACATATAAAGGTACATCACCTCTTACCAACCAAAATAGATAACAAGTCTTAGATAGGTTTAACAATGAATCCATCAATCGACCCCCAGTTACCTTTAGAGTTTATCTCTTCCAACCACCTCTCTTTAGACCAATTTAACATGTCAAAGACTTCACTACGATTTGATGCAATTACAGGGTTGATAGGATGATACAAGTGATAGAGAGTTACAGGGAGAGGCCTCACCTTGTAACCTAGGACCTCTAACTTAGCCCAGTGAGCGTTGTCTTCACTCGTCCTTCCAAAGAACCTCTCGTCCATACCCTGAAAATCGAAGTAAGTATCACGATAGCACACAAAGGCTCCTCCGGCAGCACCTGCCTTAGAAGGGCGACAAGCCCGAGACGGAGACGTAATTTCTACTTCATACCTTGGGAGCGAGAGTGACCGAAGAGTATCCTTTTCACTCAAGTACACAATACAGTTCCAGGCAGGACCGACATAGTCCTTGGAAGTAACCTGCTCACGTACAATACGTGAGAAGTCGGGAGGAAAGACCAAATCAGCATCAATTAGAACAACTATATCACAAGTCGAAAGATGACGAACTCCAATGTTGAAGTTCCAGGCCCTGTTGTACGGGGTCGATGTGTAAATCTTCAAGTACTTCAACTCAGTATCCTCAGCTAAAACAGGAGATAACACATTACGAGTTAGTGCTTTAAAAGGACCAGACTCAACGATGCAAATTTGCTCGATGTCTTGGAGAGAGGAAAGACACTTAAGAAGTAAAGGAAGACGTCGCTCATGATGTTCATAACCAATTACTATAGAGATTGTCCTATCCATCACAAACCTCACTTGCCTCTAACAAAAAAAGGAGTTAACCTCAACTAAGAACACTAATCAAGGAGGCTCAATGTTAGCGAAAAAAATAACACCAGGAAAGTTCAACGGGCGTCAACACGACTATGTAGCTTTCATCTTCAACGTGAAGAAAATTAACACGCGCGAACTGTTATCATTCATACGTAAAAAATACGGAGCACGGCTCGATTTCATTGTTGAACCCAAGTACGATGGTCTCTACATCCAAATTAGTAAAGAAGGTAACTCCATTAAAGCGTACAGTGACCAAGGCAATCCATTACAACTACCAAATCCAATCATAGAAGCCCTAAAGAACCTCCCCTGTAACAACCTTGTCGCAGAGGGCGAACTGGAAACTTACGTAAACAAAAAGCACCAACCACGAGGAATTACCATTGGTTTAATCCATAGGAGAAGGAAAACTCGCAACAACGTTCACGCGGTATTGACTCTTTTCGATTGTCTCTACATAGACAATAAAGATATCTCTCATCAAACAACACTGGAGCGCCTAGAAGAACTCAAGGCACTTCCCATCCCCTCAGAACTAACTCCTATAGATACACCCCTAAACAGGGTCCCTTACGAGCGAGCAAGGTCTCTCTCAGAGGTCGACAAGAACGTCCGCAAGTTCTGTAAAATCAGACACTTTGAAGGAGCAATACTCAAACCAACTAAACAAGATGCACATAATTTAACATTCATCAAGTTTAAACGGTATATAGAATTCGCGCTCAAAGTTATTAACAGGATCCCCACAAAGACAAAAGGTGTCTATAACTACGACCTAGGAGCTGCAAACGAGAAAGGAGATCTCGAACTAGTAGGAAGAAGTCACAACTCCGAACTTTACTTGAACAAGGGCGACGTAGTAGCAGTAGCTTGTTACAACGTAAGTGTTTACATAGACAACGAGGGAAAGAGGGTAAGAGTACGTCTTTACAGCTCAACAATACAAAACAAAACCACAGCTCCAGTTAACACCATCAGAACTATCCTACAAACAGCAAAAAGCTACAACATGCTCGAGGTACATAAAATTACTTAAGACTAGACACCTCAAAGACAGTCTTAAGATCCAACCGAGCTCCTAAGCACCGAACAAGATGTCTCATCGCAGACACCGTGCTTCCTTTCTTCCCAATTAGAAACGAGAGCGTCTTAGGAGAGTCAGCTTTAACCGTAAACAACACAATTGAATCCCCTTTGTAAGTCTCAACGGTTACAGTATCCGGGTCGTCCACCAAAGCCTTAACCAGTTGAGTGACAAGTTCGGTTAACTCTTTCACTTTATCAGTATTACTCATAACCTACCTCCTTAAAACTAAACTGAACTGAACATTCAACAAGAGAAAATTTACCCTCACAAATGGCCAAAGTCAAGTGACTTTTTCACGCGCAGTAGTAAGACGTGTACATACAACCTGAGCCAACTTCCGCGCTAGCTCCATAGCAGCTTGAGCATTGGGTAAAACCGCAGCGGCAACACGAACATGACCTCCCGAATCACCGTCGTAAACATCACGAAGAATCTCGTGTAAAGGTATTACACAATCAAACTCCTTCCACGGGTTATAAGAGACCGACAGGCTGACTGCAGGTGAATCCCAAGGAGGAATACTACGAATGTGTATTAAAAAGTCTAAATTCGGTTGAACCAAGAAAGCGGCATACCGAGAGGAAAACTTATAACCAACAAAGGAACATATCCCTACTAAGACGTCTTTGTCTTCATAAAGGACCAAATTCTTTTGTAAGAAATCTATAGACCTCTCTTGCTTCCAAGTATACCGTCGATAAGCATCGTCTACTTTCGGATGGGAGAGTATCTGGTCGGGAGGAACTTGACATATCATTTTCAGCAACTCGGCTCTGAAAACATCATCGTTGAACGTTTGAGACATAGCAACAGCAACTCTTAACGGCGGGTCCTTCATTAAGACGGCTTGTTCAGCAGATTCGTAGCGAGCACTATCAACCATATCAGCCCAAGGTACTAGAGACTCCAACAGAGGGTTCAACTTAGCTAAAGGTTCAAGAACTCTAGCACAGGAAGGGGCGTCGGAGTCATAAAAGCAAACTCCCCGAGTTATTTCGGAAGAGTCTGGAACAAACCTTTCCTGGTGATGATCAGCCCAAATAAAGAAGTCAGAAGAAGGAAGAGCACGACTATATGGAAAGTCAGTTACCACATTAACAATAGGGTCAAACCGATAGGAATCCCAAACTTCAGGAGGATAAGTCGAATACTCAACAAAAGTAATCTTATCCAAACTTAAACCAACTTCCTTACAAAAATTATATCCAATTGCACCTGACACCAAACCGTCAAAATCTCCGTGCGTGTAAATACTAAACTTCATTCGATTCTCCTTTCTGTTCAAACTGCTTCTTCAGCGCAAAAAGGCCCAAACAAATCAAGTCCTCATTAAGAGCAAACTTCCGTGACGTGTTCACTACCTTCTTAAACAGGTACCTAAAGAACTCATCCGCTTTATTACGTCGCGGAAAAGATAAAACTCCCTCGCTAAACATAAACCACAGTAGGGCCTTACAACAAAGATCCCAACCATCTTTTCCGCTGTCGCGGGGGCCATTTAAATCCCGATGTAAGCGGGACATCACTGCGTCCAACAAGCCATATAAATTCTCACCACTATACTCCTCATCCATGTCTAACCCAATAAGAGAAACGCGGAAATCTCCTCTCAAACCACTTTAATTCAGTTGCTTGCCTGAACACTTCAAGGGCTTCTGTCACGGACAAGAAAGGGAGTAGAAACCCCTGTACTAAAATCCTCCGAAACCCGAAGTAGGAGTCGATTCCAACTGCAGTCAAAATGACTCCGAAGTAGAGTAAGAATTTACAACACGTCCTAAGAAGTATGTGACTATCAAACCGCCGATACTTCAAAGACAAGTACACACTTAGGACTAGTTCCACAATCACCAGACAAACCAAAATCACCATTTGACTGGCGCAATAAGGAGACAACAACACGCCGCTCATTAAGGTAAACATACCCTTAAACATGAACTTCGACCTCACTTTCCCGCAACTCCATTAAAAAGAACTAAGTGTTCACGGGTACCAAACCTAAACCCGTACTTCATGCAAAACTCAAAACACGCGAGACCTTGTTCTACGTAAGAATCCCTAGTTCGAGACTCAGGCATTACGTAAATATCTTCTTCCGAAGCAATTCCGAGCTGGGAAGCGCACTTGAACACAAACTGCGCAAAAGTGTAATCATCAACCTTCTTATTATACACAACCTTAAGTATCTTTTTAAACCCTCGAAAAGACGTTAAGTTAAGATAGGATGAAGTGTGTAACTTCGGACTAACTGAAAAAAGAGTATCAAACTTCGCCCATTCCCTACTAGGAGGAATGGTCCCGTTAGTCTCAACGTTTAACTTTGGCAATAACTCTGAAGGAACTCTGGACAGGTATTGCACCAATTCCCGTTGTTGAAGTAACGGCTCTCCACCCGTAATCACAAGAAGTGGCAGTCTCTTACTCTTCAATAATCGCAGAAAATCTCCTTCTGCACACAGTGAAGGCGAAGTTTTTATGGGAATAGCATAACTCGTATCACACATCCGACAAGGGCCACACGGCAGATTAACAAGATTGCAGCCTTGTAGGCGCACAAAATGGGCAGGGACTCCAACATAAGGACCTTCACCCTGGATGCTCTCAAAAACCTCACTTACTCGCAGCATAAGCACCTCCTAAAACCACATGAGAGGCAAAGTTAGTAAACTCACACAAGAAATATCCGTTGATGAACAAATATGGTTGAACGCGTGTTTGCAAGTTATCTATCGGAGTGATTAAGAAAATGTTACTCCCCTCTTTACGGGTCAGTATGTAAAAAGCATCACCACCAGAGAGCTGATGACACTCTTGAATGAATTCGCGCAGCTCTGGGGTAAACCCCCTCTTGAGTAATTGGTTCAGAGAGAGCTTGAGGTAACGACAAAACAGCAGCCCCGGGCGAACTAAAGGAACGTCAAAATACCTCTCATCCCCAAGTAAATACCCTTTCAACGAGTAATAATCAGTACTCCGAACTAGCGTCGGATGAAGTATCTGAAGAACTCTCTTCTCCAGGTAAAGCTGTCTGGACTCCGTCTTCGTGGGAAACATCGCCCTTCCTCCACTTAGGTGAAAGCAGAACTTGATTGGTTCGAAGATTACGAAGTTGAAGAACCGTGTTAGCAAGAGGCCCGTAGTAGGTCTCTACCACCAACTTCTCAATCTCTGAAAAAATCTCAACCGGAGGTGTACCTTGAAATTTTTCACCTTTGAACTCTTTCCAACCACCTCCACCCAAATCCTTGAGAATACCCGTCTCCTTCGCGAACCAAGTAACAAACTCGGTATCGTCAAAACCAGAGTCAAAATAATAGGTGACCGGAGCGGTCAAGTAGGGACGGTAAATCTTATTCTTAACCGCCGTCACAGACAGTTTCATTCCTACTACCTCATTTTTCCTCTCAGGATGAGGAATTAAACTTACTCGCTTCAATTGTAGTTGAAGGCAACTGTGAAAATCAAACGCGTGACCACCAATCTTCGAAACTCCACTAGCACCCCAAATACTGATCTTTTCCTTTTGCTGATTGGTTGCAACAAACAAAATATTCAAATCTTCCAAAGCGGTCGTTAGTTGACGAAGTCCTTTCGAAAGGAGCCGTGCGTGAAGGCCTGCGGCCTTATCTGAAAGATCATCGTCTATTTCCTCAAGGACAGGAGTGGCTGCGATAGAATCCCACGCAAATATACGTGGTGGGGGTGCGGGGTGCTTTTTGAAAAGAGTACAAAGAGTCTTAAATGTCTCAACGGCTTCTTGGACGTGTTCAGGGTTCACAACGAGCAGTTTCTCTGGAGAGACGCAGAAGAGCCTCGCCCAATCATTAGTGTAAGCGTGCTCTGTATCAGCGAGGACAGCGGTCCCTTCTAGTACATGGGCAGAGCCAAGAAGTGCTGCTACAATAGCAGATTTCCCTACTGACTCAAGACCAAAAATCTCTACAACTCTACCTAAAGGGAATCCAGGAGCTCCTGTTACATAATCAAGGGGTAACACCCCTGAAGGAAGATAACCTCGTTCGTCTTGAGAAATTGTATCTAGAGTAGAAGTCGCACACTTGAGTGACTTTCTAGCAGCTTCTAACCATTCCATCTCCTACCTCCCATTAACAGAATGGTAGGAGAGTATATTCTACTCCCCTACCAGTGACTCTATTTATTCATCAACTTATTGAGCAAAGCTTGCATTTTCTGAGGATCAAATTGCTGGCCCGAAGAACTCTTATCAGAAGATGGTGTCTCTACTGCAGGGCTAGCCTGAGCTGGTTGATCAGGCGGAGGTGATTGAGGGGGAGCGCTAGGCGCTGGCTGCGGATTAGGAGTAGATGACTGAGTAGAAGGTGTAACCGGCTGTTGACTACCCGGGGTTCCTTCCCACGGAGGAGTAGAACCAGGCGTAGGGAGACTTTGACCAACAGAAGCCGGAGTCAGTCTCACATTCTCGTTTTGAAGTAACTCAGCTATCTCCTCAAACGGTATCTCCTCAAAGATCGTGCTCAGGTCCTTAAGGCCAGACAAGAAGGTCGGGTCAACCGGAGTTGGTTCAGGATCCGGATACACTTGGTATTTAGTATCCTTAGCCCCAGTGCCTTCACGAACTATGGTGATATTTCTTCCCTGATTCACATCAGTTAGGTCACCCCACTTAGGATCTAGAAAGTACTGATTCAGCGAACGCCATACTGTAACAGGCATACTCCACACTTGAACACCTGCTGAAGGGTTCTCTAAGTCAATCATGTTCACGAGGAACTTGTTCATTGTTTGAACCTTATCCTTCAGTACCATCGCAAAGGCCGAGTCTTGCAACATTGAACATACAATACAACCATCTCCTGTACAAAGGACATATCTACTACTCACCCAATGTAATCGAACGGCGTAGTAGTACACTGGAATGTCCTCACGGTAGGGCGGTAAAATCCTAATATAATTCTTCCCTGTTTTAGGTTTCCAAAAATTCCCAGAGCTAAACTTAGCAAGATCATTCTTAATTTTAGCGAGATCAACTGGCATAACAAACCTCCTTTTGTAAAAAAATTAACATCGACCATCTATTGTACTTCTTCTAGGAAAAAGCCTAAACTACTCTTCAAACAAATGATCACCTCCTTTCCAACAATCCCCAACTTCAATTTCAACCGGGATCACTAAATCTGTATTAGCCACAGGGCGCGTGTACAACTCCTGAATTAAACCAACAACTTCATCCAAAACACTCTCATGAACTTCCACCATTATAGCATCATGAAGTTGGATTATCACTCTCGCATCTAGCCCGCGTTCGTTAAAAATCATTTGGAGCATCCAAAGCGTCTGATTAGTATGATCTGCGACAGTACTATTATGAACCAAATAACCTTGGCACACGTAGTAGGGTCGCGGGCCTTGTACGGTTAAATCGTACATCTCTACAACCCGGCCTGTACTCCTAACTTGAGTAACTTCGAAAAAGGTGGACTTGAAGAAAAGATCGAGTTCGTTTCGTTCCTCGGGACTAAACAGAGACCTAAACCTTGTATACAACTCTCGAGCATGGTCATATGATAAACTCTTCTCCTGTATCAGTCTACGAAGTTGAACTTGTTCTGTCTCAGAAAGGCCTCGAGAAGGTAGATGTCGGAAAACCTTAGAAAGGTACAAGTAAGCCGTTTCAGGAAGCGGAGACCCTCCTTTCAAACCTCTCTTTCTGATCTTAGGAAGCGCGTCTCTCTTTACTAGAACAGGTTTATAAAAAGAAACATTCCCTTTCACAGTATTAACTTTAGGCAAAAATGAATCTTCTAGCTCCTTCAATTTATTATTCAGGGTATTCACCTCAGGAACTACTAACAGCTCCCCTTTTTGCAAATCTCGGACAAACCGTTCTTGAATCCCGTCCTTTGTTAGTACTAACACGCGATGATCGCCGCTTGCGTATAGTGGTGGTCCAAAAGAAGTAGTAATCTCTACTTCTTCCTTCCAACGAGGTCCTTGTAGAACGGCAGGAGTGAACTCCTTGCTGTCAAAAACTCTAACTCCGTCACACTCTTCAACCGGTATGTAACCATACTCTGTTAGAACAAGAGAACCCTTACACACGCATTGCGGAAGAAAATTCAGGGCTTGTCTTTCCCACACAGGCATAAACGCACAATCTCGAGGAAAGATGCGCGTCCTTCCAAAAACATTTCGAAGTTCTCGCTGCTCCCGAGCGGTTTGTACGGCGTAGTCCAAAAACGTTGGAATCTCAGGATAGGCTTCAAACAACGAGTCAACGATTCTTTGTGCCTCTTCTAGTGAAAGCTTGAACTGATCAGCCATGCTACGCGCCCCGCGGCCGTAGCTGATACCATAAACGGCAAACTTTGCCAGTTTCCGTTCAATATCTCCTTTCTTAACCTTTTTCTTAAATATCCGCTCTGCCGTTTGAATATGAAAATCTTCACCCGAGTTTAACTGGTCGAGCATGGTCTTACACCTTGCATACCACGCGAGAGCATACAATTCAGCACTGTTCAAATCTGCCTCTATGAACTTGTACCCCTTAGGTACAGTGAAAATAGATCTAACTGCGGATTTAGGAATTGTCTGAATAGGAGGGTCTGCAGCACTTAATCTACCGGTCACAGTACCGGTAACTTTAAAATCTGGGTGTACTCTCCCATCATTTTCAACAAACTTCCAAATCCCTCCTTTACCTCCAGAAAGGTAAGTAGAGAGTAACTTTTGACGGGCTCTGAGTTTGAGCAACGAAGTAATTACAGCGGACTTCTTGGGATCAGAGCCTACTTTAGACTTCAGCTTCTGTAAGGTTCCCTCATCAGCCGATGCGTTTCCTGTCGGGGACCTCTTCACTATAGGAAACTTCAAATCAGTATACAACGCCTTAGTCAACTGTTTAAAAGATTTGTAATTGAACTCATAACCCACTGCTTGAAAAAGCTGTTGTTCGTTCTGTTGAATCTCGGACACCACACGCTTCGTTAATTCGTCTACTCGTTTCTTATCAACAAGGATCCCTGTTAATTCAACATCGACCAAAGCGAGTTGTACCGGGAACTCAACTTTCCAGTACAGCTCCTCGTACCCTTTCTCTCGTATTTCCTCAATTTGCTTTAGGGCAATCATCCTTGTCACAATGGCGTCATGAGTTGCGTACTTGAACAATATTTCTTGCGGAATTTCTGCATATGACTTAATCTTATGCTCCTTCTTGAACTTCTCTAACTCTCGGTCGTACTTTGGGTAATCCAAATACAGTGTAATAAGCGTATTCAAGTCAGCAGGGAGGTTCTCGTTCAACACGTGCTGAGCAATCATGGTATCGAAGTACATGTTAGTTACACAGAACCCGTTCCTCTTCAGGAACCGGAGGTCAAACTTGCAATTCTGGGCCACTTTACGGCATCGAGACGCAAGAATACGCTTGATGTAAGGAACAACAATCGGGTCATCCATTGGAATAGTATACCCAACCCAATCTTCAAAAGAGAGGGAGAGACAAATGATCGACGATCTAAACGGGTTCGTATCGGTCGTCTCCAAATCGAATGACATCAGTGTGTCTTCTGGGAGTGACTCTACCAACCTTGTCAACTCCTCAAGTGCTCCAAGGGTATTGATCTGGAAAATCAACGGAGAAGGTTCTGAGTAAGCCCCTTCAACAATTCTGGCCAACTTTCTCATATCAGCCTCGAACAGCCATCGAAGCTCGGGCTGTCTCATTACACCCGCCGGATGAATTGTGGGTAACACAGGTCCTACTTCAGTACGGAGTAGGAACCCCCTAGCGGACAGAATAGAAGTAAGCTCACCTCTAGTTACATACTCAAGAGCTTGTCCACCAAATGTAACGATCAATCTTGGGGAAATGCGTCGAAGTTCCGTATGAAGTCTGTCATAACAGAAAGTCCTCTTCACTTTAGGAACAGGAGTTAAGACCTCACAAACACAAGCATTAGTAATGTATAAATGTTCTCCACGGGTTTCTAAAAACTTATCAAAGGTTGGAGGTCTAGTACCAAGGATAGGAATGAGAAACTTGGCTATCTCTTCTCCTGACTTTCCAACAAACGGCCTTCCTTCAAAGAACTCATTAATACCCGGGCTCTGCCCAACTATACAAATAGGTGCGTGAACACTCCCTTCCGGAGGAACAAACCTAAGGGAATTCCGATATAGAGGACAGGCACGGCAATACTCAAGAATGTGTGTATGCAACTCCATCTCAATAACCTCCTCAGTTACGGTTAATTATTTGCCAGTAGAACCAGCGCCACCGCCCCGATTGTGTAAAGAAGCGGGCAACGCATCGACTGTCACTAACTCCAAACGCTCTAGTGGTAGGATCAGCATTTGGAGGACTCGCTCACCAGTGTGTACTACTAAAGCACTGTCAGAAAGGTTAGTCACAAAAGGCTCAACAAAGTCGAGGTAACCAGGATCGTAAACAGATAAACACAGTAAACCCTGTCGTCGCCAGGAAGACCTTGGTACAATTAAGGCAAAGTAGTTTCTTGGTAAAGCCATGCGAAAGCCGCAGTGCAACTTAACTGTTGCTTGACTAGGGATTAAGTAATCTCCGGGGGAATCACCAAGCGAAGGGGATACCGTGTGAGTAACCAAATCGTAGCCGGCGGAGAACTGCTCACCTCTACGAGGGACGTAAATCTTATCAAGGGCCTCAATCAAAATATCCTCTGGAAACAACATTACCTAACCTCCTTTCAGTTACCTAAATAGTTAAACAGCGCAAAATTAAAATCCGATGACCAAGCAAACGCGACAGCGTTGTGTGCATGAATACTCTCGAAATGAGTAACTTTAATCAGGTAAGGGAGCGCACGCTTTTCGAGTTCAAGACCAATCAACCGAACCATATCCTCTACAAAAACAGGGTTCAAATAAGCACGCTCTGTTACGTATTTCTCATCAACCCGCTTCAAGCATTCCCTGATTGGCGCGCTAGCGCCATTTTCGACCACACCCACTAAATCTTCAAACAGGACCTCGTTGTTGGGGGGAGTGGTAACTGTGACAGAGGCAACTGATCGCTGATTATGCGCTCCAAACTGAGAAATTTCCTTACTACAAGGACATAATGACGTGTAAGGAACGTCAACACTTATCAGTATATAATCAGGGTACCCTTTCATCCTAATACCTGTAACTTTAACTTCAACGGGTAGAAACTGATCGATCTCACTCACAGGAGCAGTAGTAGAAACTAAATAAGTAAAAGATACCTCTACTCGTGCATTCTCGTTCTCTAATCGACCTGTAACTGCACCTAACGTGTCGGAAACGTTTTGGGTTAACAACTTCTTCTCAGAAAAGACGTCCTGAATTACCTCGTAAAAACGCGACATATGAACGCCTTTCACTTCCGGGTTTAAAGAACAATACACATTAAAACTTCCAAGTGTTTGCATAAATATTTCAGTAAGAGGGTAGTAAACGTAAACAGGGTACCGGATACCCTCGACTCCTACCCAAGGTAAGTAAACTTTAGGAAATCCTTCACTTCGTGATTGTACATCAGGAACGCTCATGCTACCTCCTTATACACAAATTCTCTTAAACTCATAAAAGAACCCGAGGTCACCTCCAAACACGGGGAGTCCCACAGTTGAGAAGTATCTGAAGGAGATCCGTCTAAACAGAAAACGGCGTAAGTCTTCACTAAGTAGGTCTGATAGAGTTCTACAGCTGCTCTCACTGATTCTTCCCACGAATCATCATCCCAAAATACAAGGAACTTCCTAACCCCCTTTGCTAAGAGTTGGTTAGTTACAGACGAAGAAATAAAGTGTCCAAAAACACAAACGGCCAAACCTTCCAAACGATAATAATCAAAAATACCTTCAACAAAAATCGCAAAGTCTCCAACTAGCTTATCAGCACCTAGCAAAACCCCGTTCTTACGGAATCCCTTCTTAGTCAAATACTTCGGTGCGTCAGGTGCACTAGAAAACAGGCGAATCTGAAAATTATCCTGATCTATAGGAATCACTAAACCATAACCCTGAGTAAAGAAAACTAAGTTCACCTTCTGAAAACGATCGAGTGCGTGTTTCCTCTCAAGAAGACGATAAACTTCGGGGAATTGATCTCGAACCTCTGTCAAACTATACTCAACAAACCTACGAGGATCCCAAGTTGAAGAAGAGTCAGTGTGTCCCGAACTCAGAAATCCTCGGTAAGGAACTAAAGACTTTCGGTCCAACTCAGATGAACGACCTTTACTACCACATCGAAAACAAAGATAGCGTTTAGCTGCCCAATTTACATACAACTTCCCTTTTACATCAGGAGACTTTCCTCTATAATGGCAAAAAGGGCAATAGTATCGTTCCCATTCAGTAGTCATTTCTACTCTCCGGAAAGGACCGGGGTATCTTAGCCTTATCAATTTTAGTAATAGGGGGACAGTAAAAAGTAGCCGTAGGATAATGAAGCTCGACCTGGCATCCGTAATAGGATGAGCACCTTCTTGAATAGTCAAGAGAGATATCAAAAATCCGACTGGCAAGAACTGCCGACTCGGTAAACTGAGTTAGGTCAGACATAGTAATAACGTGATCACAATCATAAATAATCGCATAACTATGTCCAATCTGTGAACCCTTAATTCTCTCTTTAAGTCCGCTCTTTAACCGATTTGCTTCCTGCATCTTCATAGCTTCTCTAGTAGTTCGCGCAATTGTCCACAAAGCAACATTTTTCTCTTTAGCAAAATCGTGTAACCATTCAAATACATCCGTCCCTACTGCATACAACCTTGAACGATCTGAGATGTTCTCAGATTTAATCAAATTCGCATAATCAATCAGAACTAAATCAAAAGAGTCACCAATTACATCACACAACTGATCATACTTCGCCTCAATCGCTGAGAACGAGGCTCTCTTAGAAGGAATATCTACTAACTTAAGAGCTGCTGGAGGTCGTAAAAAATACTTTAGATAGCGTTCTATTAAAGTAGCATTCTTCGCGTAATTCTCCTCGGAAATCCGGAGCGGGGACTGCCCAAACTGATTCACTAAGGTAAGGTCGTACCGCATAGCGACCTCAATAGCGGGCATTTCTAAAGTAAAATGAATAACCTTAACCTTCCCTACCACAAGTGCATGCGCTCCGATCCAGTTCAATAAATAAGACTTTCCCACTTTAGGTGGCGCAATGATAAGAGCAACCTCTCCAGGCAAGACAAACCGAAAAGTCCCAAGTTCAAAAGGAGTAGGAACTCCCAAACGTTGACGAAGTGATTGCCAGTGCTCGATCCTCTTTGAAATGTCGTCACTCAAATCAAGCACGCCAGTAGACTTCTCTAAGATTGCCAGATTCTTAAATAGAGAGGGAAGTTGATCAACTTTACCCTTTGTGAGTAACTGGGAAGCTTTTTGCAGATACCTTTGAGCACGTCTGAATTTAACCCACTTAAGAATTTCTTCAGCAATGTACTTCCTATCTCCTTCTTGCCAAGTACACTCAGACCACTCAGTAAAAAACTCAGAAGCCAGCTGCAACTCTTCTGGGGTTAACTTCTGCTGAGATATCTCCTTAAAGGCGTTCAAGACCACTTCAGGGTGTGGTAGGGTCTTATACTGAAGAATCAAATCTCGGATCGCTCGGAAAAGGAATTGGTAAACCGGCTGAACAAAATCTTGTTCCTCAACCATCAGGAGCAGCTCAACATCTCGTACCGTAACGAAATAAACAAGGACCCAAACTTCCTTCATACTACCTCCATAACACGTCGGAAGAACCCAACAACGGAACTTTTACGAGAAGCGTACTGCAAAATCAACCTCCAGTCACTGAAGGAAGTCTCTCGAATTATCTCCTCGAAATAACGAGGGGCCAACTGTCGTATACCATACTCTTTCAAATAATTATTCAACCGCATTAACTGCTTAACAGACTTAAGGTTGTCAAATAACTCTATACCAAAGCGGGGATAAACTCTTCTCAATACAAAAACTAGGTCTGCAGCTAGGTCCTGGAGCTCAAGCTGGGTCAAGTACGTGAACATCTCCAAACCTTTTATACAAAGCAATTCTGAAATTACCTTGTGATCGGAGAACAGGAGGGAACTGGTCCCATATATCAAAAAAAGCTAGTCGTTTACCCTCTTCAAATCGAAGACCACGTCCAATTCGTTGAATTATAGCAATCTGAGATCTCACACATGCCGCATTTATTATCGAATAAATCGAGTGATTATCAACGCCTTCCTCAATAACACGAGTGGCAACCAAAACACCTCTTTCTAACTTCCTAGCTGCCTCCCTTTCTTCCAACCTGGACTTATAACTCACAGTCAAACTCCCAGGTATCAAACTCTTTAACTGCTCTAAATGGTTCATTCGATGAACTAAGACCAAAACTACTTTCTGTGTACGTTGGAGCTCTAAATCACACAGTAATTTAATCAAAGCGTTACGATCCTGATCTAAAGCTACGAACTGCTGATAGATCCAATTACTGTCTTGTAAGCGCCAACCAGGTACGGGATAACGCTTGTTTGAATACTTTAGAACGTAAAAATCAACAGGGCACAACAACTTCTCCTTCAAACCCACAGAAAGATCTGCCACATCAACCCGGTCCCCAAAGAGAACTCTCAATTTCTCATCAAGTCGATCGCTCCGACCAGAAGGAGTCGCTGTAAATCCATACCAACGAGGCGCTTCTGTATGCATCAGAGTCTGAATATAACTAGGTGCTAGCGCATGGACACACTCATCTACTAGTACCACATCAGCCTTAAAAGGAAGAGAACGTAAGCTCTGAAATGTAGCAACTACTATCTGACTATCGAACTCTTTTCGTCCTCCAAAAACGCGCCCGAACTCTAGTTGAGGCATCCAGTCCCGTAGTCGTTCATAATTCTGTTTAGCGAGGCCCTTGTTATGGACAAGGATCAAGACTTTAGAATTGCGGAAAGCATAAACAAGGGCTCCGATCAAGTAAGTCTTACCAATCGATGTAGGGCCCACTACAAGAGCTGATCGCTTGGAAAGAATGTTATCTAGCGCAGTTCGCTGAAATGGTTTAAGCTCGTAAGGAAGGTCATCTAAAGAGAGAGGAGTACATTCAGTAGTATCATCTTCAACTTCCAACTTGATGGAAGAAGGGAACAAACTCAGAAAGGGAGACGGGAAATAACGATTCTCAAAGAAATACTCCTTCTTATCGGAGGACCACGAAACGTGCCGTCCCTTATGAGGTTCATACTTAATCCTCATTGAAGAAACAGGAAATGAAAGTGCGCTCTTAACTAAGTCCTTCTCAACTTCAGAAGCTTCTATTACCTCAGCAAGCGGGCCCTTAACTCTAACTTTCATTAAAAACCTCCTTTAGTGCATCTCCTCGTATCTCTAACGACTTTCCTTTCCTAACCACCTTGAAAAGGGCCATGTAAGAATAGTGACTCTGACTAGTACTAGCTGAAAACATCAATGGGAACATAACACACTGTAATAGTTTAAAATAACGAAAATCGTTGAACAAAACAACTACGTACTTCACAAAGTTCTCATTCCGCTTAATCCAAGCCAGCACACGAAGAAATGAATGTCGTGAAACTAACCAAACAACAGCGCACGAGATCTTCAATAAAGGGAACTCGATCTGGTTCCTACTTAAGTCATCCGAAACTACAGAAGACATAGCTTGTCGGATCTCTTCGCTCTCGGGGTCCGCAAGGTCGATCCAATAAAAAGCATCTGGCGCATACTTAAACGCCATCAAAGCCTTAATGTTGTAACACAACCAGCCAGACGATTCAATAGTAATGACACAGAAAGGGGTATTCTTACCCGTTCGAGAGATCAGAGAGCGCAACGTGAGCGAAATACGTTTAACCTGATCGTCCGAAAACCATTCAAAGTAAGGAACGACTTGGGGTAACTTAGAATAATAGTTAATCATATTTTCCTCTTTAAGAGCAAAGACGCGCCAATAACGCAGGACATCTTGATACAAGTACATCTTATAAACAACGCGTAACTGTCGCCTTATTATACGTTGCATTTTAAAAGGAAGATGTTTCGGAACTAGATAAGGGTAAAAGTACGAGACTTTCTCAGGTAACAAAACCTTATAAAAGAAGGGCATAGCATAAAAGTACTCCTTTAAAAGAGTTTCAGGACGCCCAGCGTAACCAAATTCCGTCAGTGCGATTGACTCGCACTCAACGTGGAAAGGACAACTAAGACAGCGCGAGTCGACAAAACTGAAAAACCCCCTACACATAGAGGGGTTCTCAATCTGATAAGCTCTCCTAGCTCCGTAATTTAGCAAATAAAATTCACCTCGCTGTAACATCACGCATGATGTGTTGTTAGAATTACCTGAGGGAACAGTTTAACCACTTCAGAAGACAACAAAGACATCAACAGACTAAAGAAGGTCTCATCCAAAGAATCCCCAATGGAGTCGAGGAGTAAAGGGAACTGTTCTACGCCATGAAGCGCGGAAGTGATATAGGAAACAGCAACACGGAATACAGTAGCAACAAAATCACGTTGACCCACCGATAACTTGCCAAAAGGGCGTCCATCTACCACTAAATCGAAAGATGGTGTAAGAGTAACTTCTCTAAATGGTGAGCCAGTCAGTAACTTCGACGCTAGTGTAGAAACCGAGTTTAATAAAGGAACAGACACACTGTCCAAAAAGTCTCGAAGAGCAGCGCGAGCTTGCAACACTGTTTGACTTCTTAACAACTGTTCACGGAGTTCGAGTAGACTAGCAAGAGAAGTCTCGCAAGCCTTCTTCCGCTCGATTAAAGCTAACATAGTCTTGTGATCTTCTACAGTAAGGCTTCGATCAATTCGGCGACGCTGTTCCTCTGTTAACGTTACTGCCATAGGTAACTGTGCGAGTTGACTACGAACGTTGGCTAATTCCTCCTGGACCTGAGTAAGTCTACCCTGAACCACGCTACGATCAAATTGAGTAGAGCCACACACGGGGCAACTAGTACTCTGCACGTTACTAACTTTAGTAAGTAACTCGACCAAATAAGACAAAGTAGTCATTCTCTGAGTGAGCTTCTGCCGTTCACTTACAACATCCGGCTTCTCCCGAGCTTCTTGCTCTAAGAGGTACAATTGTTCGCGATGAAAATTCTCGCGGGAAACGTCAACAGCCGCTAGTTCATCTAACTCCTTCTGAAGAGAAGTAATCTGTTCCTCAGAAACAGTAGATACGCTACGAACTCCGGGAGAAGTTAACGAATTAATCGCCTCCGTTACTACATCGAGGCGAAGTAGCTCGGAAATCATCTTCCTTCGCAATGGAGGTTTAGCTTGAGCAAGTAGTGCTGCCTCACGCTGATTGCAACAAATCGTCGCCTTAAAAAGCGCCGCGGGAACAAGCTTATCCCTCCAAAAACCAGAAAGCTCGTTTAACTTCTTGATCTGAACATCGCCGTACTTAAAATTGACACGGGAAGGTTTCAAGTGACGTGTCAAGGAGAAAGGAACACCTCGAAATTCTCCTTCTAACTTAACAAGAGAAGCTCCAACTGAGCCCTCTCTAATATAAGACTCTGTACTTTCGTCAAGGACTCTGGACCCGTAGATAGCAAAACTAATCCCTTCAATCAATGAAGACTTACCACCGCCATTAGGAAGCACCACAACGTTTAAGCCAGAAGTGAACGTAAATTCAGAGTCCTCATAACAGTTAAAATTCACTAATCGTACATTTGATATCTTCAAGACGACTTCCCTCCTAATGATTTTTCCTCTAAAGTCTCTATTGCTAACTTAATAGCAGCTGGTGAATACTTAGTTTTATTTGCCTGACAAAACTCACGGAACGAATCCAAAATAGAGCCTACTATGGGTAGATCACGTTCCAAGTCATCCTTCACATCAACTTCATCAGTGATTCGCACTGTAACATGCAGTGCGACCTTTCTAACCTGATTGACCCAATCCAGAGAAGCAGAGGAAGGAATCACGCATCTAACAACTGCATTTCTTACCATCTCGAGATCTTCTGGGGGCTTCGTTAGTTCAACGAAAGGACGAGTTTCAATCTCAACAAACGTGCGTGACCTTGCAGTTCCGTCACTATAAAAAGTAAACCCGCAGGGAACTCCTAATTGATTAAAAGATACCCTTTCCAAAGCTCCTGCATAAAACGTGTTCTGGGACACTTCAAATGGCATGTGAAGATCACCTAACATAGCGATTTTGTATTTATCAGGGACCTCGATAGCAGAGTCTTTGAACTTAGGAACACGCCGGTCTCGAAGATGCCCAACAAGATAATCCGCCTCGAGGAAGTTGGGTGGAGACTCCGTATATGGAACACAGTAAAAGTAAGATCCCCGAACCTCATAAAGTGAAGGTTGTTCAAACAACACGACGTTTCGTAACAGTGATAACGTAACAAGGGGTGAACTGACTCGATGAATAGAGTTGTCGTGATTTCCTGCTACTACAATTATAGGGCACTCAAATAGAGCTAGAGCGGATTGTGCTACCGCTATAGCCTGCGCGGGTGGTCTTCTCACGTGAAACAAATCACCAGCAATTACTACAACATCAGGGTTTAACTCTCTGGCTTTCTCACAAGCAGTAACAAACGCTCGATAAAAGTCGTACTCACGTATGTTCTTGTTTCCATCAAACTTACCGTAAGAACTAAACCCCAAGTGTGCATCAGCCATATGAACGATACGCATCTGAAACCTCCTTCGAGAGCAAAGTATGCTCTCTTCTCCATCTTAAACGTAATGGTGCTAAATGATAGACAAAACCACAAGCGGGACACTTAACACGCCAGCGATCTGCCCGATGCCAAAATTCGTTGCCGCAACCGCAGCGAATCAACAACAAGTTCGCGGAAGGTGTCCACGTAGCATCAACTATCTTCACGAGGCCCTCCTACGCCTCAATCCCTTCAAGTGAAAGGTACTTCTCAACCCAAACTAAACACTGACGAAGTGCTTTACTCTCTAGCTCGATAGTGTAATCTAACCACTCTACAATACCGTTAGAAGTCACTTGTTGAGGTTCAGGTGGTGAGAAGTGACGAAAAGGGAAAGAAGTGTCAAAACTTCTTACAAAAGGGAGCCGTAAATAAAACGGTATCTCTACATCAGGAGTAACTAGCTCCAATATGTGTACCGGCTTACTGTTGGTAAACTCCTCACAAAGGAACGCAAGAACAGCAAAACGCCCGAATAACTCTCGCAAACTCGCTGAATAAGTGGGTAGTACACCCGTTACTACCGATGTCTTACTAAGACCGAGTACACTAATATAAGGATTCTCTGCCATAGAAACTAAACACTGGAAAAAATCAGTAGCATTCTTTCCCTGAGGTACACCCATAAGGGATAAATTCCCAAACAGAGAGTTACTTCTAACCTCTTTCACAAACTGAGAAACGACGTTTAAAGTCCCTTCCCTATCATTAGGAACGTAGGGTAGAACTACCTCGGAAACTTTTAACTCCCTTAGGGTAGGTAAAACATCATCGAAGTCACTCACACCAGCTAGTGTAAGCCAGTGTCCTTTCTTAGCTACTTTCTTATAAAAACGTTTACACTTCTTACTTTGCGTAATTACGTCGAAGAGTACTAAATGGTGGGAAATCCCAAACTGCGTAAGTAGCTCTAGGTGAGGTATAGGTGTGTCCAACATTAACCACATCACTGACCTCCTTCTGACTAAGCAATTATCCCTAACTCCTTCTTAATCTCCTTCATCATCTCAGAAAACGAAGTAACAGTTAAATACTCTTCAGGAGAAGAAGAGCCTAAGGAAGTACTGGGGCAATAAGGTCTTTCTGGGCACAATAAGCAAACAAACCCGCTTACCACTTTATCAAGAACCCAGCACTCAGCAACAGGTAGAACCACTGACTTCTTAAGAAAGTGAGAAAAAACGCCTAAATAAAAAGCTTTGTCGATCAACTCTAACTCAGAAGGATCTCTTTTACGACGATATTCCATCACATCAAACGGGCGTAGAGGCCATGAACAAACGTTGCCTAACGTGGACGTAGTGATATTTATAACCCTCTCAGTTAAGCCACGTTTGGTTGCAACCCACGCCAGGTGACGGAGAGCAACAGCTTCGATCTGTCGAACTCGTTCGCGTGAGAGATTGAGAATTTCGGCCAGTTCCTCTAGCTTGTGTGGACCTTGATTAGCGACGCGGATTGTACAATTACCGTACTCAGGAGTAGTACGCTCCCAGTAATAGCAATTAGTCTTAGTACAAGGCTGGGCTGAGGAGAAGCACGGCGGGTCCTTACTGAGATCAGGGAAATCAAGCTCTGTCACCGTCTTCTCCTCCTCACTACAATACTTCCTTCTTCAAAGACCACTTCAAAAGAGTACCCCCTACTCCGTTTCTTCGAAGTCAACGTCTTTAAAAACTGCTCGATCAACCTTGAGGAGGGTTTTCAGTGTCTTGTGGTTGATTCTGACGTACTTGTTGCAATACTTTGGTCGCATACACATGGGAAACGCCGCAGGCCTTTCGTATCTCTCCTGCTTTCGCGTTAGGATGTGCCTTCAAATACTCCAAAATCTCTTTCTTCTTATTACCTCTCATAGCATTACCTCCTTTAACCTTACCTTTTTCATCCGACAAAGAGTTACTGTTATGTTCAACTTTATCTTTAGAAATGTCAACTTTTTTCTCCGCAGAAGTAGGTTGAGAGCTTTTATCAGCTTTTTTCCTGGTCTTCTGCCCTTCCTTCTTCTCTTTTTTCCTCTTATCAGGGATTAACGTGTCAAGTTCGAGTTTACGAGAAAGTGTTGCTTTCTTGAAAAAAGCGCTATCGTACACTACATCATCAACATCCAAATCGGCGATCCCAACCTCTTTAGCAACCTCACAAGTTGCCCTACGTGAGCACGCGAAACACATCAAAGCAGTGTGGTTTCGTTTCAAAACGGGACACCGAACTAACCGAGAAACGTGGTCCCTAAACTCTTCCTTAACATCCTCCTTACTCAACAGACGAATCATAAACAACCTCCTTACATAGTCAACAAGTTGAATAACCGCATCTAGAACAACTCTTACAACCTTGTCCGTTACGTGTCAGAGTGTAATTCTGACACTTAGGACATAAGTCAAATAGTTCTTCTACCTTCCCACTTGATTGTAAAGTATCACTAAGAGCCTTAGCGACGGCGTCACAGATTGAGGTAACACGGCCAACACGACTGTTCACATAGAAGTCTCCTGTTTCAATACCTGATAAAGACTTCATAATCACTTCAGGGCGGGTTCCTGACCTAAGAGCAAGAGAAACAAGTCTCCCTAAACCCATAGCTAGTCCATTAACAACATTCCCACTCTTACCGGTAGACACAAATACCTCAATGGGCTTCCCAGATGTTGATCTATTAACCGTGATGTAGATATTATTCAGGCCTTTAAACTTGTAAGTTTGTCCGATCAGCACGTCCCTTTCAGGTTCGTCTGCTTCAACAATCGATTCCAAAGCACAACCTCTACGGTACACAGTTAACCCCTTAAGACGATATTTTCGCGCTGTGTAGATAATCTCTTCTATCTCTTCAACAGTAGTTTCCTTCGGGACGTTGATGGTCTTACTCGCTGATGTATGACTTATTTGTTGAACGGTAGAAACAACCTTTATCTGCTCTTCAGGGGGTATAAAAGGTAGCGTAGTAGGATTGGAGGGAGTCACTGAAGACTTAAGAATAACGGTCTGAAATTCATTTTCACTATTAAGAAATTGCCTTTTAACCTGAAAAGATTCAAGAGGCTCTAATCCCGTAGACACACAGCGTAGGAACTGAGATACTGAACCAGTAGGCGCTTGAGATAGAGTAGTCGTGTTCCAAAATTTCCTGCTCCTCTTAGTGTAACCAACAAGTGAAAGATGTTCATCTTTGTACGTCGGGTCCCACTCCTTCTCAACTTTAGTCGAGAGGGCCCACTCATTCGACGCAATAAGTGAACCGCGGGCAAGAGCGGTGTACATCTCGGAAATTCTGTCGACATCAGTGTACTTGTATCCTTTCTTAAAGAGGTACTCTGCAACTCCTGTTAGACCAATACCAACAGGGTGAATCTGGTCAACTCGCTCTCGGAGCTTATGATAAAGCCACTTTGGCTCCTTAGGTAAGCCCATATTGTGCTTCAAGGTTAAATACAAAATTGCGTTCCCAATATGAGTCATGTAATAACCCAACGCCTCAAAATCCGAGACTGACTCTGCAGAAAGGGCGTTACCTGTTAAAAGATGGCAAACACTGAAGGGAGGTGAAGCATACTCGGCACAAGGATTCACGTAACGTACAAGAGGTTTGAGCTTAGGAGGATAAGGTGAATGCTCGGCAAGTACGTCGGGGAAGAGTAACCCGGGGTCACCAGAAGTCCACATCCCTAACGCGATCTCCTTAATCAGATCACGCTGCTCCCAAAAATCGCCAAAGGCATTCACAGAAATATTGATTGACCATAAATCACGCCGATCTCTCTTAAGCCGAACATACTTAAAAATGTCTGGGTGGTTGTAATCAAGCTGACCTAGCATTGCCCCTCGTCTTTTACCGCCTGCGGCAATACTCTTTGAAGTAGCTTCAAACATAGGAACGAAACCAACAGGGCCTGAACTCACTCCCTGTGCTTGATCAACAGCACTTCCTTCTGGGCGCAGAGAAGAGAAGTCTAACCCAACACCACCAGCATACTGAAAGATGCTAGCGCAAGCTTCAATATAACGCAGGATGTCCTTAGTTGAATCGGGAATAGGTCCTAACGGGAAACAAGAATAAAATCCGCCTCTTCTTGTATAAGGGTTACCTAGATTCATTAAAACGGGGGTTGCAAACGTGAACTTCCTATTACGTGCCATTTGTAACGCTTCTGATAATAGGTCGTTCGAGACAGGGTACTTACGCGAGAGGATGAAATTAGTAATTCTATCAATTATATCTTCATAAGTCTTCTCCAAACGTTCGGAAGTCTTTGGATGACGAATAGAATATCTTTGATAAATTAGAGCACGCTCGAAGTCATCCCAGTCAGTAATTACGTCCGTCATTCACTACCTCCTTCGAATTAGTTGGATATCGTCTCGTAAACCGAGCTCAGTCAATACTCGGGAGAGGTAAGTCCTCTGAATACCTAACCTTCTGGCTATCTCTGTAATGGTTAACCCTTTTCGTAGATAAGCTTGAATGAACTCTCGTTGCATTCTCTTAACAAACTCACGCCAAGTAACACCTTCTTCAATCAAACTATCAAAGTACGAATCGATACTCGACTCTATAGGTACTATATCACGTAGTCTATCAATATCCCGCAAAATCTCCACAACTACGTTTACAACCTTATTGTCAATTACAGCGTTTTGAAATTGGAAGATATTAACGCCCCCCTTACGTAGTCCAGGAGACAGTTGTAAGTCCATATTCTGCTTAGCAACTATGTTCTCAGACGGAGGGCTACTAACAACACTGAGTAAAGAGTAAACTTTTTCACGTAGCTGAACTAATGCATTCTCAACTCTATCGCGCATACTATCTAACCTTTACGTAGTACCTATGTTGGGGGGTTCTTCCGTACTCAAGAAGTGCTTCTCGATGTTTCTTCGAGAGAAACCCCAAATTTGACGTTAAATCGTAAACTTGCCACCCAGGGTTCTCGTTTAACAATGAGAGTAATGCTTCTTTACGCAATTCCTTTGCCAATATCATAGCCAGTCGAAGAACGTAAACATACATACTACCGCGAAGTATGGGGAAGCAATCAGCGGGTAATTCAGGAATTAGAGGATCCGAAACAACGATCAAGGAAGGATACTCTTGTACCAACTGCTCGACTACTCTTAACTTTGATCTACGAATAGCTTCATCTACATTACCAATACGATTGATCTCATCTCCAGCTACAGTATCAACTATAGGGGTCACCATTTGTCGTAAGGTGGAAGGCGCTTTAGAAGCTGTGGGAGTATGGTGCACATCAATTACTACGCCACAAGTAACAAGAGGCCCAAAAGCTGCTTCCTTCCCATCTGTGTAAAGACCAACAATGTTACTATACCCAACTGAGAAGAACAGCCGCTCTAGGGAAAAATTCTCTAAGCCTTGAACGAGTTCTTCGTTAACACGAGCTATGCGTTTAAAATTCATTTAAGCACTCCTGCGCAAGGCTAACGAAGTCATTATCATAGTAACTGCAAAGAAGGGCAAGAGCAAAACTAAATTTTTCCTAAAGGTTTCAAAGGGTTCCGGTACCACAAAGTCGACGATGGACTCTTCGTAAAATGGACGACGGTGGAAGGAAAACAAACTCAAACAAGTGAGACAAGTCAAAGCACGTTTTACCAATTCTCAACTTACCAAAATAGTGACAGAAAGGGCAAATACTATATGTTAATCGATACCACCCGATTAATCGGTAAGTAGGAAACTTCTCAACTATATAACCACACCTAGGACAAAAAACTACATCTCTAGTTGCTGGCATAGCACGAGAAAAAAGCCGCCCTTCGCAACCTCTAATTAAGGCGCTACTTTACCCGTGGGCGGCGGCCGGGGAAAGGAGGAGGATCAACCTCTACGACGCGCTTCTTCCCGCTTAATCAAGCGCTCAAGGTAGAACTCTGCCTTTTTTAGGTCCTCTAAAGGAGCACCTTTCCATTTATACCTAGCAAGATATTTTACTACATTCCCCTCAAGGAAATCAAATCCTTGATCTTCAATAAAATCAATTACCTCAATCTTACCACGAGTGTAGTGTTTAGGATGACGAACATTCTCCAATAATGCCATGTGTACCTCCTATTCCCATTTCTTAGCTGAAGTTTCCTGTCGAATCCTAATGATCTCAATCAAATTCTTATTGAACAAGTACTCGTTAAGGTGCTTCCTTCTGATCTCCTCCTTAACGGCGGCTTTCAAAGCTTTCAGGTAACATTTACAACACAAATCAAAAGTTTCATATACATCTTCCACGGATCCAGCAGCATCGGCACGGCGGTCATATGAAAAACTAACTCGTTGCACGTCCTTTTGCGTACCGCAAACATCACAAACTGTAATTTGCATGGGAGCCTCCTAGGTAAAATTAAACCTTCTTGGTTAACTTTTGTAGTGCTTTAAAAATCGCTCTCTCTAAACACAATACCTCAAAACGACTTCCCTTAACAACTAACGTTAACACAGAATCGAACATACCGGGTACCTCACAAGGTTTGTCCTTACGCTTTAGTTTAAGAACCTCAATCATCCTCAATCCTCCTTGTTCCGAAGAAAAGAGCAAGGATCTTTATCGTAGATAGTAGGATCCTCAACTCCTGCTTTCTGAAAAGCTTCAGCACGTTCAACACAAGTACCGCAGGTGCCACAATGTTTTGGTGGCTCCCCTTTATAACAGGACCACGTTAACTCAAACGGACAATTAAATCTATTCCCGACAGAAACAACTTCCCATTTCGCAAGATGGGCAAAAGGAGCTAATAACTTTACCTTCCTATCAGAAGCAAGAAAAATTGTTTGTGACATATACCTCAGGTAGTCAATTCTGCAATCAGGATAAATAAAATGGTCACCTTCATGAGCTGCGATAGCAACGAACTTCTTCCCTAAGGACTCCGCAAGGGCGAGTCCGTAGGAGATCATTACCGTATTCCTTCCAGGAACTACAGTCTGACGCATACTTTCTTCGGTATAGTACCCTTCTGGTACATCTACTTGATCGTCTAATAACGCAACTCCTTTAGAAACCAATCGCTTCAGAGACGAAAGATCAACTACATAAACCCTCTCTTTCTCAATTCCAAAATGCTCAACCAACCGGAGGAAGGCGTGATATTCAGCTTCATGATGAGTAGAACCATAATCAAAGTGAATCAAAGTAAGGTCCCAACCTAGGTTGAGTAACATCGAGATTAAACTCGAAGAATCAAGGCCGCCAGAAGATAACACAACAGCACTTCTTTGCGTTGGTTCAATATCATAAACTTCCGCAGGCCGTTCACAAATCGTCCATTCCATCTAACAACCTCCTTTCTAAGGAAACGAGCTCAAGTTTGAATCAATTGAAAAAATTCTTCTACTGCCTTCTGCATCGATTTAAAAGAAACTCTATCATTAAAAAAATCGATCCGATCATCCAGACCTACCTTTCCTAACGCTTTACGTGTTGGATAAGAAGTATCCAATGACTCAATAGGTACTCCCGAATCAAAAATTTCGGGTAGCTCACTAGGGTCAGGACACCCTAAAATGTGAACTGGTTTAGAAGTCAACTTAAATGAATAAACTGACAGAAATAATCTGTTAGGATACATCACTCGAGGTATACCAACCAAATGAAAACGGTTCTCAAACTCAGAATAAAGGATACGTAAACACCGTGTCCACTCGATGATGCTGTGTCCTTGAGGTACAATCATAACTTTAGTATCCGCAGGAAGTGAGTGTTTGAAAAACTGACGAGTGAGTTTAATGGTACCCTTACTATCACTATACACATCTGGTGCAACCACTACGTCTGGGCGTAACGTTTGGATGAGCTCTATGTACTTCTTAATGTCAATAGAAGCTCCTTGTTCATAAGCACCGTTGTCCAGATAGAGAGGGAGTTGAGAACGGTGTTCGTGTACGAAGTTACGGTAAGTCTCATTTTCAAACCAAGGAGCTATAGCGAAGATATAATCACTAAACTCAACTTGAAGCTCAAGGCTTTTCAAAGGAACTTCGAAGGAAAACTTACAAGTCATAAATGGACCTCCTTTTTTCTGTACTTACTAAAGCTGAGACCTCACAAAATAGACGCTCAGATGCGCTTATTTTACGCGAATTTTACGCAGGTACATACCTAAGCAATAGTTTGATATAGCCTAGATAGGTACCCACGATTTAAGTGCTGAAGGTACGCGCGATTCTGCACAAATTCGCGAAAATTTCGCGATGGAAGTACGCAGGTTTCCCAACTATAGAGACTTCTCCAACAACTAACACACACTAGCCTCTTTTTCAACAATTTGAACCAAGCCGGGCGCGCGCGGCTTGAGTTATAGTTCCTGTTAGGAGTGCCCATCCCCTTCTGGGTTGGCAGGTTCATTTTCTTCTCAAAAGAAGGACGCGGCGGCGCAGCAGACGCGCCGCGTCCTTTGTACAAGATTGTTAAATCTTGTTATATTATATACGCTCAAAATCACCAAAAAGTTCAACGAGTTAGCTGCGCAAAAATCGCCAGTTTTACGTAGAAGCCTGCCGGTTTTACGTAGAAGCCTGCCGGTTTTGTGTAAAGGCATGCCAGTTTTACGTAGATTAAGATTTTGGTCCCCGGTTCCCCACTACACCCCACATTTTTGCTAACTCACGTGCCACCACCCCTCATTAAATTTGAACCTTTCAACTTTCCTCCAGTGGTAACGGTACCTATTCAACAAGTCTTTTTCAACCCACCAGTGTTCAAGCAACCCCATAGCTATGAGGTCATCGAAAGCTTTCTAAACGATAAGAGATGTCAACTACGTAGGTGGGTACCGCCAGGCCGGGTTATATGTGAACCTCTCAGGTTTCTGCCAGGAGTACTTATGGTAACCAAATTCGTCATCATGATGCCAATTAGTAATAAGGCCCGTTCGCTTTAACAAATCAAATGCCCTAAAAATACTCTCACGTTTACGGGAGGCTCGTATAGGTAAATCTCGAAATACATACCGCATAAGACGATCTTCTCTAATAGCAGTGTATTTTTGTCCTTGGATCCAAACTCCTAACAAAATAGCCATCGGATTTGATAAATCAAGAATAGGAGCGATGTTGATGTGAAACCCTTTCTGACAAGCTTCCCAAAAATCTCCATCAACAGCGAATCCAACCGAAAGTCTTTTAGTATGCCGCCCTCTACCTCGTAAGAGATCAACCTCATTATATTTACCACCATCATAGTAATACAAAGCAGCATGCCAGAGAAGTCTTCGAATTTCTTTTACTCTACTCTTCCAAGACAAAACGTACATTATACTTGCGACGTTCTTGATACTCTCGAAGATCTCAGGCCCGCTATAGAACTCTCTCTTTCGATACCGCTTCACAAAAGTACTCCATTGACAAACTGTTACCTTTGTAGGAATGAAGTGACCCTCTTGAGTCGCCCACTCTCGATCAAGCACCTCTTCTTGTGTGAACACAAAAAGAATGCTCAGGAACGTTTGTAAGTCAAACGCACTGAACATGCGGGAGTTCATAATCTCTACTTTCTCAAGGTCACTCCAACCTGCGAATTCAGAGAGTCCTTCTTTGATCACTTTCCGAGAAGTTGTGACTGGAAATGCATCTAAAAAATCTTTAGGAACCTTTACAATCATGTCAGACGACATCATAACATCTCCTATAGCACATACATAATCCTTAGTTCAAACCCAGCGAGTTTATTCTACTTAACAACAATTCATGCTAAGATCAACAACTACCTTATTATGAACCAAGGCGCGGGGCGCGGCTTGAGTTATAGTTCCTGTTAGGAGTGCCCCTAGTACTGCTGTTTCTGAGGTAAGCTAACTTGAACAACTCCTAAACGAACTGAAACTTGAACTTTTTTCTTTAATTCGAAAAGGTGCGGTTGCGGTCGCAAACGCAACCGCACCTGTATAAGA